CAATAAAAAACCGCAGCGCTAGCGCTGCGCTCCCGTGGCATGCCACGGGAGCAACATTAATGTTGGTTTTTTATTGGTCTCATTTAGGCTTCCAAATCTAATGGGGGTATCGGGGTCTTGAGTATGGAAAACATGTAAACCCTTCTCTGTGGGCAAACAGTATGGAGGGTTTAGGGTTTAGTCGGGTATAGCTTCACTCAAAATATATGTGAGAAATTAATTTTGTGTGCGTCCTGGGGATTTTTGTGTCCGAGTATTGTCCGAATGTCCGAACTTTTGCCTATCATTTTGACTACAATACGTGACCTAGTGCGAAACATGTCGGGTATGCTAGGGTTTAGGGTTCGGCGGAGTCTGCTGGGCACAGTCGGGGTTTCATGGACTGCTCCAAATTACATTGGGGTATTCTATTGTCGATATGCTCTGAGCAAGAGGTTCGATATTTGTAAGTAGTGACCCTCCGGTATCTGATCCCTCACATCATCTATGAGACTCATAGCGTTCTTGATATTCGTCTCAACATGGACATTCGAGACCTTCTTCAACCATGCTTCCGCCGCATGATGGTGCTCGAACCAGTCCAGGCATATAGCATCCTCGACCTCTTGTAACACCATTTCCCGACCAACCTTCGTGACCAAATAATCAAGAATGTATGGTGCAAATTCAGTCGCAGCCTCATAACAAACCGTAGATTTCCAATCGTTTGTCCTGTTGTCGCCCTGACACAGTCCCCACAAGTGTTCAAAAATCTCGACATCATCGTTCGTGATGCTGAAGGAAATGGCAGTCTGCAACGTGAAAGCCCTGTCTGACTGATGACGTTTACCCACGTAACCAAGATCCATTTCAAGCCATCGCATGACACAGAGCTGCGACGACTCAGCCGCATTCACTATCATGTCATCCCAAGAACCCTCATAGTCGTGCCACTTTTCTTGACACAACTTCTCGAGGAACCTAATGTTCCCGTTGTACGCACAGGTTTTCACCAAGACTCGCTTACTGTCACCGTGATCTATGAGCGTCTTGATCATATCCCAAGATCGTTTCGTCCCGTTTTTCGCGAGCACTCGGAGCACCTCACCATCCGACTCCGCGATGATGCGCTGCACGACAGACGCGTCTTTCAGCATACCCTGAACCGCATCGTACTTCCTCTTGTCCACTAGGGCAATCAGCTCGTTGTATATGGGGAGCTCCATAATGCGTGCGCGTCGAAGTGGCGCGGCACGCCAGCTGGGCACAGCTCAACCTTGGAAAAACTTGAAATTTCAAAAAAATCCAGAGAAACACATTCCAAACCCTATGACACACGTCAAAACACGACACGATGAGTCGCATCCGACCGATACAGGATGTCAGACAGCTCCAGTCGAAAGCATACAGTCTCGACATGCCATTTCACATGTTCGTACTGGAATGGATTGTGAACGACAAAAAGTACCTGAAAGGAAAAGCATGCGAAGACTTGACTATCACGGAACGAAATGACATCATTCGAGCGATATCACTCAACATCTACTGGCAGCCAGTCATACTCTTATACGAAGGATACGACGACGAAGCGAAACAAGTATTCACGGTCATACGAGGGTCGAAAGTCATAGACACAATACTCGGGTTCATCAAAGACGACAATAAAGACACACCGGAACTCATCGTGTATAGCGAACTTGCATCAACAGAGGTAGATTGGATAGAGTCAAGGAAACTTCGAATCATCATCTATGAAAACCTCACAGAACGCGAAAAAATCGCCCTCAAAATGCTCTCAGCTGGTGTTCAATAGAGGCGATCACAGTAAAAGAAACCATCTTCGAAGGGCATGAAGAGAATCCCTTTGCGCATAGTCATGTATAGCTTCGCCTGCTCAACCGTAGGATACGACTGTAATAGCCACCGGTCCCAGTAATCAGCTGACAACTCACTCTCCCAGTCGTACTTCACACTCCTGTCCACGGACAACATCTCACGGTGAATCTCATGCGGATCCATCTCGTTACGAACGCTCTCGGGTATCACGGCGCCCCGAACATGCAATTCCATGCGCATGCGCACCGGATCCTTATGGTCAACATACGCCTCGGACAATGTGGAACCAAAATCAATTTGACGCTTACCGGGGAGTGTCACCCTGTATCGATGAATCCTCGAAGGACTTGGACGCAACACGACGTGCATGTAAAATTACGAAACATATTAGTCAAGCTTCTTTAACTGCAACTTTGCTCCCGTCAATCACGTAAGGAAAACTAACGGGACCAATACCCAAGAAATCCCCATGAACTCACTCAGTTTTTTGACGCCACACATGTCGACAAAGTGTGTCACCAAAAAATTTTTTCAAGTGTCATGGACTTTGGACCTCCTCCAACCATGAAATTTTCATGAAATTTTCACTCCCGTGTTTCACGTAAGGAAAACTGTCAGAAAATCAGTTTTGAAAAAATTTTTTTTTTCTGGCACACACTTTTTAAAAAGTGTGTGATGGATTTTCATGCCGAGTTCATGGATTTTTGTCGGGTGTGAGGGGTCACGAAAATTCAAAAACACATGAAATTCAACTTTCTTTAACAGTAAATTTGCTCCCGTCAATCACGTAAGGAAATCTAACGACACCATGTCCTCCGTTTTCACATGAAACTCACAAAAATTTTTGACGATACACTTGTCAACAAAGTGTGTGGAAAAATTTCACCAATGGTTTCATGATCATGAAGTTCTTCAAGGACGCACTGACCATAGGGCTGACGTCGGGTATCGCCCTCCAGATGCTCAGACACTACTGTGGCGACGACAGGTACGGTCGACCGCCGCCTTTTCCAGTGTGAAAATATATCCACCAGGTGTAATGAACCGGCTCGCCATCGATCTCGACGAAGTGCTCGTACCATTTCTTCGACCTCTCGCTCAGTACCATGGTCGACAGCTCCCCAAGTCGAAACACTCCTACGTGTTCCGCGAAGTCTTCGACTGTACCAAAGAGGAAGGACAGCACATGATCTACGACTACTACAAGTCTCCGGAGTTTCTCTTCGTGAAACCCATCCTCGGATCCCAAGCAGCCATGGCAAGGTTTCGACGTCAGGTGAACAAAATGTACGTCGTCACCGGTAGACAGGAAGTCGCCCGAGAACAAACCGAACTCTGGATCGAACGGTATTTTCCAGGTATATTCGATGACGTCATACTCACCAACTCGTACACCGAACACGAAATCACCAAGGTGGACATCTGTCGGGCACTCTCCATCGGATGCATCATCGACGACTCACTCGACACGTGTCGGGATTGTTGGGAAAACGGCATACTCGCCGTGAATTTCGTCGGGGATGGGAAACACGTGTATCCGTGGTGCGAAGAGACGGACAACTCCATGAACGGTTGGCTCAGGGAATACATTAGCCCGGTTATGTGGTAAAAAAACTTTGTAGTGTTATAATACACATGAATATCACCATCGAAGCGTTCCTTCGCGCACTCGCACTCTTCTTGGGCGTCTTCTTCACCACCGGGTGGAGCATGAAGTCCGTTCCAGCGTGGGATACCCCTCTCATGGTCATCAGCGTGGTCTTGGGACTCGTCGCATCTTTCCTTTCCGGTCGACAAATTAAAGCCAACATTCCAACCATGAATTAGAATGCTCGAATACACGAGCGATACCCAAGTGACATTACGAGTCGGACAGAACGCAAAGGAGAACGATCAACTCCGAGATGACGCCGACCCAGATCACTGGTGGTTTCACGTGACAAATCACCCCGGAGCACATGTGATCGCATGTGCTGCGGTGCTAGATAGGGAAACAAAAAGGGACGCAGCCGTACTCGCCGCGCATCACTCTAAGGCACCCAAGACACTCAAGATGACTCCCGTGGACATGTGTCAAGTCAGGGACGTGCACAAACGACAGGGCGCACCTCACGGTCAAGTAGAAGTCGTCAACACAACCACACTCAACGTGTTCATGAACAAAGCCATCGAGAAGGCGCGCCTAGGGAGACTCCTCTTGACCATTACATGAATTTGGCTTTCACCCAAGCCGCGTCGCGCTTGAAAATCCTCGACAATTTCGGGTCGCTGTAAATGAAGTAATTGCTGCGACGAATCAGTGCTCGGAACACAGTCAGTGGTTTCTCACCGGCGCGCACCACCCGACCGAGCGCGCGATGCCGAGCGAGTTCAGTTTTGTACTTGACGTCGTGGTATCCAAAGGGTGACAGGGGCATATATTAAAGATCACGAAATAAATCACAATATGCTCGACATTCGCAACTGCGATGGACTCGAACTCCTCGAATCACTCGAAGACAAGTCAGTCGACCTCGTCCTCACCGATCCACCGTACATCATCTCACGAGACAGCGGCATGCAAGTTCTGAGGAATAAGATCGACGCCGGTACGGACCTCACGAAAACCGAGGATGAGTGGGAACAGTTTCGACGCACCAATCCAGACCCAGCCGAATTCCCGAACGCCAAACAAAACTACATGAAATATGGGACCGTGTACGGGACAAAGTTCGCATCCAAGACACAATTCGGTGCGTGGGACGACGAGTTCACCATGGACAAATTAGAAGCATTCGTGTATGGGTATTACAAAAAACTGCGCGACGGTGGCACGTGCATCATATGGTTCGACCTCTGGAAACTCACACAACTCAAAGAGGTCATGGAAAAGGTGGGGTTCAAACAATTGCGATTCATCGAGTGGATCAAAACCAACCCCCAACCCCTGAACAGTCAAGTGAATTACCTGACAAACGCCCGAGAGATCGCCGTGCTCGGGGTCAAGAAGGGGAAGCCAACATTTCACGGCAAGCATGACGTGGGGATCTACCATTTCGCCATCGCACACGGCAAAGACAGGTTTCACCCGACACAGAAACCACTCAAACTGTTCGAGGCACTCGTGGAGAAACATTCAAATCCTGGTGACGTCGTTGTCGACACGTTCTTGGGATCGGGTACGACAGCGATGGCGTGCAAAAATTTAGGGAGAAGGTGTGTTGGGTCAGAAATATCCGAAGAATACTTTCGCAGATTTACATCGCAGACAACATAGTACACAAAGGTGAATTGAAATTTCAATTTCTTGGGTAGCACCAAGCCCTCCCCCTTCCTGACGTGACCTCATAACCCGACGCGACGCATCAGCGACAAAAAATGCTCTCCGCCACCGAACTCATCAATGTACTCGTCACAAAGTATGAGTTTACGTACAATGACGGCGAAGAAATCGAGGAAATGGTGGAAGAATTCGCACTCGATGAAGACGCTCTCGTGTTCAATTTGGGAGGTGACTATATCACCGAATGCGAAGAACCCGAGGAATCGGACGTCGAAAAAATCTATCAGTTCATTCGCGAGTCCGGATGGTCTCTGCTTGAGCATCCATTGGACGCGAATGCATGGATCTTGTGTCCGACGAAGTCTTTAAAGGACCCGATCAAGTCCTTGTTGTAATCACAAATTACAAATCAAATCATACACAAACGACCCGTCCACAATCTCCTTGTCCAACAACTCATTCTTGAGAAGTTCAATCTCAGCCCGGTGTTTGGTCACGTACAAGAGCGTCTCCTCGTAGCACTTCTTCACTAACTGATCAATCTCCACGTCAATCATGCGCGCCGTCGTCGGACTCAAATTCTGATAGTCGTAGTAGTGTTCACCAAAACCAAATTGCGTCACCATCGCCCGAGCCAATTCGTACACGCGAGCCAAATCACCCGAAGCACCCGTGCTCACGTGACTCGGACCGTACACGACCTCCTCCGCGGCACGTCCTCCGAGGGCAACGCGCAACTGCGCCACGTAATAGTCCTTCGTCTGCAACATGCCGTCGTTGTCATCTTGAGGCTGGAAGAACGTCACACCACCGGCTTCACCACGCGGCACGATGCTCACCTTGCGCACGAAATCGTAGTTGTGTATGGCACCGATGATCGCGTGTCCAGCCTCGTGGTACGCCACCAACTCACGCTTCGACGCCGCCATCTTCGCGTCCCCCTTCGCACCGACGACCAAACGTTGGTACACGTCTTCCACGATCTTGTCCGTGATCGTTCCATTCGAATCGCGGACGGCACGAATCGCACACTCGTTCATCATGTTCGCCAAGTCCGCACCACTGAAACCAATCGTCATCTTCGCAATCTTTTTCAGGGACACTGTCGAATCCAACTTTTTGTCGCGCACGTGCACCTGAAGGATGCGCTCGCGCCCCTCGATCGACGGAAGGTTCACGTCAATCTTTCGATCGAAACGACCCGGTCGAAGAAGAGCTTCGTCAAGAATGTCAATGCGGTTCGTCGCCGCCAAGACCACGATCTGACTCGTGTCGTCGAAACCGTCCATTTCGCACAGAAGTTGGTTCACGGTCTGCTCGCGCTCGTCGTTGTTGCTGAACCCGTTCGCCGAGCGACGCTTACCGATGGCATCTATCTCGTCGATGAACACGATACACGGCTGATTCGCACGAGCTAACTCGAACAAGTCGCGGACACGCTTGGCGCCGACACCCACGAACATCTCCACGAACGAGGACGCGCTGATGTCGATGAAAGGGACGTTCGACTCACCCGCGATCGCGCGAGCCAACAGGGTCTTGCCTGTGCCCGGAAGTCCCTTGAGTATGGCACCCTTGGGAATGCGAGCACCAGACCCAGCGAACTTCTCGGGCATCTTGAGAAAATCCACAATCTCTTGGAGTTCGGACTTCGCCTGATCGATACCTTCGACGTCCGTGAACCTCGTCGAGACCTCTCGGTCGATGGAAAATTCACTCGTCGGGAAGATGGACGCCATTCCACCACCACCGCCACCTCGTCCGAAAAGACCAAACGATCGAATGGCGATGAACAGGAACGTGAGCATGAAGAAGATGTTCAGGTTATCAAGGAGCGTGTTCGGAGGAGACGCCATGTCGATGATGACGTCGGCATCGTCCTGATCGGTCACGATTCTCCAAAATTCTTGATTCGGCACGATCTGGCTGTCTCCTACTAAACCCTCTTTATCAAGGAAAACTGCCACACCGCGGTTGGGTTGGATGATGACTTGTTCGAACTCTTGTTTCTTGAGACCACGCACGAACTCAGTGTACGTGGCGTGTTTCGGAGGACGTTGTTTTTCGATCTTCACTGGGGGCGCTATTTTGTTGGTCAAAGCTTGGAACATTATGACTTATTACAGCAGTACAAATTTGTTTAGGCGCGTTCACCACGGATGCGACGTGCGAGTTGCATGTCCTTGGGCATGATCGTGATACGCTTGGCGTGAATAGCACAGAGGTTCGTGTCCTCGAAGAGACTCGTCAGGTATGCCTCCGCAGCCTCTTGGAGCGCCAAGATCGCGGTCGACTGAAACCGGAGATCACCCGCAAAGTCGCTCGCGATCTCCTTGACGAGACGCTGGAAGGGAATCTTTCGAATGAGAAGATCCGTCGACTTCTGATACTTGCGAATCTCACGAATGGCGACGGTACCCGGACGATACCTGTGCGGCTTCTTCACGCCGCCCGGTAAGGCTTGACTCTTCCGTGCCGCCTTACACGCCAGCTGTTTGCGAGGTGCCTTCCCCCCCGTGCTCTTACGTGCCGTCTGCTTCGTGCGCGCCATGGTGTGAGGCGTGTTGTGAGGGCACCCAGGGTTTTTATACCATACAAAAATTGAAATTTCAAGGTTTTGCACCAAAAAAATCTCGGTGACAGACAGACGCGTACGCCACAGTGTGTCGACCATGGAGGATGCAGCGCGCGCCGGTGACCTGGCGCGCATGAAATACCTAAGATGGAAAGGTCACGGGTGGGGCGACGCCCACCACATAGCCGCCATGTGGGGACACGACCACGTCCTCGAATGGATCTATGAAGAAGCTCGAGTCGTTCGGGAGCGCGAAGATACGGTGCCCCAGCTCATGCGACTCATCTTCAAAGAGAGCGACGAGTTCTACCGCGACAGGCTGGCACTCTGTATGAAAATAATCCTTGAAAGACGCCAAGCGAAAAGCGAAGTCGTCAAGGTCGACCGTGTACACAAGCTAGAACACCCGAACGCTATACCAATAAAAAATCGCACATGAATGTAACACTATGAGCTATAACAACTACGTGAGGTATGAGCTCGCTCACGGTCGCCCGAAACCAACGCGCGTGGCGCACTCGCTGTTGCCCGCCTCTACCCTGCGGAACATCAAGGCGTGGGAATCCAGGATCGTGTACGGACAAAACGTCTCGAACGCCGGCGTGAAGAATCAATTCGGCACTGTCCTGGACAAGCTGTCGACCGAGAATCTTCAACAGCTTCGCAGAGCGCTCACTGGGAAGGCGTCGTCGGCAACACCCAGGAAACAGGCGAAACGAGACATCACAAACGCGTTGAATAAAATGCTGCCTTAGAAGTAAGATGGCACCACCACCAGTCGTCAACCGGGGTCGATTGGCGCGTCTTACCGTTCCGGACGATGGGATCAAATGGAATCTGAACACGTTTAGTATCATATTTCTCATGTTATTGGCATTGGGACTCTACAAGAGATATCTCGACATCAGTCGAGAGCGTGAACGATTCGGTACTTCAAACACTTTGACGGCTTGAGATAGATGTCACGTCCACTGAGCAGACGCTTCAGTTTTTCATCGGTTAAACTCGTGTGCTTTTTGTACGTCTCCTTGATCGTCTTCATGAACTTTTTCGCCGATTTGAACTCATCTCGCATCTCCTCGAATTTTCCACCCCAATACCCAGTCGAAAGCTGGTGGATCAACAGATGCGCGTTCTTCGTCATGCGACGTTCGTGCCCACCCAACAAGAAGAACGTCGCCGCGCTGCAGCACGCGCCGGTGGCGACCGTGATCACCCGTACCCGACTGCTCTGCAACGCGTTCATAAGCGCGAACCCACAGTGCAAATCTCCACCATCGCTGCAGATTTCCACTCTGATCTCGGGGACGTAATTTCGAAGGTCCGCGGCAATTTTCATGAGCGAAGACTCGAGTTGGGCGAAACGCTCGAGGAACTCCAGGTTGTTCTCCGGTGTGATCTCGCCGTAATAGAACATGCAGTTGCCGACGACTTTACACACTTCTACCGTTTCTTCTTCTTCATCCTCCTTCGAATTTTTCCAGTTCATCCTTCAGAGCCTTCTTAATGTTCATCAGTTCCCTCTGCTTTAATCGGCTCATGAGCGACAGGTGATTCATGACGTCTAAGCTCGCCGGCGTGATCGAGTACGTGCGAAGGATGTCCATGTGTCGCAGCTTCGCGTGCAAGTGAAGTAAGTTCAGTTCGTCCACACCCAAGTACATCGGTCGAGCGTCGTCGTGTATGCGCTTGACCTTCTGTGCCCGCATTTTCGCGTTCCCGTGTTTCGTCCACGATGATCCAGATCGAATCTTGTCCGCCTTGAGCGGTTGTTTGATGTAGTTCATAGGCACGCGCAAAGCGACGTTCACAAAGTACGGCATCATGTTCCAATCACCGTTGTACATGACCGTGTCAAACATGTCGGCATCCGAGAACGACCGAGCGCACGCCTCTAACACCGCACCCTTGGAGTCGGGATAGTTCTCATGGAAAATGTCCATCAACTGTCCGTGTTCGCACAACGAATCCTTCGCGTAACACCTCCGATCACCCGTGAGAATTTCGATCACGATGTCCTTCGAACTCGTGAAGATGTCCTTGTCGTCGTAGCCTTCGATGTACGACAGGAAATCTCGAATGTTCCCTCGGCACTGCGCCGCCTCGCGCGCATGCCCCGGCCATACCCGAAGAATTTCCTCGGGTAGGGGTTTCTTCACCAGGATTGTCTCGAAATTTGGGTACATGCAGAATTTTTGCGAGATCACGATCAGCGACCCTCGTGACAGTCGATCCTCGGTGTTCGACGACACGCGATCGACCAACGCCTTCAACAGTGGCTCGCTGTCGTACTCTTCCATCAACAAAATCTTGTCCGTGTTCCTTACGAAAAATAGGAAGTTGCTTTTGCCACGACAGTGCTCAGGCAACACTTCGACCGGATTCTCACCCAGAATTTCCAACGTCCGTTGCACCATGAAAGTTTTTCCAACCCCAGAAGCCCCACACACGAACACGTTCTTGCACTCGCGCACGCACTGCTTGAGGCGCTCGATGTTTTCATCGTGCAAACAGTCCGACGTCGCCTCGGACGCGACTTTTTTTTCATCGACAAATTTAATGAAGGATTCCATTCACGATGAGTTCTTAAAACAGTCAATAGATTTATTGAACGAATCGAACGCCCTACAAGACTTAGTGATCAAACCCTTAAAGCGTCGCATCTTCCCATTCGTCGCGGTCGCAGGTCTCGTGAACCTCCTCATACTCGTACTCCTCTTTTACATTCTCAGTCAGCTGTCTCATCTGAAGTCCGTTCCTCTTCAGTGATAACCTCGCTCAACTCGTCGTCATCGTACTCATCGTCCGAGTTAATCGGCGTCAGCGGATCCGGGTCCTTCTCCTTGTGACGACTAAAAATCGAACGCTTCAGAATGGTCGTGCTCTTCGGCGCGGTGACCAGTCCCTCGCCACTCTTACGAATCGCGTCGAGCTCTTTCATGAGTTTTCGCTTCTCACGACTGTTTCCATCCGCGAGGTTGCGAAGCTTCTTCAGAACGGCGTTTTCCTGAATCGCCGGGAACGTTCGAATGGGATGGATCTGAATGATCTCAGGCTTGTACAGCGACGATCCGGGGAACGTGCGATCGAAATCCTCCAGAATGGCTTTGGGTATGTCCGGTTGTTGCTCTAACATGCGGTCATACTCCGCTTTGCACTCCTCGATCATGATCGCTCCATCCTTGGTGCGATCCTTCAGTGGCAGAGCCAGCTCTAGTCGTATCTTACGACTAAACTTCCCGAACGTGTACGCCGCGTTTTTGTGTGCCTCCGTGTTCTCAGACAATTTCAAAAACGTACTAATCGTGGCGATCAGTCCGGCGATCAGATTCGCCGCCCCGATCGATTGTTGTGCAATTTGTTTGAGATTATCCGGCACATCACTCATCGCAAAGTTCGCAGTACCGGTCAGCGTACTCAGGACTATCACTGGTAAAGTCGCTCGCATGTACTTTTTTTTGTATGCGAGAAAAGCCTGAAAATGGATGTATCTGTAACACGCACTCGCCTCACCCCATGCTTTTAAAATTGCTTCCTGTTGTTGGTGCCATATTTTATGGTCTAATCTATTATCTACCTGTTCGAATTCTGACATTTACATTTAACGCATTTTTTTTCCGCAGCATGTACCAGAGATGAACATCATATTTCAAATCCATCTCGTTTTGTTCATCACGCTCATGCTCCTTCCATTCACGAACGATCAGCGCACCTTAGAGTTCTACAGTCTCATGATCCCGTTCCTATTCATGCACTGGACCACGAACGACGACACGTGTGCGCTCACCATCGCCGAACAGTGGGTCAGTGGAAAGGAAAAGCAAGAGACCTTCTTCGGTCGAATCATGGGTGGCATTTACCAAATGCCGGATGACGACGCGTCGAAATTTTTCAAGGGTCTCATGTTCTTCTTTTGGTTATTCGTCCAGTACAGACTCGGTCGCCTGAATGTTTTTTTCGATGACCTAAAGGCAAGCTTCAAAGTCATGTAAATGACGTGGACACACGACACACAGGCGCTCGGCGAACTCATTCGAACGCACGTGTTACCGAGACTCGCGGACCTCGAGATGGAAATACATACACTACGAAAAGCGGTGTACCCGTGGGTGCAACACATGAAAGAGAACGGGTCGAACATGAACGAACTCAGAGAAAAACGCGAATTCTTCAAGGTATTGGACGAAGACACCATTCGAGAACTTCTTGAACTGAAAGCAAAGTACTCAAATGGCGGGACAGACCATAGACTAGAATTTAAAATGTTGTTTGATAATACACATGGGAGTGACCATTGATAAATCAGAAGCGCAATCGATCGGTGTGCAGTTCTGTCTCTGTCTCTGCTGCTTTTTCTCCATGATGGGATTCAGGAGTCGATTTCCTCCGAACCAACTCACCATCATCGGCACCTTGGTGTGCTGTATTCTCAGTTGCCTGCAAATTTTTGCACTCAGGTACACGGTGACGAAAGCGTTGGAACCCGACCCGGAACCGCAAAAGTAGTTCGTTAGAAGAAATTGTCCGTGCGATAAATCTTCGTCGTAAACGTACCAGTCTTGCCGGTGACGGTCACCGACTCACCTCCGTACAACTCATTACACCCCAGGTCTTCTGTACACTCTCGATCGTTAATCGTCACGGGTAGCGGGTACAACTGCTGTCCATCACTGACGGTGTAGTAATGGAAACGATCGCGATGGTATCTCGACTCCTTGCCGTACAAAGGCAACACCTCCTCGTTCGGACCGATCAACACACCCATCGCCTGCGTGTATCCGGGCTTGTACTTCTTGATCGGTGCGTCCCGAAACTCCGGCTGACGACGCACCTCTTGAATAACCGGCACGGGCACCTCGACTTCAACCGGAACCTCGACCTCTTCGACGCGCACGCGCGGATTCATCCACATGTAAATGACGAGTCCCGCGAGAATCACCACCGACCAGGTCATGAGTCGTTGCTTGGTCTTGTTATTCATGTATACTTATATACTCCATTTTATTCCACCGAGTCCAGTGGCGCCGAGTGCCGCGTTCAACGCGACAATCGAACCGGCACCCTTGTACCTCTTCGTGACCGAATAAGACAGATAGGACACCATCATCACGAAACACGCGAAACAAAATAAGGCACCGGCAGTTGGTAGGTTTTTCTTGCGCTGTTTCTTGTCCGCGAGAAACATACCACCGAAAGAGCACAAACAGCTCGCAAAGCAACATCCACCGAGCATTCGAAAGAGTCCAATCGTCTGTCCGATTTGATTGCCGGTCTCAATGATCTCACTCATGAATTAAACATCAGATTTTAATGCGTTCAGCTTCCACGTGTAACCACTGTAGCCGTTCACGTTCCACACACCCGTGAATTCAATGTCCAGCTCAACGACGTCACCCTTCTTCAAACAACTGATCGGTGTCAAACCATCCACCTTGCACATCGGTCGCTTGTATCTCCACGGCACTTTCACCATCAACACTCTACCGTCCAACGGGTCGTCGACTCGATGACCCTGAACCAAGTGTTTCTTCGCGTCCTGCCGTGCACGAATCGTCGCGGCATCCGACTCACCCAATACAAAACGCATGTACCGACGATCATTGTACTCGTACAGCGGCTCAAACACGCTTGCGTTTACCACCCGCATTCCTAATGGCATAGAGCACGATAACTATAACCACGAATAACAAAACGTGTGTCATCAAAAGTGGTGTGATTGGTGGTCGCGTCCCGAACGTCTCGTGGGCGAACTGTCTCGCGATTTCCACCGAGGTCTCGATCGACGCGAACGGCGTACGGTGCGGGGACATCATCCCAACCAGAGCGACCTTCGAACACGCACCCCAAAACGGCACGCTCCCGGCGACCGACAACACACCGGACGATTGCGAGAGATGCCAACGCTCGCCGTCCCAGTGAGCACCCCACCCGACGCGAACGCGGTCGGGTTTCGGAAGCTTGAGCTGTTCCAACACTTGTCTGAATATTTCGGGCGGAGGCGTTCGCATGATTTGTGACGACAAATCCACCATCACACAACTGATCGTCGTGTCGTCCAACCGCGCCGGGATGATCCGCCACTTGCTCGTGAACGCGGACTCATACATGTTCACATCCGGTGCCTTTTCGTCGTAATCCAACAGGACATTGATGCACTCGTACATACCCGACTGAATCTTCTCGCGCGCACCGACCCAATTGTCTTTGATCAGGGACAACGCCGGTTTGTGGTCGACACACAACACCAACATCCCACTGTCCACCTTGTCCCCGTTACTAAACGTGGCAACGAACGAATCCTTCGAGTACGCGACGTCCTCCAGTCGGGTGTTGAACACGAACTTCACACCTCGACGCTCGAGCGCGTCCTGCATCGCCGCGCACATGTACGCACCCGACCGCCTCTGCGTGGACTGTCGCGAGAGAATCACGTAATCGAAACTCTTGACGAACTCGTACGCGGTCATGGTGTCCCAACCCGTGCCGTCCATCATGTACGGGAGAGTCTGGAGCACGCGCACGCCGCCTTCACTCAAGTGACCGAGCGCCTTTTGCAGAGTGACCGTTTTGTAGTGGTCCGGTCTAGACAACACTCGAGCACTGAGCGTCACGAGTGAGATGTAATCGCGCGCGGTCAAACGACGAAGGATCGGTGTGAACATGTCCTGGTCATTCTTCTTGAACACCGCGTTCCAATCCAAACCCATCTCTCGAAACATTTGTCGACAGTTGACGTACGCGCCGTCGAACACGAGTCTGTGTGAGTGAAGGTCTCGAACGCTGTCTTCTGGCTCCCACCACGATCCACCCGCTGAGGATTTGCTATCGTACACGACAACCTTTTGCTTCGTGTTAGAGAGCTCCCACGCGAGAGCCATGCCCGTCGGACCGGCACCGCAGATGGTGACTACCATATAATATCCAGAACAATTTTTTTGTGTATGAATTCCAAGAGATGCTGATCACATGTCAGACATCTAGAACAACAACCACCCCTCGAGTGAAACAAAAGTTCAAGACATGGAAATTCGCCGCCAACTTCTTGTACAGAAACTACACCACGCGTGACAAAAAAGTACTCGGACAATGGGTCAAGACGGAGCTCCTCGACTTGGGACCGACGTTTGTGAAGCTTGGTCAAATCGTCTCGACGCGCGGTGACCTGTACCCACCCGAATTTGTCAAGGAACTCGAAAGTTTACAGGACGACGTTCCACCCGTCGAGATCGATACCGCACAAATCCCTCTCCACCTCTTCTCCGAATTTTGCTTCACCCCGTTCAAATCTGCCAGCATTGGTCAGGTGCACAAGGCGACCCTGTTCGACGGTCGAGAGGTCGTCGTGAAGATCAAACGACCAGGCATCTACGACATCATGAAAAACGACACGGACAACGTCAAAGATATCGTCACGTTCCTCGAGCGATGTGGCGTGGACACCGGAACCGGTAGTGGGTACGTGCTCGACGAATCCATCGCGAACCTTCTCAGGGAAAGTGACTACGCGCTCGAGATACAGAACGCCAAACGGTTTCGCAAGAATTTCCGAAAGATTCCGTGGGTCAAAGTCCCGGTCGTGCTCGAGGAATACTGCACCGAAGACATCATCGTCATGGAGTACGTCCCTTCGATCAAGCTAGACAACGCACCGGTGAACAAGAAGAAGATCTGCGAGGCGCTCATCACGAGTTACGTGAAACAAACCATGACGGATGGATTCTTCCACGCCGATCCCCACCCGGGAAATTTAGGCATGACACTCGATGGGAAACGCCTGGTGTTTTACGATTTTGGGTTGTGTATCGAGATCGACGAGACCCTTCGACAAGGTTTCATGGAACTTCTCGTGCACATCGTGTCGAAGGACACCAAGAAGATCGTCGAGACGTTGGTCAAGTTGAAAATCATCATCCCACAGAGCGACATCGAGGACCTCGAGGTGTTCTTCGAAACCATCCTCAATTACCTCGGCAACATGGACGTTCGCAATCTTAGCGAACAAATCCTGTCCGATCCCCTGATGATGGACTTGGCGCAGAAAAAGCCATTCATCATCCCGAGCGCGTTCGTGTACTTGGCGAAAACGTTCAGTCTCGTCGAAGGTCAGTGTCTGCGACTGGACAGTGGGTTCAACTATTACGCATACCTGACACCCATCGTGCAGAGTCAGGTGTCGTCGAGCATCGATGTGTCGAAACTCATGCGGAACACGGCGGAGATGCCGCTCCTGGTCAAAAACATGAGCACCGCTATCCTCGGCTTGGAGAAGTCGAGGGCAGGGTTGAAGCGCTCGTTGAAAAAGACGCGTCAGGAAGTTCGCTACGCACAGTACAGCATACTTTGTGCACTCATCGCGTTTGAATTACAAGACCAAGAGAAGACCTCGATCGCCGTGGCGTTCGCAACCTTTTCCTTATTTTGGGCGTTTACTTCTCGAAAAAGTCAATAGCCTTTTCCTCGGGTGTCGCGGGCTTGTTCTTCTTTTCGAAGAATTCGCGGTGCTCCTTGAGGAGTTCCTTCGTGCGGCGCTCTTCGTCTCTCGCGATCTCCTTGATGCGATCACCCATGCGCTCCAAGTCGTTGCGTCGCTCCTTCATGAGTCGCTTGCCGAATTTTTGGATCTTTCGCGTGGGATCCTTCTTCTTCGCTGAAAATACGATGGTCGGTCTGGAGAAAGCGATGGTCGTCATGTTTGTTCTTACTCATCACTTAGACAATAATCTTTAATCACATGTAACATACATGAGGTGTACCAATTGTCAAAAGAGATGCCCGATCGTCGACGTGTTTGAGTGTAAGCTGTGCGAAGAGGAGTACTGTTACCTGTGTCGGCTACCGGAAACACACGAGTGCGCGGGATTGGAAGAGAAGATTAGGAAAGATCGAGAGGAACTCTCAAAGTCCCTCCCCAAGTGCGTGCCCTCAAAGATTTAACTCACCCATGTCCGCCCGAAGTTCGTCAATCGACTTGTAATATCGATGAAGATCTTTCATGAATCGCTTATTGTTCTCCAAACACTCACACTCGGGTGCGTTCTTGAGGATGTACGCCAGGTTACTCTTCGAGTACCTCGTCTCCTTCTGCTGTTCCGTGGGCTTACGGGCGACGACCTTCTTCGTCTTCGCCTTCGTCACCGGAAGCGGCGCCGCACGCTTCGTGAAACTCAGTGCTTGTAAAACAGTGTCCGCCATGTCGTCCTTCTTCTTGGTCTTGTCAAACACGGAGAGCCATCGACCGTTCAGATCGTCCGTGTCGACGATGAACTGGCGACAGCGCTCCACGGATGTCTTCTTTCGCTTCAGGTATTGCGTGCGACCGGTACCGACGACATCTGGAACCTTGTGTTTGGCGTCGTAAATGATAGTCTCACTGCGAGGCGAACGAATCACGAAATACGAATGAAGGAAATGCATGACCATCACCATTCGTTTGTTCCGTGGCGGTTGCTTTTCTATCAGCACGGTGTCGGCACCAAGCACCCAAGGTCGCGCATCGAGATGGTCTCGGAGACACGGGAAAATGCCGTCCTTGTGTTCGGGTGGGATCCCGTCCACGTCCCACTCCAGGACGGTGTTGGTCGAATCGTCTAACAGACACAGGGCGAGATTTCGTATGCCTACATCGATTGATAAAATCGTCATTTACTTTATAGTTACATGAACGTCTTTAACCACGGGGACCTATTATTGGAGTTTGGCGCATTCGTGGCGTCCTTCTTCATCACCAATCGACTCTTCAACGAACGTACTTTGAAAGAGAACGACGACTCGGGTAGTCGGTGATCATTTCGAATCCAAACTCGGCGAAGACGCTCGAGAACTGCTCCAGCTCCTCGCGCGTCCACAGACTCGAGCCATCCTTGGCGCGCAAGAAGGTATAGATCACGGTGCCCTCTGGTACCACGCTCGCGTTGTTCTTCCAATCGAGTGGGTATTCCGTCCAGCATCGCATGTACTTGCGCACCTCTTCCAAATAATCGAACGTGAACTCTCGCCGCTGTTCGTCCAATACGATCGGTGTTCTCATACGCGCACTGAGTACACTGGCGATCTCTCGCATCTCGCCAATGTAGACGTCTCGAGTCGCCTCGATTTCGAATCCGTCAGTATGCGTACGCAACATGATGATGTATCTAATAGACGCTTTGAGTCTTTAAATGAAATTACTTGCCGTACTTGGCAGCCGCAACCTGCGCACCCGCCTTCGTCGCGTTTTGTCCCGCCGGGGACATCAGGAAAATCACCGCTCCGATGCACACCACACACAACAGAGCCACGCACGCGTACACGATGTTTCCGTACGCACCAACGACGCTCGTGATCGCACCACCGATGCTGTCGATGATGGACGCGAAACCGGTGTTCTCCTGCTTTACAGTGGCTTCGGCTTTCGTCGCGAGATCGTTCACCACCTTGTTCTCCAAGAGTTTCTCGGTGATCATTTGGCTGACAACCTCCGCGGAGAGCTGCGCCGTGATGTCCTGGGACAAGTCCAATCCACCTTTTCCCTCCGGACAGATGAGGTTACCCCCGAAAATCAATCGCTGTTGATTGATGTTGATTTGTTCGTTCATGACTTGGGTGAGGTTCTCCGTCGTGATATTTTGCTGAACCGTCGTTCGAACGGCGGTCTTAATCGTCTGCTCAATGTTTTGGTCCGACTCCCCGACGACATCAGACAGTGAGCCCAACTCTGTGAGCATGCCCATGTTCGCAGACGCGCTCTGCTCGAGCATGTTTTGAATATCGTTTGCCATTGACACGATTTCGGACGTTGCAGCCTGTACTGTACTCGTCATCTTCGCGTCTATTGTCTGTGATGTTTTGATGTTACATCCGACGACGTTGCCTTTGATGATCAATTCGAGCTTGTTGATCGACGTCTGTTCGTTCCCAACCTTCACCGCATTTTTCGTGATCTGATTCGTCATCATCTCTGTGACGGCGTCCATCTGGAAGAATTGTTTCACGGTCTGTGTCTTCTTCCCGCCCATAGTTATGATCGACCTAGAAAAAAAATATGCGGACATACCAGAATGAGTTGCGAGAAGCGTCCGACCACTCAAGAGGAGGTCGACGTGTGTGACTCCATGGACATCGAAGAAGTCGGTGTTGCTGGAGTGCGCATGGCGAACGGATGGATCGCGCTCGCACGCGATCAAACACCCGCTCTCCTCGGAAGTGTATCAGCCCTCTACCAGAAAAAGGCGACGGAGTGGTGCACGAAAGAAGGCAAAAAGACCGAACGACTCAACGATAAGATCGAAGCCACTGGAGACAACACGTGTGCGATCTTCGACATGGACAAGTCCACCCTTCGAGCGTACTGTCTCGAAAACGATCGCGTCAATCCGGCGAAATCGGTCACGCCGCAGTGTTCGAAAGAATCTTTGGGTGAGGATATGTACAACGAGATCAACGTTGAATATTGCAACAAGAACCCGAAAGAACAGTGGTGCATGTGTCACAACATTGTGAATTCCAGGTGCGGTGACAGCCCGGACGGTGCGGGATGTCGGAACGCGCGACTTGATCCAAAACTCGCGGACGACGCTGTCATGGGTCAGAGTTCGTATGACAAACTAAATTCACTCAATTATTGTCGGCGGGGAGTGTGCACGACAGACCAGTTCGTGCCGAGAAATCGAGGGACATGTCCTGAAAAGTTCAACGCGTGTGGGAAAGATTTCGAACTTCGATACGTGAAGAATTCGGACATCATCCGACATTGCGTGTTGGACCAGGGTGGTACAGAAGAAGACCTGGAGTTGTTGGGTGGTGAAGTTCCCGATATTGCAGACGCCCTAAAGCTGCAAGCGATCATGACCGCGAAGGATGAAAACGCGGAAAAGGCAAAAGAAGCTCGCGCGAGGGACGACAAGTATATGATCATATCCATCGTCATGAGCTGCTTCTGTCTCATGGGCATGGTCGCGATGGCGTCCGCCAAAAAATAAATAACTCCGCGTGTAGTAACATGAACGACACCGGACTTGCGTCGACGATCAAGAACTTGCGTCGCAAGCACGGTTCGATATATGCACCTCTCAAATACTTTCGTGGATTGAAGACACCGTCGGGTGTCGAGCGAAGATATTTGAAGATGTTGCGAAGCGATTACGAGCCGTTCCCAACGGACAAGGGCGTTCGAACGCGCCGGTCGAAATACACAACCGCCTTCGAGAAAAAGTACGGAAAGAACGCGAAGACACTACCCCAAATCGCCCGCACAACGGGCGTGCCGCTGTGGAAACTGCGAAAGGTGTACAACAGAGGTCTCGCCGCATGGCGAACGGGACACCGTCCGGGTGCGTCACAACACGCGTGGGCACAAGCCAGGGTGTACTCGTTCGTGTTGGGTGGGAAGACTGCGCGAACCGCGGATAAGGACTTAACTTAAGTTAACGGACTATTAAAGAACATTTTTGTTTGTCAATGAAGGATGTATTGCTGGTGGTGCTGTCATGATTTCGAGACCCAGCGCCTTGAGATGCCGTATGCATACGACGCCCCGAGGAAGACGTTTCAGACCACCGGGAACTTCTGTTCGTGGTCGTGCATGAAGAGCTTTGCCCTTGAAAAATACGGCGTCCACAAGGGTGGATCGATCTGTTCAAACATTCTCCTCATGCGCAAGCGAATGTACAACGAATTTTCACCAATCGAAAAGGCACCGAGTCGATATTTGCTCAATGTGTTCGGGGGTGACATGACGATCGAGGAGTTTCGTAAGGGTCTGGTGTGCGACGCGTCGAAGGGAAACCCGAAAGACGTACCTACGGAGGACATCGTAGAGAAGGGAGTGAAGACGGTATCCGCGTCATCTATTGCCACCAATGAGAAGAAATTGGAGGAAATAAAGGAGACGAACGTACAGAACGATTCGTTGACACCAAAATTGAAATTGAAGCGGTCGAAACCGCTGCCGAGGTCTCACACGGATCTCGGCTCTGCCTTAGGTCTCATCATCAATCCCGCTTGACAGTTGTTACACGATACACCTTCGTAAACGAACGCACACGCATGACACTCACTGAGTGGACGAATCTTCCGCGGCTTCAGTTCCCCATTCGAAAACTTCACGAGTTGTTCGATCGTGTAAACACCGTACTCGACCATCGTTTGCAAGTTAGGAAAGTTCATGTCGGCGCTCACTTACCAAAGCATGTACACACGTTTTTAACCTTGAGCAACGTCGCCATGCCGTCGATCATCGGACCGACCATGTTCTTCAAGATGATCTCACGCTCGGAATCTTCTTCACCGTCGTCGATCTCTTCGATGAGCAAGAAGAGGAGCTGCGTCACCAACTTCTTCTTGGACGCTCCGTCCAACGCGCCCTTCTTCAGCGACGACGAGAGACGCATGAGTTCGGCGAGAATGCCGGGAATGTCTTCCTTGGTGAGACCATCGGACAAGTACACCTTACGAATGCGATCCACCGCGTCCGTGATTTTCTTCGCCTCCGCGCCAGTCTGGGAAAATCGTTCAAGGATTTCTTCGAGCTTCATTTATATTCTTACGAGATATTATAAATGGACCGCGCGCTCATGGTCGTCGGTGTCGGCATCGGCGTGTACCAGCTGTTCGACAGTCTGCGTCGGGAGCACACCGTGGCGGATCTACCCGATCTGTACCTGAGCGTCTTGGCTTCCCTCATTTGGACGGTGTACCAGGCGCGGAAAGGAGCGAACGCGTCGGCGATATACTCTGGAGTAGCCCTCCTTCTTCAGCTATACCTGATAACCGCGGTGTACCATCGCGATCAAGAACGACGCCGGTATGAGGATTACTAGCGAGGTGGCAGATGACCTGAAGGAGTTTGATCTTTTCTTCAAAGCTCATCCGCCCCGTGCGCTTCAGCGCGTGGGCGAATAGACAACACAGCACGTATGTGGATTCAGCGATCGTCATCCTCTTACTTGGTGTGAGAAATTAGAACGTCGCCATGGTCGGCGCCATGACCGGAGCCATCGGAACAGCACCGATCGGAATCTTCGGCTTCTTCGTCACCATGTACGCACCGGCGAGGCAACTCATGATGAACATCGGGAGCGCGAAGTACGAGAACTGTCGGTTGGATTTTTTCGCGTTCGGACACTTGTTGGTCAGCGAGACGACCATCGAGGCACCGACCAGACCCATGAGACCGAAGAAGCTCATCCAGAGTCCCAAATCACTCTTGAACATGCGTCCCAAGAAAAGCGTGAACGGAATCGTCAGAGCGATGGTGAGCGTGTGGCTCAAAAACTTGTAGAGATTGTCGTACGTCTTTTGACCCTTGACGGTGTCACATTTCATGTACGTGTCGATGCCGATGCTTGAGATCACCATGTACGCGAACGCGAGGAAGCACACCATGCCGATCGCACCGTACGACATCTCCAACGTCGCCTTACCGGACGCAATCTTCTTCGCGTTGTTCAAAGCCTGCTTCATCGCTGGGGTGACGACGGGTGCCTGAGGGAAACCGTATCCCCCAGGTAACATCGGTTTCTTAGAGCCCATTTCTGTGTAATAACCAAATATTTTTTTTGGACACCGATCACAGATGAAGTTCGACTGTAAAGCCTGTGCGAACCAAGGATTCGGAAACGTTCTCATCATGCTCGCGGATTTCAAATATCAACACCCACATCAAGACCTCTACCTGACCGAACCGATCGATTGCGTCGAAGGTTTCGCGATTGACGACGGTCGCGATGGTCCGAACGAACAAACGTACACCGGTCAAATTTTTCTGAACCCGTTCACGATGAAGTACGTGCACCCAACCCTTCGCGAATTCGTCCGACCCCCACCCCACGTCAAGGCGCTCGTGGACGCAAACGTACACGGATGTCGTCTGGGCATGCACATCCGCCGCGCCGCGTACGGTTCGGATTCTAAACACGTTGGGAACTCCGAGGACATCGAGAAGAAAACGCCCATGCTCATGTGCAGCGACGACGCCTTACGGAAATTCATGGACATCATCGAACAGTCGGACGAACCCATCTTTCTCGCCAGCGACAGCCTTGAACTCAAAAGGGAACTGTCCGAAAAATACCCAACGAAAATTCGAACGTACGACGTACCCGAAATCGTCATCGCATCCAGGGAATTCAAGGGAGTGAAAGACGCGACACACGCGTACGTGGACTGGTTCTTACTCTCGCAGTGCACGACCGTGTGTGTCACCGCCGGGTCGCCACAGGGTCTGGTCGGATTCTCCACGTTCGGGTACACAGCGGCTGTGTATGGACATTGCAACATTCACTTTGTGTGGAATTAAACTTTGTGATATCTAGTCGAATACTTCTTGCGCAAAATCGTCAACCCGTTGTTCCACGGCAACGTCGCGAACTCCCAGAACTGAGGATTCATCTCGGCGACCGCGCGGTACGGTCCACCACCGTGCCACTGCGCACCTGCGTTCGGCGTCAGATCACTGTGGTAGAACGGTGTGGTTCCGTACATACAGTCGTGTAACACGATGACACTCGACGGACACACGCACTGATCTAACAGCTCCAACTCCTTCGCCACGTGCGGATAGGAATGCCAATCGTCCACGTACACAAAATCCTGGACGATTGATTTATCCAACTGCTCCAAATATTTCACCGCGTCCATTTGAACGAATTCCCAGTGTTGTCGAAGATCATCCGGACACATCTCTGCGAAATGCGTCGGTTCGACGTCCACGCTCACAAGCTTCGCCCCGACCGCTTTCGCGGCGAGCAACAGGGGGAGTGTCGTGCTCCCATCGCGAACACCCAACTCGAGAATGCGCTTCGGGCGCTGCCCGAGGATCATGCCGAACAGTGTCGTGAGGTGGCGATCGCTGTCCCCCGTGCCATTAAGCGTCTTCTCGATGATCGTATTCATCTATCATCCTTTGGAGTCCATCCTTTAACGTGATTTCCGGTTTCCAATATCGCAGCATGAATTGATCCGGATCTTCCTTCAGCGTGTGCGTCGGGTCGCTGAAACTGCGAACGAAACTGTTCGGTGTGATCATGCGCGCCAAGTCCAAAATCTTGATCCACTCGTATGAACTCACGTCCACGTGACTCCTCGTCGCGCGGATGTCCTCGAAATTCTCCATGAGGGACACGAGACATCGCCCGCAATCCTCCGTGTGCAAAAACTGACGGACCTCCTGCCCGTTCGTCAGAAGTTCGATTTTGCCGTGTCGTTTGAACTTATCGATGAAATCGGCGATCACGTGTGATTTCTCCGACACCTCCTCCGGACCGTACACGTTCCACAGTCGCACGGACACGCCGGAGAGCAGTCGGGTGTAGTGCTCGCCCAAATGCTTCAGTGTTCCGTACGGATGATCCATGTTCCACATCTGCGTCGACGCGAACGCGAAGGGTGCTCCCTCCAACGCGCGAAACGTGTTCGTCATCATCCGAACGTTGTTGTCCAGAAACTCCGTCGACGGGCGCGTCAGATATTTCGCCCCACCTACGTCGTACGCCATGAAAAAGGTGAAATCACACGAGCGAACTATTCGCGTCAGGTACGGCACGCACTCTTCTCGGCGCAAATCGTACATTCGATCAATCTTAATGTCCCACTCGACCACCTCGTGTCCGGACGAGCGAAGCGCGCGCACCAATCCCTTCCCGACAATTCCCCTCGATCCCAGTACCAGAACCTTCATGTGTTTTCGCTCCTCAGTACTCGCTCCAGGTCTTTAACACATCGGGTAGTTGTTCGATGACGATTTCCGGTGTCGCTTGGTGATGGAATCGACCATCCGTCGAGCGCCCGTTCTTGTAGTGGTCGTCGAATTGTTCTTTCGTGACGGGTGCCACGCTGTCGTCGTGACAATGACTGAAGTTTTTGATCTTGTTGAACACGTGATCGGTCGACCCGAAACTCGAGAAGTGCCAACCCGCGTTCATGGCGTATGGGAACTTCCAGCGATTGTCTCGGAAAAACTGTGGAGTCGCGCGTTCGTCCTCGAACAGTTTGTACCGAGCCATGACCGTACCGAACCACGGCTCGACAACTTGCGTCCACTTCAGACTGTACTCGAACGCGTACATGTTTGCGGTGACGACGACGGCACCCTCGGGCATGACGCCGACCCAATCGAGATGTGGTATCTCGTCCACGTCACCCATCATGACAAAATCATCCGGTTCGAGATTGAGATGCTCCAATCCTCGGGTGATGCAATTCCGTTGGTGTTTCTCGCGCGCCCATGGGTCGTCGCCCTCCGGATTGTCGTCGACGACGACGTTGATGATCTTGTCCTTCCACTCCGCGAAGTCCTCCCTGTGACGCAAGTCTTGAAAGTAGACCAAGGATTTGTCGTTCCCGCGAAACGTCTTCGTCGATTCCACGAGCACGAACTTGTCCACCTTCGGTGAGAGATATTCCAATCTCTTTCGAAGGAGTTCGGTTTCGTTGTAAAACGTGAAACAATCGACGACCGTCATGATGTGAGTTAAAAAGGTTCGAGTTGTTTAAGTGAGAATGGTACCCAAAGTGATTCACAAGGTATGCATCGTCGACGGAGGTAAGATGCCGAAATTCCCGGATGGACTCAAAAAAGCCCTCGAGACGTGGTATCGCAAAAACCCAGACTTCAAAATCAAAATGTACTCGGGCGACGACTGCGTGCAGTACATCAGGGATAACTACGACGATCGCGTGCTCGACGCGTACAATCGCCTCAAGCCCTACTCATACAAGTGTGACCTCATGCGCCATCTCATTCTGTACAAAGAGGGTGGGTGGTACAGCGATCTTCGTCAGGTGTGTTTGGAATCGCTCGATGTATTTTACAGCAGCGGCATCAAAGAATATTACACCACCACCGATTGTCCGCCGAACCAGATGTGTTTGTACACCGCGTTCATTGGCTCGGTGCCAGCGCATGCTATTTCAAAAAAAATGATCGATCTCATATTGTGGAACGTGGATCACGAGCACTATGGTCTCGATTGCCTGTATCCCACGGGACCTGGGGCTTATATGAACGCCGCCGTCGACTACCTCCGCGCCCACCCGACGCTCGTCATGGTCGGCTCACACGGGAGCGATGAGCACGTCCGTTTCGGGAACGTCACCTTCGTCAAGTGTAAGTACAACGACGCCAAGGGTGCGGATAACACCGACATGACCGGCACGAATGACTATGGGGTTATGTGGAGGCGGCGTGACGTGTACGTCCGAGATCATAATTAAGCCTCGTTAATCCAATCTGGATGTGCCAACCGTAGAGATAATTCAGACACTTTGGCGCGTGGAAGGCTTCGAACATGAGTTCGAAGGGTCTCCGCTTGCACGCGTCAACGTGGTGGTGCAGACACGCCGGGTGGTCCAGCTGCAGCGCGTCCTTGTACGAGTGACACCGTCCGCAAGTAGGCACGCGCATCAACACGACAGCGTGACCGACTTGAAGTGACCGACCTTCGTCTCGACGTCGAGCATGATATCGTATCCAGCGTCAGCAAGATTTAGACAAAATGCCACGTCTTCGGATGTCATATCTTGACACTCGATTCCCTTATGTGATTTGAATTCAATCAGGGGTCTGTGAAAATATGGGTACACCATTTTTGGGTTATGAAAAACCTCGCGCCGAACGGCGAAAAACCCCATGCCAGCGTACGCCACCTTCATGAAACGGTCGGTCGACGAACGCAACTCTTGTTTTGTCATGAAAGCAAACGTGCCATCCTTTCCCATCTTCTGCATGTCCCATTCCTTGACGACCGCCAAGTGAACGTTGTCGTGCATGACGTACGGTCCGCACACCACGGGATATTTCTTCGTGTTCTCGAGCATCGTCTCGACTTGTTGAGGCGTGAACATGATGTCGGAATCGATCGTCATCCACACGTCGAAATCAACGCCGTTGAACGGGACTTGATCCTTTCCTCGGAGCACGTGCAGTCCCAACGTCTTCATGCGACAGAACGGAACGAACGAACTGTGGGCGTTGATCATCGACATCTTGTATCCTCTCGACATGAGATACACAATAGTATCCGACCAATTCTTGAGAAAATCGCCCGAAAACACGTTCCCGGGAAATGCGAAGATGACCTTCATGCGATCTTGTCTTTCAATCGCTCTCTATTTTCTAAGTGCAAAGCCTCCACAGTCTTCTTGTTCTGACCCGTGTACGGGACCGCGTACCCTTCGTCGCACATGTATTTGTTGATGTTCACAGCGGATTTGCCCTCCATGTACCACACCTCAGCCAACACCCGACCGAACTTCTCGCGACTGTCACGCTCCTTGCATCTCAGTTCAAGCCACGCGTTCTTCGTGTCCTTGGACTTTTCAACAAAGTCACTGAGCACCTTTTTCGCCAACTCACCGAACTTCTTCTCGATGGGATCCTTCGTCTTCGATTCCGGTGTATCGATACCCAACAGTCGCACGCGTTGTTTCGTGAGCGTGTCGAATCCCAAATCCAACACCACGTCCATCGTGTCTCCGTCAACCACGCGCTCGACGCTCTTCACCTTGTAAATGAAACCACACTCGCCCTGATCGTACGACATCACGCTATGTCATTGACCGAGAATTAATTAATACTTCAGATTCATCGAAGTCGGCATCGTGTAACGTTCGTAGCGAGGCATTCTGTAATTTTCCACGACAGCTACACCTGCGACAGCAGCGGGTTTGTCTTCCATATTTATCATCTTTATCTTCATTTTCTTGAACTTTTGTTTCGCGTTTTCTTTTGAGTGTAGCCTGATCTGTCGAACCTTATCTTTTGGGATCGATCTTGACACGTATTCGAAAAAACCCTCGCCAAAGTCCAAAAACTCAGCCAGTTTTCTCAAATTCGTCTCGTTCAGATTCATCGTACCATTCTCCATTTGGTTCGACAGTTCCCGCACGATTTCCAGTAGGGTTGCGTTCTCGATTCCCTTGTTCGGCGCAGGTCCGTCGGTTGCGGTTTCTGCGAGATTGACAATCTCCTGAGAGGTGATGACTTGTTCTTCGACCGTCGACTGTGTCGATCCCATTTGTATACATCTTGTGTAGAAAAAATAATAGGTCATAATCTGAACCTGTACCTATCGAAGACGTGGACACTGTTTCTGAAGTTGTAATACACGACCATGCACACGGCGTCCGCGATGTCGTGTTTTCGCTCCCACGGACAGTCCAGATCTTTCACGTAGTGCGATGCGATCTTTTCAACTCTGAGTTTTCGTTCATCGTAATTGAGGTGTGCCATGCCGAAGTGCACGTGGAGAGAGTTCGGAGACACGAGTACCACCTTCGGTTTGTACATGTAATGGATCAACACCTCGATCGCTTTCAGACCTTGGGGTGGCTGACGTTCGATGAGCACGACGTCCGCTGCGTCAAACAAAAACTCGTGCGCGTCGCAAAAGGCGGGAACGAGGTCGACGAGTTCGTTCGAGTCCGTCGAAAATTTGTAGTCTTCGAGGGAGACCTTCTTGATCACTTCGACCTTGACGAGACCTGACGTGCAATCGGCGAAACACAATCCGATGTTGTGATACCCGACGTCGATGGCTAATATCTTCATCTATGTTAAGTTCACATGTTTCTATTGCTATGTAAACCCGCGCTCGTTGTTCCACCACCCTACGTAGGGATTGACTACTGTAGGGTGGTCGAAGCTCGACCAACCGCCGTCGAATCGACATATGAGATCACTGTACTTGAAGCACCAAAAATTTACATGGACGAGGACTCGACGACGTCCGGATTCTTCAACACGATCGCGTCGTCTTCCGGGAGCGTGTCCGGCAAATCAACCTCCTTCAAGCCTTTCGATTCGAATTCCTTAAAGACTCGGAGAGATCCCTCGAGGCGGTAGACTTCCGCCGTCAAGCCATTGATCGCTTCGATAATCTTCTTAATGTTTTCGCTCACGTTGACAGTCGGCATGATGTACTTAGGGTATGTCAGTATTCTTTAATATCAAAAAATCTACTACTCAGTCTTCGTCTTCGGAGGTGTCATCGGATTCGGTATCAGACTCTTCGTGATCAACGACGAGGGCTTCCTTCTTCGAATTCCGAAGGTACTTTTTAGGGGGTGTCATCATCGTCGTGGTCTTTCTGACAGCCTTCGGGGTTTCTGGTTCAGGTTCATGTTCGGTGTCGTCGTGTTCATCGGGTTCGGACCGATCCGCGTCTTTCGGTGGCGGTGTCTTTGTTCTTTGTTTCTTAGGAGAACCGACAGGCGACGCTCGAGGTTGTCGCTTTTTTGGCGTCGAAGGAGGCGGCTCGTGAGATGAGTCTGCGCCGTGTCCGTATATGATAGAGAGGACATGCTCGCGTGAGAGACCACCCTTGCCGATTTTGTCAAGCCACTTGAATTCAAAAGACGGGTTGTGTTTTTCAGATTCGAAGTACGCTCGAAGAAAAGAGAAGTCATCGGTGGAAAACTTCGTGGCGTCGCTGACCGCCTTCTTGAACGCCCGGCTGTTGGCGAAGGAGTCGGATATGGTCGTCATTGCTTCTGTGTGCGTCGCGTTGTGACGACCAGATGGTCGAGTGAGTGGTCAAGGTCTGGAAAAATTGAAATTTCAACATAAACAAATGGAAACATCTTCTGGTAATGGTTCGAACCGTACTGACCGCGAGTGGGTGTATCGTCTACGACGGTCCGGTGGCTGAAATCAAAAAGGACCTGACGGTGCGACCACTCACGGACAACAAGGACTATGGAGGGTTTCCAGCGCCACCATTCAAAGTTTTCCGAATGGCGAACAAGACGGGTGGGATATGCGTGCCGAAGTTTTATGCGCAAACGAAATTCGGGTGCCCGGACGAAGACAAGCGCGTCGCCCCGAAGCGCTGTTCGATCACGTTCACCGGAGTCCTTCGAGACACGACGCATCAGAACGTCGCGGTCGACTCGGCGATCAAGGCGTCGTCCGGGCTCCTCAGTTTACCGTGTGGATACGGCAAGACCACGTGTGCGTTGGCGATCGCGGCGCGACTCGGGTACAGGACGATGATCATCGTACACAAGAGTTTCCTCGCGGATCAGTGGCGAGAACGAATCGGACAATTTTGTCCAGGAGCGACGATCGGTGTCGTACAAGGTCCGAAGATCGATGTCGAAGCGGACTTCGTCATCGCCATGTTACAGAGTCTGAGTCAAAAGGACTACTCGACGGACGACTTCTCGTCCATCGGCACGTGTATCGTGGATGAGTGCCATCACATTTGCGCGCGATCGTTCAGTCGAGCTCTGTTCAAACTCAACCCTCGCCACCTGTTCGGATTGTCCGCCACACCCGACAGAAAGGATGGACTTCGCAAAGTCATGGAATTTTTCATGGGTCCGTGCTTTTTCCAAGTCGAGCGGAAGAATCAAGAGAACGTCGAGGTGTTCACGCTTCCGTTCACACACGAGATGTACAAAGAGGGTCCGCCGCTCACTCGACAGGGTAAGGTGTGCTTGGCGAACATGATCACCATGCTCGTGGAGTTGAAGGATCGAAACGCGTTCCTCATCGAGTGGATCAAGGAAGCGTCCAAGGGAACGCGACGATTGCTCGTGCTCACCGACAGACGTTGGCACTGCGAGTACTTGCATCAGGCGTTCCCGAAGACGTCGGGTCTGTACATGGGCGGCATGAAACAACGGGACCTCGAGGCGTCGAGTGAACAGAAAATCATCTTCGCCACGTTCGCCCAAGCGCACGAGGGGTTGGACATACCGGCGCTGGACACCGTGCTCTTGGCGTCGCCAAAGTCGGACATCACGCAATCGATCGGTCGGATCATGAGAGAGACGAAGGGGAAGAAAAATCCACCCTTCATCTACGACGTGCGGGACGACTGGAACATGTTGGTGTCGATGTTCTACAAACGCATGAAAGTGTATCGCGCGGGTGGGTTCAAAATTCACGGCACGAAGGAAAAGCAGTCGTCGTCACAGGATCGGGACACGGTCGTGCCGCAAGGATTTGCATTTAATTTCTAGTTTTGTAGTAGAAGAGATGTCGATCATAAGTCTCGCCAGCAAGGGCATCCAAGATACGTACTTGCTGTCCGATGACCTGACCCACAGTCCGTTTCGATCGAAATTCTCGAGACACACAAACTTCGCGCAGACGCCAAAGCACATCAAAGACATCACGCAGTACGACACGAGCATCAAGATCCCGGTCGTCGGTGACCTGATCAACGCCGTGTGGTTCGAAGGCTTGGACATCGCGACCAAGTTGTTCAAGGGGTCGACCATCGACTTGTACATCGGCGGTGTGAAAATCGACAGTCACAAGTACGAATACCTGACGGACATCTGGCAAATTTACCTCGCACCGACGTGGACGCGATCCCAAGAGATGAACAATCCGGTGTCGACGACGACGAAGGGATTTGTCCCGCTTCAGTTCTTTTTTTGTGGCGGGATGCACGGGGGGTTCTTGCCCCTCGTCGCCATGCAATTTCACGAGGTTGAGATTCGAGTGAATCTCGATCACGCGTACGTGTCCACGCTCACCGCCGCCGAGCGCAAGGCTCGATGCTACTGCAACGCCATCTTCTTGGACACAGAAGAGCGACAAAGTCTGGTCTCACGTCAGATGGATTTGGTCATCACTCAAGTGCAAAGTCTGTCATCGGACGTCTTGAGTACGGTGACCAATAACCTCACCCAAGTCGGTGGTAACAACACGATCGACCTGTCGTTCCTGAACCACCCGGTGAAGAGTCTGTTCTTCGGATTCAAGACCCTTTCCAACGACGAAGAGAACGATCGATTCACGTTTTTGAACGCGGACATCGTGATCAACGGCGAACCGCTCGTCGAGAAGATGAGTCCCATGTATTTTCACACAGTACAGACATATTACAACTGTCCGTACGGAATCATCCAGTTCGACGAGAGTAACTACACCCCGTTTTACACGAGGTACTACAGCTTCCATTTCGCGCTGAACCCAGAACAGTACAAGAGCACTGGGTCGTTGAATTTCAGCAGACTCGACTCGGCGAAGCTCGTCCTTCGAGGCGTGGAAAAGGGTGTGAATCGCCCGGCTAATCAGGATCTTACCGTCATGGCGGTGTCTTGGAACGTCCTCACCATCAAAGATGGCGTTTGTGGGTTGCGATTTTCTTCGTAAGTACTAGTAGTGACACATGCCGTTCGTCGGTTCCGTCGGTAAGTTTTCACAGGTGTTCGTGTCCCGCCTCGACCCTCAGAACGTCGAGTCTGGGCAAAACGTGGACAACATCATCTGTGGCGACTTGGAGGCGTCGAATGTCCTTTCCGCCAACATCGGTCTCGCAGGTGTGCTCGACCCCGTGCACACGTTCGAGATGGGCACGCCGACACCGTCGCTTTACATGGACGATGGTCAAGATGTCGTGCTCACCATTCCGACCAAGGCGGCGTATTTCAACAGAGCGCTCGTCGGGTCGCAGTTGGGTGTTGAGGCGTCGAATCCGACGCACGCGTTCGACGTCGGCGCGAACAATGAATTCTTCATCGACACGGTCTCTGGTGCGACGAATCTCGTGGTCGCCAACGGGAACGTCGCCGCACAGAACATCAGCAGTCTTCACAAATTGATAATAGGTGCTGATGGATCCACAAACAAAGTGACGTTCGACGCGGATGGAGAGACCGCGCTCGATATTCAGGGTAACGTGATCGTGCAAAAGATTACAGCCACGGACGGTCTGTCGTTCGGTTCGAACATTCTCCTGAACGACACGGGGGATCCAGTCATGCAACTGTACGGGAACGTCATCACCGTGTCCAATGAATTCACGATCACCGGTAACCTAGTCGTGAACGGGAACGTTATCATCACGGACTTATCCTCCGTCGTGTACAGCATCGCACAAAACCAGGCAATCACGGATTCCGTGATTGAGATGGGTGTCGGCGGTGCGTCCGGATTGGACACGTCTATCATTTACCATCAATCGGGAGAGAGTAACGTCATGGTCGGATACATTCACGACAGTGTCGGGTCTGACCCGCCTCGTCTCGTCATGGGGCGCACTCAGCGAAGTGCGTTGGACGTTGACATCATTCCGACGGCGGAAGAGATCAACGTGTATTGCATCGGGCGATTGTACACCTCGAACGTCTTAGCGGCGGCGAACACCGCACCCAATCATAACTTTGCGGTTGGGAGCAACATTTGGGCACACGACACCGCCGCCGAAAAATTACACGTCGAGGGGAACGTCTTCGCGACGAACTTGATCGTCCGCAACGCGTTGGAACTCGGATCGAACGTCGTGATCGATGACATCGGAGAGAACGTCGTCACCATCACCGGCACGACGGTCACGGACATTCTCTTAGCCGGTACCAGAGTTGGGATTGCGAACACGAATCCCCAACACACGTTGTGTGTCGGTAGTAATCTTCACGTCAACGAGATCGGTGCGAACGTCGTCGAGTGTCACGGGAATTCGGTGAGCATGCGACTCTCTGCGATGAGTAATCTATCCGTCGGGAGATATTTGAGTGACGAAAGAGTTCACATCGACGGGAACATACGTCTCGGTGGCACGCAGGGTGTTGACGCGAACTCGAACTCTTCCATCGTTTCGACCGGTCAAGTCATCATTCACGCGAACGATTTCGGTTCTGACGCGTCCTTTACGGATCTCATTTTGAAATCTGGTCCGGTGTCGTCGAACGTCTCGCTCATCGAAGTCAAGGGTAGTAACACCGATTCCGCGACACAAAAGATTGTATTCAAGACCAAGAACACTGAACGAGCAGTCATAACCTCTTCGGGGAACATCGGACTCGCCAACACGGCGCCTGTCGAGAGAGTCACCGTCGGTGGTGGTAACGTGCTCGTGACCGGTTCGAACGCCTTCATCGCCGGTCAGCAATTCACGAGTGGTTTGGTGTCGACAAAGATGTACTCGGATTTAGCGACGAGTCAGGGACACATCCAGAGTCGCGTCGGGAGCGGTGAGAGCCTCAACTTCAGCGTGACCAGCGGGGCGACGCTTGGTACGCCGCGGCTCACCATCATGGACAGTGGTCGAGTGGGCGTCGGATCGACGGCACCGGAAGCGCTGTTCCAGACGAACGGCTCCGCCTTCATTAATCCCCAAGTCGTCCTTCGTAACAATTTCAATCACGCCGAGGCGGCGCTCACCGTGACGAATCCGAACGCGACGAGTCAGGACGACGTCATGCGGACCGCATTGAACTTGTGTCGACAGGGATTCGGCACCATCTATGGATCGAAAGTGGAGTTTCAGCTCGGGCGTTACGCGAACGGAGGTGCCGGGAACGATTCTCGCACGCGCATGGACATCAACCTCTCGAACGGGTCCTACGACAGCCAAAACATCATGACCCTTCGAGCCGATAATAGAGTTGGATTCGGTACGCACACACCACTCTCAAAAGTCGACATCCGAACCAACGGAAATAGAAACCCCGTGTCTAACGGTCTCTTAGTTTTCAACCCAATCGACCAGGACGTGAATCAAGACGCGATCGTCACGGTCCAAGTTCGCGAAGATTCCGGTGACGCGTTCACGAGCTACAGCATATGGAACGGCGCGAGTGCGTACGGTGGCTGGTCTGTCGGTGCGGAGAACACGTCGAACGTGTTGGAGCGACACAAGAATTTCAGAATCACCAACAACGTGTATTCGGTGAGTAACGTCCAAGCGACCGTGTTCTTCATCGATGGTATCACGAGTAATGTCGGGATAGGAACCGACGTGACCCCGAGAGACTTCACGATCAACGGCGACGTGAAATTGAAGAACGTCATCGAATTCGCGGGGGTCGGCACACCCGGAAGCGGTCTCGAAGACATCAAAAACCAATCGTACCCGTTCCCTCACACATTCATCAACGAAAGACAATACAACACCTCGGGGAAATCCGAATTGCTCCTGTTCAAAGGGAACGACACCGCCGATCACATCCGGCACGTCGCGGGTCGTCACCTGTTTGAATGTTATCGGTCGACGATCACCGATGTGACGACGTTCAATAACATCGTCAACGACGATCCGTACGGCACGTTCACGACGATTCCAGTCTTGAGCGTTTCGGGTAGCGGGAACAACGGTGGTCGGGTGTTAATTAACGTCGATGAAAACGATGAGGACGACGCTGACGACGAGACGTCCCTGTACGTTCAGGGTGAAATACGCGTCACGCACGCGGGCGTGAGCGACGGTCGCTTCTCGTGTGGTGGCGACATGTACGTTCAATCCGATGCGCTGGCGTCGCTCAACCAGATCATCAACAACAACAATTTCGATTTCATGCTCGTCGCCGGGGGTGGGAACGAGGCGATGCGCGTCACAGACAAAGCCCTCGTGGGGTTCGGCACGTCCATTCCGTCCTCGAACGTTCACATTTACACGGGCGTGACGACGGACATCGACGCCTTCCGAATCGAATCGCCGTCGAGCACGGGTCTGAAGAAGACTGGCATGCAACTCATCACCGAGAACGGATACGGGGCGTACCTTCGCGGGTACAGAAACGTGGGCACGGACGCCGGTCTCATCTTGGGGTCGATCAATGCCAGCGTGGAGAGCGATACCCTATGGATCACCGGTGGTAAATTGGGTGTCGGGACGAGTTCGCCCACGTCCAAACTCACCGTGTACAACGGCGACGCGCGCATTCAACGAACGAGTGGAAATGCCGTGATTCAGATGGTCACCACGGGCGGTCTCTCGAACATCTTCGCGGGCACGGACGGGGATTTGTACATGCAACCGGTTGGGTCGAACGTGATCGTCCAAGGGTCGTTGAACGTGACCACGGATATTTCGTTCGGTGGGAAGATTGAGTTGGGGAACGCCATCGGTGTCGGCATCGCCTCACCTCTGACCGCGTTGCATGTGGTCGGTGGATCTATCACGGAGGGTGATAACGTCGCGTGCAAGCGATATTCGAGCAAGTTCACGCTCGGGGCTGGTTTTGCGAAGGACATTATCCTGAACTTTGGGAACGGCAGCTTCTACGCCAAGATCGTCTGCATGTTACGGGAGGTGAGCTCATCGAACAGAGATTACATCAACACGATGGTCATGGAGGTGACTGGCGGAAACGGACAGGGAAATCTTTCATCCATTCCCATCGCCGTCGGCACGAAGAACATTTTCGGGAGCTCGCTGAATCCGTATCCGTGGAGTTCGACGATCACGACGACGGCGACAAGGATTCGTTTCACGCCGTCGAACATCCTTGCGACGAGACAGTACACGTACGACATACACGTGAAGTTATACTCGAGCGTGTCAAGTGGAAAACTGTTGAGCGTCCAATACGACAATTCTAATCCTAAGACGGTGCAGACGTACACCTACTAAAGCGACATCGTGAATCGATCGAGTGTGTTGTCGATTCAGGGTGAAGCTGTGTGTTTTACTTGACTTGATCGGTCAGCATGAGAGCGATGCTGGCGACGATGAAAAAGAGCACGGCAAAGTTGCACTCACTTTCCTCTCGTCCGACACTCACCCGTTGCTGCTCAGGCTTCGGCTGAGGTCGGACGACCGGAGGTCGCCTGACGACAGGCGGCGCCGCTTCCTCCTCGTCGAGCGGACAGAAGGCTACCATATAATACTATCCTTAGAGATTAATTTCATTCTTCTTCTTTCTTCCACGTTTCTTCGGCGCAGTCTTGGGGAGTTCGACTTCCTTGACGTCCTCGTCGTCCTCGTCACCACCTCCCTCTGACACGATGTCTGAAATCTCATCTTCCTCTGGTTCCGGTCTGGGGTCGATGGTCGTCGACATCGGCGGCGGAGGCGGCATGGAGATGCCACCCATCAGGGACGAGAGGTCGAATCCTGGGATGCCCATCTGCGGACCCTTCATCTCGTACCCGCTTCCCCCCTGCGGCGGCACACCACCCGCCGCTTGTGTCTTCTGGACCGCGGAGAACATCTGTCCGACCAGTTCCGGGTTTTGCTTCAAGACGTCCGTCATATTCGGAAGCGCCTTGAACATGGAATTAGAGAGATGGAACGCGAAGCCGGATCCGGCCAGCATCATTATTAACTTCACTTCGGGAGCCATCTGCATGGAATTCTTATATTTCACGGCCAGCTCTTCCAGCACGGGATCATAGTCATCGAGCGACTCCATGACGGATTCGGACCAGCCGTTGAGTTCCAGAGAGAGAGGATCATATCGCTTGTTGAGCCATTCCAAGCCGGTCACGCATGCGACGAGCGCTCGTCGGCTGAACTTCACGGACTGCTCGATCTCGATCCCGTACGTCACGCGCTTGTATTCCGCTCGCAAATCTTCGATCGGCGTGTACACGTTCAAGCGCTTGTTCACCACGACACCCTTCTTCTGTCCCAAACGTTGAAGCTTCGACAGGAGATCGCACTTTTCGTCGTCGATGGTCGAGTACCCGGACGACGGCTGCGCCTGTTGCGGAGCCGAGCGTCGCACGGGGACGTCTTCCTCGAAATCGTCGTCGTCATCGCTGTAATTCGCGTACTCGTCCGCGAGATCCTGTTCCACTGCAGGCGGAGGCGGTTGCACGGCTTGTTTGCTCGGATTCATGAACGCGTCCAGATCGACGTCGTCGTCGTCGTCTTCCTCGACGTACCGTCTCGGCGGCGGAGCGTGCTTCTTCGGGACCCGACTCGGTCGAGATCGCGTGATCTCAATCTCGTCCATCAGGCGCTGTTCGTCGGCGCTTAAGTTCATGACCGAAGGATTGTCACCTCGATCGATGACGAACTCTTCACCCATGATCTAGTACTCTTAGTGAAACAATACTCAGCCCTTTAACGCACTTTCGAAAAAATAATATTTCCTGATAGTACCAAATGATCAAGCTCAACAACACGAACCGCAGGGCGCTCACTTGGATTGCCGTCCTGATCATCGCGATTCTCGTCTTGGGTGCCGTCTCCAGCGGCTACGTCGGGGCGCCCATCGTCATCAAGCAAGACTTGGAAGGGTCGTTCTGGGACCTCAAGCAAGACCTCGAATGCACGCCCGGACACGTGAAGGGTGGTGCCTACAGCCGCGGCGGCGTGCCGGGCGGTTTGTGCGGCGACCAAGAATGGGTGCGCAAGTCCGCGACGTACGAAATCGTTGATGAATAAATTAAATGTAATTGTAAAGTATAATGGCTCTTGTGACCGCACCCCAGTCCTCGACACCGGATCTTCAGTATGAATATCACACCATCACTTTGGACAGCGTCGGACAGTCTAGCGCGAACACGTTCACATGTTTTCTTCAGACCCCACTGAGGAACGTGGTTCAAGCGAGACTCGTCGCCGCGCACATTCACAGCAACACCTCGGTCGAGCACTGCTACGTGTCCATCAAAGAATTGGACACGTTCTTCAACGATCGAGCGTTTAAGGCTCTGGACGAACAGTCATCGATGTCCAAGGTGAGACACTCCTTCGCGAGCATCATCTCCGAATCCGCCACGCACGGAACGAGCGACCAAGTCATCGTCTTCAGAGACAACTACCCGATCGTGTCCCAATACATCGACCCGATCAAGACGATCGATCGATTCCACGTCACCATCTACGATCAAGACGGAAACACCATCAAAAACTCCACGGAGACCGGCGATAATTTCCTCGTCATTCGCTTCGTTTGCATGAAAAGAAATTTGTGAGCTACTTGTAAATGTCATCGGGTGTCACCATTTTGACGGCGGTGGGACAACAGGACAAGTGGATCCACTCCGACGGGATCGAAGGCGTCTCGTTTTTCAATCAGGTGTGGAGGAAACACTCAAACTTCTCACAGTCGATCGAGAAAAATTACATTCAAGGCGCCATCACGAACGGGGGTCTGTCGAAAATTCAAATTCAAAAATCGGGTGATCTTTTGGGGTACACGTACTTCTCCATCGATAACGGGACCCAGGCGTTGGACTCCAGCGACTGGACCTCGCTGATCGAGTACACCGAGCTCAGAATCGGGGGCGAGTGCATCGACCGCCAATACAGTGAGTGGACGGAAACCGTCGGCGTGGACATGCTCGCCGGAAACACCTCGAGGTCCGCGCTCGGTCCCCACCCGGGCGGGTCCTCGAGCTCCTTCTTTTATCCGCTTCGCTTCTTCTTTTGCGAGACGCCCTCGCTCGCGCTCCCGCTCGCGGGCATACAACTCCAAGACGTCGAAATCTACATCAAGTGGGGCTCCAACGCCGAGGGGAAACAGTTCGAGTGCTACTCCCAGTTCTTCTACGTCGACGCCGCCGAACGAGAGGCGCTGTCGAAGACGCGACACATGCTCATCTACCAAGTCCAACGCAGCATCCCCTCGCGCGAACTCATTCACGATCTCACCGGGTTCAATCACCCGATCAAGTTCATCGCCAGTTCCAACACCTCCGCGACGAGTCCGCTCAAACGCATAGACAATCGAATCAAAATACAAATCAACGGGAACGACGTGACCCCGTTCAGGTATGGCAAACCCCACTTCTGCGACGTCAGTCACTACTTTCACACGAGTTTCGTGTCATCGCCGGATTTATTCATGTATCCGTTCTGTATGACCACCAACCTGTTTCAGCCAACCGGATCGCTCAACGCCAGTCGGGTGTCGAGTCTCAGAGTCGTGTCAGAGTCCATGCCACTCACGGACACGATTTGGGCGCTCAATCTCAACGTGTTGACCATCGACAAGGGATGCTGCGGTTTGCGCTTCGCCAATTAACTCTATCTCAGTTCCGCACCCGTACACTACGGAATTAAAATAGGGCTTTACATTAGACGTCAAATGGTGAAGAATTTACCGAGCGTCGAGCGATCTCAGAAGATTCGCCTCGGCAAGTTCACACCGGATGTACAGGCAGCGGACACCATCGTGATCAACGCCACGTCAGCCGACATAACAGCACCAGAAGCCGGTCTGTACGTCGCACCCATCCGTTACAACGCCACACCCAACGGAAACGCGAAGACCGTCGGGTACGACGCGACGACGAAGGAAATCGTCCAGACATCCTTCCCCGTGAATCAGACACAGGGGTTGCAAGAGGTCACGTCGAACGGGGCGGTGACGACGCTCGGAGTGGAAGTGTCGAACACGCTCACGGCGACGCGGTTGCAAGTCGGGGCGGGCGCGATCGCGGACGCGGTGAACGTCTTCGTCGTGCGAGGGGGTGTGTTGATCGAAGGGAACCTCGTGGCGACCGGAGACACCACGTTCGTGCGAAGCAATAACGTGAGCATCACGGACCCACTCCTCGAGTTGGGTGGGAACAACAACTCAGAAGAATTCGTGTACGACGTCGGGATCATTCTGAATCGTCCCGGTGAAAACGTGGGGTTCGCGTACCTCGAAAACAGAGACGAACTCACGGTCGCTCTCACGTCGAACACCGCATCGGACAGGTTCATCGTCACCTCCTCGAATCTGCTCACCATGAACGTGATCGGGGACGTGTACGCCAACGCATTTTTTGGCGAGGGATCGACGCTCACCAACGTCGCACACCTCGACGATTTCCTGTCGAACGTGACGCGCATCGGCAATCTCGAGACGTGGCTCTCGTCGAACAACAATCGGGTCGCGTACTTGGAGACCGTTCACGCGAGTAACGCGGTGAGACTGACGACGCTCGAACAATACCACGACGACAACGTGATCCGACTCAACCTGTTGTACAACCTTCAGGCATCGAACGCGACGTTCCTCAACACACTCGCGTCCTATCACAGCAGTAACGTGACGCGCATCTCCAATCTCGAGACACGACTCGTCGACAACAGCATCCGCATCACGAATTTGTCCAGCAATCTCGCGGACAATAGCGCCCGCATTTCGCTCCTCAACACGTGGCTCCAAGACAACTCATTCAGAATCACGACCAACAGCGATAACTTGGCAAGCAATCACTACCGACTCACCAACGTCGAATCCAATCTCATCGCGAACTCGAACAGAATCACCAATCTCAGCATCGACGTGTACGCCATCGACGGTCGAGTCACGGTTTTGGAGAGCGAACTCAGCAACCTCCAAACCGAATTCGCGTCCAACGTCACCATACTCAACAACACGATCGACGAACTCGACAGCAACGCCTCGCGCGTCACCACCCTCGAGCTCATCAAGGCACCCATCAACAACCCAATCTTCACCGGCATCATCACCGGCGACGGCGGCGGTATATCCAACGTCGATCTTCAACACGTGACGAGTGATGGAAACGCCACCACGGACACCGTCCGATTCACGTCCCCAACGGTCGCGTTCGTCACCGATTCCACCGTCGGCATAGGCACCGACGATCCGGACACGAACTACTCGCTTCACGCCACGGGTAACATCAAGGTGCAGTCGAACGTCGAAGCCACCACGTTCGTCGCCCCAGGCACGCACCTCAACCTGAACGGCACCAACAAACTCACCGGGAACACGACTGTGTATGGGAATCTGAATGTATTTGGAAACGTCACGTACCTGGACACCGAAAACGTATACGTGAAGGATCCCATTTTGGGGATAGGGAACCCGGGTGCCCAAGACAGCGGTGTCATCGCCATGTCCGGTGGTCCGGGCTCGAACGTCGCCTTCGGGTACAACAACACCGACGGAGAATTCATCATCGCGTTTACCGACGACGGTCCGCTCGGCGTCACGCTGACCCCCGATCCGTCTAGGGACTTGAACGTGCACGTGTACGGGACCCTGTACTCCGCCAATGGCTTCGGGGTGGCGAACACGAATCCCGTCAGCGGGATCTACGCACTCTCGATCGGACAGAACGTGTTCGCGAAACACAACGGCGATTTGATCTCCATCCGATCCCTCGCCGACACGGGCATTTACACCTCGAACGTCACCACACCCGTGATTGAATCCACCGGCACAAATCTCGAAATCACCGCACCCAACACCGTCATCATGGGAAATCTCGATGTTCGAGGTGCGACGACGATGGTCAGTACCACCGATTTAATCGTCAACGATACAGTCATCGATCTGGCGAATAACAACACCTTGACGTCGGTCGATCTCGGGATTCGCATGCGACGCCCGGGCGCCAACGTGATCATGACGTATCAAGCGTCGAGTGAAGAGCTCGCGTTCGCGCACTCCGTCACCGGAGTGACCCCAGACCCGACGAAAACCATGAACGTTCACGTGTACGGAAACCTCGAAGTGGACAAAGGAATCAACGTCGGGTCGAACGTCATCATCAACGATTTCGCATCTAACGTGATCGACGTCGACGGCGCGGTCGCGGCGTCCATTTACTTCGGGGACGGTGGTTTGCTCTCGAACATCACGCAGACGCTGCAGGGTATCAGCGAGATCGGCGCAAACACCGATCAGACCATTTATTTCACCAACGTCACGACCGGGATCAACGTCACGACATCCAACGTCGAGGTCGGGGGGTACTATTTCGGCGACGGACAGTTCATGTCGAACGTCGCGAATTTGGTCATCCTCCAATCCAACGTGAGCATCGTCAAATCAGATCTTCGAACGGATCTCCAATCGAACGTGAGCATCCTGAATCAGAACATCGCGAGTAACGTGTCGGACCTTCGAAGCGATCTCCAGTCGAACGTGTCCATCCTTCGAACGGATCTGCAGTCGAACGTGAGCATCTTGAACCAGAACATTGGCAGTAACGTGTCAGACCTTCGTTCAGATCTCCAGTCCAACGTGAGCATCTTGAACCAGAACATCGGCAGTAACGTGTCTGACCTTCGATCGGATCTCCAGTCGAACGTGTCCATCCTTCGAACGGATCTACAGTCGAACGTGAGCATCTTGAATCAGAACATCGCGAGTAACGTCTCCAACCTTCGTTCAGATCTCCAGTCCAACGTGAGCATTCTGAACCAAAACATCACCAGTAATGTTTCGGATCTTCGATCAGATCTCCAATCCAACGTGTCCATTCTCAACCAAAACATCGCGAGCAACGTTTCCGACCTGCGAAGCGATCTGCAGTCCAACGTGTCCATCCTTCGAACCGATCTTCAATCGAATGTGAGCATCCTGAATCAGAACATCGCGAGTAACGTCTCCAACCTTCGTTCAGATCTCCAGTCCAACGTGACCATTCTGAACCAAAACATCGCCAGTAATGTTTCGGACCTTCGATCAGATCTCCAATCAAACGTGTCCATTCTCAACCAAAACATCGCCAGTAATGTCTCGAACCTTCGATCAGATCTACAATCCAACGTGTCCATACTCAATCAAAACATCGCGAGTAATGTGTCCGACCTTCGATCAGATCTCCAATCCAACGTGAACATTCTCAACCAAAACATCGCCAGTAATGTCTCGGACCTTCGATCGGATCTTCAATCCAACGTGAGCATTCTGAACCAAAACATCACCAGTAATGTCTCGAACCTTCGCTCGGATCTACAGTCGAACGTGTCCATTCTCAACCAAAACATCGCCAGTAATGTCTCGGACCTTCGAACGGATCTGCAATCGAACGTGTCCATACTCAATCAAAACATCGCCAGTAATGTCTCGGCGATTCGCACCGACATCTCGAGTAACGTGTCCATCATAAACTCGAACGTCGACTTGAAGGCGGACATCCTCGACCCGACGTTCTCGAGTAACATCACCGTGAGCAACAATCTCATCGTGAGTGACCTCACGGCGACGCGGTTGGTCTTCGTCGGTGCGGACAAACAACTGACCGACGACGCCGCGTTGACGTTCCAGGCGTCCACGCTCACGGTCGACGGGGACATCTCCGTGTCTGGAAATCTCACCGTCGAAGGAACCGTCGTGCAGTTGAGCACGGTCAACACCATCGTCAATGACGCCCTGATTGAGATTGGAAATAACAACGTCTCGGACACTCTCGATTTGGGTTGGATCATGACCCGACCGAGCACCAACGTCGCCATCGGGTACCGGGGCGATGAATCCGAACTCATGATCGGTCACACACTCTCCGACCCTTCGTCCATTGATTTGGTTCCAGATTCCGCTAACGCACTTTCCGTGCACGTGTACGGCAGCCTCGACGTGGACACGACAATCACGGGTGACGGAGAATTCCTCACGAACACGGCGAATCTCGTCATTTTACAGTCGAACGTGTCCATACTCAACCAAAACATCGCGAGTAATGTCTCGGACCTACGAAGCGATCTTCAATCGAACGTGTCCATACTCAATCAAAACATCGCCAGTAATGTTTCGAACCTTCGAACGGATCTCCAATCCAACGTGTCCATACTCAACCAAAACATCGCGAGTAATGTGTCGGACCTTCGAACGGATCTCCAATCGAACGTGTTGATCCTCAACCAAAACATCGCGAGCAACGTCTCCGACATCCGCACGGACATCGCGAGCAACGTCGGCTTCATTAACTCCAACGTCGATCTCAAGGCGAACATTCTCGACCCGACGTTCTCGAGCAACATCACGGTCAGCAACAATCTCGTCATGTCCGATCTCACCGCGACCCGTGTGGTGTTCGTCGGCGCAGACAAACAGCTCACGGATAGCTCGACCCTCATTTTCAACTCAGACACGCTCACGGTGGACGGGAACGTCGTCGCCGACGCGATCTCCATCGGACGACCGAGTGTCACCGGCTCCAACGTGTTGGACATCAACGGGTCGGCGAACGCGCTCGTGTATTACGGGGACGGTGGTTTGCTGTCTAATATACGGACGGATCTGGAGTCGGTCATCATCGAAGGGAACACGACCTCGAACGTCGTCCAATTCATGAACGCCACGACGGCGTTCATCACCAACCTCACCTCGAACGTCGTCATGAACATCAATCAACTCAATAACGTGACCATCACCAACGGTGATCTGGTCGATCAACAAATTCTCCGATACAACGCCGGAAACGGACAGTGGTTCAACAGCGACACCGATCGGAACTTCATCAGGGTGTACAACGGTACAGGCACGGACATCGCAAAGGGGAAAGCGATTTACATTTACGACAGTCACAACAACAACGTGTCGAACGTCGCACTCGCAAAATCGGATGATCCGTCAACCATGCCGAGCGTTGGTATCACGTTCGATCTCATCACGAACGGTACCGAGGGCTACGCGGTGTCCTACGGCAAGGTACAGGGCGTGAACACCAATGGATTTCAGGAAGGAGAGACTGTGTACGTGAGTAACACGGTCCCCGGTGACGTATCAAACGTCAAGCCGTACTCGACCATCAATAATGTCGATCAGATTCAGAACATCGGGATCTGTGTCAAGGCGGACACGAACGGGGTCGTGTTCGTGACGGGTGTGGGTCGTTCCAACGACATTCCGAACGCCAACGTCGTGACCTCGAACGCGAGTCTCACACACGTGTACGTGAACTCGCTCAACAACAATCTGCTCAAAATTCAACCGTCCAACCTCCTCACAAAACTTCAAACGTTGACACAGGTCGTCAACACAGGGAACACGACCTCGAACGTCGTGCAATTCACGAACGCGACGACCGGTCTGGTGGCGACGTCGAACGTACAAGCCGGTGCCTTCTACGGGGAAGGCTCGACCCTGAGTTTCACGTCGAACGTCTTCTTGGACGAGGGGTTGGTCGTCAACAGGAACTCGGTCGCGAGCAAACAGTACGCATACAGCGGATCCATGACGTTTTCCAACGTCGGAGTCACCTTCAGCACGAACGTGTTCAGCGCCAAGATCACCGCACACCTCATACACGACGACGACGAGGTGAGCACCCTTCAGATCGATTGTTGTGGAGGCTCGAAGAACGGCACGTCCGCACACAACATCGTCGCCGGGAAGGTGAACAAATTCGGTGTCACCTCGAGCTATCCATGGAATCACGAGGTGACGACCACCCCGACGCAAGTCATATGGTCACCCGAACAAACCGGGCTGACTAATTACGATTACAACATACACGTCGAACTCCTTTCAAGTCACCCTTCCGCGGGGGTGACGCAGATCACCGAGGCGGGAAGTGCGGTCAAATATTTCTCCCACTAAGAGTAGAACATGACGACGAATATCCAGTCATTCGCCGGTGACGTGGAGATTCCAGGAAATCTCCAGGTCAAGCGTTTGACCGTCGAAGACGCCATCACGGCGCTCGGCGCGAACAACACTGGACTTTCCAACGTCGGTCTGTTGCTGTCCCGTCAGGCAAACACCCCGAACGTCGCCATCTATTACGATGAGACGACGAGTCAACTGCGATTCGGACACACGTTCAAGGGTGGAAACGACACCGTCATGCAAATCGACACCGCGAACAATCTCACCATGAACGTCTTCGGGGACGTGCGATGCAGGTTGATCCGCGCGGACGGCGGTTTGCTGTCAAATATCGTCTCAGACCTCCAATCGGTGACCACATACGGGTCATCCACGGATCGCACGGTCGTCCTCTCCAACACCGTCACCGGTTTGACCGTGAGCTCGAACATCGTCGTCACGGGGAACGTGACAGCCGGATCGTTCATCGGGGACGGGTCCCAGTTGGACGGGATCGCCGCAAACTTCGAAGAGATCATCATCAACGGGAACGTCACGAGTAACACGGTGGAATTCAGAGATTCCGTGACCAGCCTCGTGACGACCGGCGCCGTCGGTATCATCAACACCTCACCCGCACACGATTTGTCCGTCGGTGCGAATCTTTACGTGGATGACTTGGGAAGCAACGTGCTGACCGTCGAAGGCAACGTCTCGGCACACAAAATGACACTTGGGTCGATTGAAATCACCCCCGCCTACTCGCTTCAACAGGTGACCGGCGTCGGGAACTCCACGTCGCTCACCGTGCAATTCACGAACACGTCCACGGCGTTCGTCACCGATAAGATGGCGGGCATCGGCATCGCTCCGTCGTCCGCCGACGTCGGTATCAGTGGGTTACACGTCGACGGTCACATTCGCTTGGGCGGCGCCGCGGGCACAGACGAAAACCAAGATCTGTACGTCAAGAGCGCGGGGCAGGTGACGTTTCTCGGTAACGACTCGGATTTAGACAATAGTTTCGTAGGCGCTTCGATTCGCGCGGGCGTCTCGAACGCCGCATATATCACCGTTTTGGGTGCCGCCACGAATCAAAGTTATCAACACATTGAATTCGGCGTCAACAATTCAGAGAAAATGCGCATCACGAACGGTGGGTATTTGCAATTTCCAGGTGCCGTGACGATCCAACCAGCAACTGCAAACCAACCCGTGCGCATCGGAAACGGCGCTGGATCTTATACTCAAGGATTGGACTGCATCGCCATTGGACAACTCGCCGGTCAGAGCGGTCAAAACGCACACGGCATCGCCATCGGGTATGCCGCCGGTTTAAATGGTCAAAACACCTATTCGGTCGCCATCGGTTTGCAAGCGGGACAATCCGGACAAGAACGCGACGCCGTCGCCGTCGGACACGACGCCGGGCGTCATGGTCAAAACGCCTATTCGACCGCCATCGGTACGAACGCGGGATATTGTGCACAGTCTGAATATTCCGTCGCCGTCGGTGTGAACGCGGGGTATTTAGGTCAGGGTATCAATGCAGTCGCCGTCGGCGTCGCCGCCGGGAACCTCGGACAGAATGCGTACGCCGTTGCCGTCGGTTTCAACGCCGGGATGAGTGGTCAAGCAGCGAACTCGATCGCCGTCGGACCCGACGCCGCGAGAATCGGGCAGAATGTGTACGCCGTCGCCATCGGGACCTCTGCGGCGTACACGAATCAGGGAGCTTACACCGTCGCCGTCGGCGTGAACGCCGGAAATTCCTCTCAGGGAAACGAAGCGGTCGCTGTAGGGAACGCCGCCGGGAACCTCGGACAGAATGTGTACGCCATTGCCGTCGGTTCGAACGCCGGGTATGACGGTCAAGCACAGGACGCGGTCGCCGTCGGGAGCTCCGCCGGGAACGTCGGACAGAACGTGTACGCCGTCGCCATCGGGACCTCCGCGGGGCGCATCAACCAGGGACCTTACACCGTCGGCATCGGCGTGAACGCCGCATATTCCAATCAGGGACGCGACGCGGTCGCCGTAGGGAACGCCGCCGGGAACCTCGGACAGAATGCGTATAGCGTCTCCGTCGGAAGCGGTGCTGGGTACAGTGCACAGCGCGCATCAGCCGTCGCGGTCGGTGTGAACTCAGGAAGTCTGAACCAAGGATCGTACGCCGTGAGTGTTGGTAACTTGGCGGCATATACGGGTCAAGGCGATTATGGCATCGCCATAGGACACCAATCGGCGACGAACGGTCAGTCCCTGGGCGCCATCGCCGTGGGTGTCGACGCCGGATATAATTATCAAAATACGTACGCCGTCGCAGTGGGGTCCGCCGCCGGGCACCTCGGACAGTATGCGTATGCCGTCGCCATCGGCACAAACGCGGCAAGATCATACCAACGTGGCAGCGCGATCGCGATTGGGAACACCGCTGGGTATGATACACAGGGAGTGGCATCGATCGCGATCGGTCCCAACGCCGGAAACTATATACAACAGGCGCAGTGTGTCGCCATCGGTGACGCCGCGGGTAAATTTGGACAGAATAACTACGCCGTCGCCATAGGTCTCGAGACCGCGCGCGACGGACAAGGTGAGGTCGCCATCGCCATCGGTTCCAACGCCGGTGGACGACAACAGGGGGGGCGCGCGGTCGCCATCGGCGATTACGCGGGACATTCGACACAGAGTTCCTCCGCGGTCGCGATCGGGCACGCCGCCGGTCTCGACACCCAAGGGATCAACAGTGTCGCCATCGGACTGAACGCGGGTAGAAACTCACAGCAACAATTCTGTGTCGCGGTCGGTGACGGCGCTGGTATGAATAATCAAAGTTCATACGCAACCGCCATCGGCTATCTCGCGGGATTGACGAGCAGTCAGGGCGTGGGTGCCGTCGCGGTCGGTGCGTACGCGGGTCAGAGCTCACAAGGCGTTTACGGAGTCGCCGTTGGGTACAATTCCGGGCTACACAACCAAGCGGCTTTCGGCATCGCCATCGGACCGGATTGTGCGAGAGACCATCAAAACACCAACTCGGTCGCCATGGGTTACGGATGCGCGGAGTTCGGTCAACAAACGGGCGCGGTCGCCATTGGGTACCGAGCCGGTCGACAGAATCATGGAATAGGTTCAGTCGCCATCGGATACGAGGCAGGTAGAGATTTACAGGGCAGTAACTCGGTGTCGGTCGGTAACGAGGCTGGGAAACTTGAGCAAAACGCATACGCCATTAGCATCGGAGCTTCAACTGGGGCAATTGGACAATATTACGGTTCCGTAGCCTTAGGGTACGCCGCGGGATGTTCCGGACAACAAAGCTATGGAGTCGCGCTCGGCTGGCAAGCGGGTCGGTGTTATCAAGGGTCGTATGCCGTTACACTAGGCGTGAACGCCGCCCTCGAGACTCAAGGTTATTCAGCAGTCGCGATCGGTCAGGATGCCGGACGATATTATCAGGGGTCAAACAGCGTTGCCGTTGGTAATACCTCTGGATATTACTACCAAAAACAGCAATGTATTGCCATAGGCGAGAGTGCGGGTCGATCACACCAAGGTCGAACTCGATGGGACGGTGATTCGAACGGGGTAGGACATGCGATCGCCATCGGCACGAACGCCGGATATTACAATCAAGGTGAATACAACATAGCTATCGGGTACAGAGCTCAAGAAGATTGTACGACGGGTGATGCTGCTCAAATCGCGATCGGTCTTCAAGCCGGTTTTACCAGTCAGCAACGCGAGGCGATCGCACTTGGCTATTTTTGTGGACACTCTCACCAAGCCGCGTACGGTGTCGCTATTGGTGCGAGCGCCGCAAGAGAGTCACAAGGATATGCAGCAGTCGCGATCGGTCTCGCGCCGGGATATTTAAATCAGGGGAATGAGGCCGTCGGTATCGGACACTACGCCGGTCATTCGATTCAGCGTGAGTACAGCATTGCCATCGGCGGGAGCGCGGGATATGATTACTTAGGTGGATCAACGGTTGCAGTCGGAGTCAACTCGGCGCGCTACAATTATCCTGGATCAACTTATGGGGACGCGGCCGTGTGTATCGGAGCTTTTAGCGGTTATTATTATCCGAGGCAATACGCCACCAACGTCGGATTGAACAGTGGTTACAATCAAGCTGGATACTGGTCGGTGAATGTAGGGACAAACGCTGGTTACGGTCACTCGTCGAACGTTGGAACTCAAAACGGTGACTATTCCGTCAACGTCGGTGGACAAGCGGGTTTTATTGATACGGCGGTAGCCGTTGTGAATCTCGGATACAACGCCGGACACTCTTATGCACGAGAACGCTGCATCAACATTGGAGACGCTGCAGGCTTTTCATATGCCGGGACTTTCTCAACCAACATTGGACACCTCAGTGGGTATTATTCTGCAGGTTGTTATTCCGTAAACATAGGTATTTATGCCGGACACGAAGGAGCAGGAGATTTTGCCATCAACATCGGGGACGCGGCTGGACGCGGTGTAGGGGGCACAAGACCTGGGACGGACGGTCACAGTATCTGCATCGGTCGCTACGCCGGATTAAACGCTATACACCATCACACGACCATCATAAACGCTGTGGGGGGTAATGTCGACAGTGGCGGCACGTATCGATGCTACATCACGCCGATCCGGTACAACACCGAGGCGTATTACTTACAGTACAACGGGTCGGCGTACGACGGTACGTACGGTGGAAGCGGGGAGGTCACGATGTCGTCGTCGACGCCGACGTCCGACGATCGTCTCAAGTTTAACGAAAAGTTCATCACGAACGCGACGGACACGCTCATGAAGCTTCGTCCGCAGACGTATGACAAACAGGTGTACCTGTCCCACGACTTCGACGCCGCGTTGCAACGACGGAAGTACGAGGCGGGTCTCATCGCACAGGAAGTGTTCTACGACATACCCGAGTTGCGACACTTGGTGGAGGTGCCGCCGACGGCGACGAATCTCCAAGAACACATCACGTCGAGCAAGGATCCGGCGATCGATCCGGATTATTCGAACTGGGGTGATCAACCGGCAAAGTTGGATTACATTCAACTCATACCCTACATCGTGCAATCGATCCAGGAGATCGCGGCGAATCGAGAGAAGACGCCGCTGACGGCGGTGAGTCAAGACGGACTCATCGTCAGCGCGGACGAGACGGGTAATCACCTGTCGTCCGTGGTCGGCGATCCCGCCTCGTTCGGTGTCGTGTCTGGCGACAACGGCGACGTCATCACCAGTGGGACTGCGCGTGTGTGGATTTTGAATTCGATGGGTACCCTGACGTCGGGTGATTTGTTGACCACGTCGAGCGTCGCTGGGTATGCGCAAAGGCAAGGGAATGTGCAAGTGACGAGCGCGACGTTCGCGAAGGTGCTTCGTCCGTGCGATTTCGCCCCGACACAGGTCCCTATCAAGCGCGTGCGTCGAACGCTCGTCGATACGACCGTGTACGTGTTCACGTGGCGGGAGAGATGCGGTGACCAAGAATACGACACGTACCCGGAAGAAAACCGGGAGAAGCGGGAGTACGTGCGATACAAGTCATCCGATGATGGCATGATCTACACACAAGAGGAATACGACGCGATGACTGATGAGGCGAAGGCGAAGTGTACGTCGGAGGATGTCATTGAATATTACAGAATCATGCGGAGCGAGATGTTGACCCCGACTGCGGGATACGAGGCGACGACGAAGCAGATCAACGTCGAAGAGCGTGACGCGTACGGAAATCTCGTGTACGAGGACACGGACGAGACTGAACCTGAATACCCGGTCAGATACTTAGACGCCGACGGTGGCATCCTCCCCAACGCCGATGGCGCCGTCCACGTCGCCGCCCTCGTGAAGTGTAAGCTCTTGTGATAGGATGGTGTCCCAATCGTAATTTTTCACGATGTGTTCGCGTAGTCCGTCGGGTTTTGAAATCTTCCCGTGGAAACACGCGTGCAAAGCCATGGCGAAATCCATGGGTTCGAAATCCATCATGACGCCGTTATGTTTGTCGAAGTTGCACATGTGTTTGGTACCGATGGGGTCTATGACTTTCACGAAATCACCCAGCGTTTCTTTCAGCGCGGGAACCCCGCTCACGATTTGATGACGGTTGAAATATCCGTGCTCGATGTTCGTGAGCCCAAATCCTTCGCCGCAGCACGTATTCAACCCCACGTCTGCGGCGTTGTATAACAAGTTCACGACTTCGTCGGACATGATGAGCGGTTTGGGTGTGATGAAGAGGTGTCGTTCGACGATAGAAGGACTAATTTTTTGACGAAGCGCCTCCGTGATGATCAACTCACGAATGTCGTACCCGTCATCGCCGTCTGGCAAACACCCCAAGAAGAGTTTAATTCGCGGGTTGAAATCGTTCATGGAGAGAAATTTCAAGAACGCGCGAATCGTAATGTCTTGGCGTTTTCGATAGGAATTCCTGTTCATGTTCAGGACGATGAAATCGTCAGGTTTGAACCCACAACTGACTTTCGCGATGTCTTGGTCCACGTCCCTGAACCTCTCGAAGTCGATCCCGTGTTTCAAGACACGAACCAAGTCTTTGTCGAATCCGTAATCATTCACCAGATGCTCGCGCCAACACTCGAGGAACACCCACAATTTTTTCACATTTTTGTTCTTCTGAAGCCTGAACATGACACTCGGGCGCTCCCAAGGATACACGATGTCCAGGTACACCCACGCGGGGACGTTAGGTACCATGTCCAAAATCGCCGTGGTCACCATCAAATCGTTGTACAGGAAGAGGACGTCTGGCTTCTCTTTTTCGACACACGGAACGATGCCCTTGTCACCGAATCCCTTTGGAGATTCCGGGTCGATTTTCACCGCGTCGTAAATCTTGATCCTGGGATCGATGAACCTATCCTCGATGAGTTGTCCAGGGAAGTTCTGAAACCCATAGAACACGACCTCGACCCCAGGCTGATTTGCTAAATAGTTGGTGATCTTGTTCGACACCCTTCCGTACCCAGTGCCCTGCCCCGGATGCGTACACAGGAAAAGAATCTTCATGTCCGGCGTTGCAGAGTTTTCGACGCATTTTTTTAACTTACTAGTATATACACTATGGGCATAACGGTGAACCAAACTTACATGACACACGCCGGCTTCGAGATTCCCTCGTATTACGTGAGTCTGTGTGACGCTCAGATCATCATCAATCGTCCACCCATCTTGCCGACCCCGTTGAATCAAACGCAGCCTTCGCAAAAATACATGATCGAGGCGAATTTCCACATTTGGGTATCCAAGGAGGCGCGCGACCACGGTCGAAGCAAGATTGGCGCGCACAACGTTCGAATCATCAGCGAGACCCCGATCACGGAAAACGTGTACGAGGTCCTCTACGCCAAACTTAAGGAAGGATTTAGCAACTACACGGAGGACATTTGAGTAGAAAATTTTAGTCACCAATAATAGTATTCCACATGTCCCTCAGCAGCGACAACGTCGGATATCTCGACATATCGAATGCGATTCTACGAGTCGGCACACTCGACGTGGTCGGTTTACAGGGAGTAGACACCGTAACGAACACTTTGCGCGCGAACTCCGTCCTCGTGTACGACGACATGGGCACGGACATCGCCACGCCCCCGTTCACCCTCGGCGCCGGAGTGAGTCGATCGACGTCCCCGACGGAAATCGAGCTTCGATACGCGAGCGGGAACAATTTCATGTACAAGGGGATCAAACTTCCCAATTTCTTCGTCGGCGAGTTCGAACTGTACGCCGCCGACACCGCGACCGGGAACGTGTTCTTGCACACGTACACCGAGAGCACCACGTCCTACGGCAACGACGGCTACGAATTCATCTTCGACTTTCAGTACAACACCATCACCCTCAAGTACGACGGCACCCAGATCGCTCAGGGCACGTCCGCCGGGCTCACGGCGTCCACGTGGCATCGCATCTCCGTCATGTACGATCGAAACGTGTGGACCGTATCGGTGGACGGTGCGGTGAAATTCGTCCTCGACGACGTCGAGCGCGCGGCGGTGTACGAAAACCCAACCACCGGACAGTACCTCCGCTTCGCCACGAACTCGGGCACGAGTCGCAAGATTCGAGCCATCAAATTCATGAACGGGTCGTACTGGTCCCAAAGTAAGCTGGGGCACCTCTCGTACACGAACGGGAACGTGGGCATCGGGACGTACGCACCAACGACGCACCGATTCGAGGTGTTCGGGTCGGCGAAGACGCAGAACATCGACGCGACGACGCTCGCGCTGTCCTCCACGACCGCGTCGTCCAGCACGTCCACGGGGGCACTGACCGTCGCGGGTGGGATCGGGGCGCGCGAGGTGTATTCCGGGAACGCGTACTGCTCGAACGTGTTCACGCAGGTGTCGCAGCAAGGCAGCAGCAGTGACAGAATTACGACCGTGCGCCTGAATGAATTCAACGAAAGTGGTAACGACCGATGGTGGAAACTGGCGACCCTCTTCGCGGGCGCGGGTGGTACGTGGTCGTACATTCGCGGGATCATCACCATGAATCGCGTGAACGAAAGTTACCGTACGTACGAGTTCGGCGTGTGGGGTGTGCCCTCAGCCCCCGATAACACGTTCATCTACACGCCCGTCAACGTCACGGGCGACCAAGATTATTTTACGAATCACAATTACTTGGTGATTTACAACAACACCGCCAACAGTACCGTCGACGTGTACTTAAAAGCGGCGTCGTACAGTCGCGTCAAGATTGAGTTGGATTACACAAACCTGACGGCGTTATACCTGCAACCGAACTGGACGACGACCGCGCCGACGACGTCTGGGACGTACATTCTCAAATACTGGCCGCCGACATCGAAAAATTCCCTCATCACCGTGAACAACAAACTCGGGATCAATGTCAATTACCCCTCCGAGGCGTTACACGTCGGCGGGAACATTCGATTGGGTAACCCGTTGGGGTCCGACGATAACGCCGATTACTACATTTCAACCGCCGGACAACTCAATATTCACTCGAACGACACGAGCGATACGGATCCCGACTACAGATACTTTAATCTCGTATGCGGACCGACGAGCAACTTGTTAAACACGGCGGCGATTCAGATTGGGAGTCACTCGGATTGCTCCGTTCGAACGTACTCGAGAAATTATGTCGTGAGCAAACAAAATACAACTGGGAATAGTAACGGTACCATAACACTCTATGATCACAGCGGTATCGGCTCGAATGTGTATGTGGACGGACAGGGAAACATCATGCGTTACTACGTAATTGGTGGCGTGCAATACAACGGTGGAATACACTTGACCGGGAATGCCGTTTTGCCTGCGTACAACGGTGGTGCGGACAGCGCCAAAAACGTCGATCTCGGAGTTCCCGACTACCGTTGGAGGAGTACTTATGCAAGATATTACAACGCGTATGACTCCACTACAGCTGTCGTCACCAGTGAATTAGCAAACTTCGGTCGAACCGTAACGTCGAATGGTGGATCAGACGCATCATTTTTATCTATTGGAAAGATCATCGAAGACTCGAGTCAGACTGGATGGCTTGGGTATTCGTCGCGACTCTCACAGGTGGTAAACAACGTGACAATGAGTTCCGTTCGCTTTAACGGTTACAACAATCACGGAGGACTTAGCATAGAGACGGGATACTCTGATGGAGGTTCACCCGAATACCTCAAATCGACGGCGACGTTTACGTCGCGTGGTTCGGTAGGGATCGGCACGACCACGCCATTCAATGTACCGTTCGGAGGAGGACTCACGAGTGCCTTGGGTGGTCTTCACGTCGAGCAAGCTGTGGTGTCCGGTGCTGGGGAAGGATACTACCTGAATTCGCACTACAGTATCGCGACGGGAAGTAACCAATACCAGGGGTATGGCAAGATTTATTATGATCCTGGTCAACTTGATCATGCAGTGCCGATTGCCGGTATGATGATTGAAAACACTACCACGAACAGTGCGGGTACGCCATATAATTATTCGCAACGCCTTTTGTTCAAAACGCACGATTATGGTTTGTATGGTGGATTGCTAAACGACTGCGCGATGGCGTGCAACACAGACGGCAAGGTGTCCATGCGTCGATACTCGTACACACAACCCCTATCCAAACTCCACGTCGAGGATAACGGGTTCGCGTTCACGGTGTCCGGGACGCGTGATACGAACCAGACGTATAGTATGATGCGTCTAGGACATCCGTGGAGTGTTTCGTACGGCGATTATTGCTCTATTTTCGAAAGTTACAACAACTGGGCAGTCGATTATAAAAGTGCACTTACAATTTACACGCACACGAATACCAGTGAATACGACCAAGGCGGCTACAACATCACCGGACTTACTCTCAGAGACGGATATGCCGGAATTTGTGGGGGCATTAACACCGGTTACTCAGTAACCATTGCTGGTGGCAATGGGAGTATTTTCTCGTACGGATTTTGGGTCAGAAACACCTACGGTAACAACCACTGGCGTGAAGGCACTGGTGATAACGCGAATTACACATCATACAACAGCGTCTTCTTTGTGTGGTGGGGTATGGCGTGGATGGATTTCCAAAGTACCGTTCGCATGGTTTACAACGCGCGAGCCGGGGACCTTGACATGCTCGGGACATGCCATGCCGCCGCGTTCAGCACGGCGTCCGACGATCGCGTCAAGGATTTCGAAAAACCGCTTCATCTGGGTACGGAGACGCTCCTCAAACTTAACCCACAACACTATTACAAGAGAGACAAGCTCGAGTTATCGACCAAGGTCAAATATCGCGAAGAGTTCGGTCTCATCGCCCAGGACGTGTATTACGACGCTCCTGAGCTCCGTCCGTTAGTGCATTTGCACTACGACGCAGATCCGTCGCCCGAAAAACCCGTGCGCGACGAAAACATTCAGATCGACCCCCCGTACGACGACTGGGGGTCACAGATCGCCTCTCTCGAACTCGAAGGGCTCATACCCATCATGATTAATTCCATCAAGGAGATCGTCACCGAGAAGGATGCGGTCAAGACCCGAGTGACTGACGTGGCGTTCTCGAACGTCGTGGATCATCGCGGGTTGGTGGTGTGCGCGAGAAACGACGCGTTCAGTCCGAAGAGTGGCAAACCCCTCGTGGAACTGTCGAGTAGGATCGCGTGCAAGGCGTGGTATGGCGTCATCACCGGTTCGAACGTGCACACGGAAGATTCCGAGACGCTCATCGCGCGCGGTGGCGACGCCAAGGTATGGGTCATCATGCGCAACGGTGCGAGCGTCGAGAGCGGTGATCTCCTGTGCACGTCGAACGTTCACGGGTATGTGTGGAAGCAGGACGACGATCTCGTGCGCTCCAGTACGGTCGCTAAGTTGACACAGGGGTGTGCTTTCACGGTGCCAGTGCCTCGTCCGAAAAAGAAGATTCGTCGCGAACTCAGGGACGTCACGTATTACATCAAGCGACGATGGTACAAGACGGACAAGGAGGATCACGATAAAATGCCCGAACACAAGCGTCGCACCTACCTGGAGGATTATTACGAGAAGACTGATTACGAGTATCGCCCGAAATCGCACATGCGAAAAGACGATGACGGGGAGTGGAACGTCGTCGTCTTCATTAAAGAGCTCAGATACGAGATCAGCAGGGAGACGTACAACGCGCTGTCCGCGGATGCGAAGGCTGCGTATCGTCCAACGAACGTCGACGACAAGTATGTCCGAATTGAGCGACAGATGGCGACACAGGAGGCGTATGATCTCATGACCGAGGCGGAACGTGCCGATTACGTCGAATATCAAGCGAAGGGTAACAAGACCGAGAAGACGATCGACGAGTGGAACGCGCTCGACGCCGCGGAGAAGGCGAAGTACGTCCTGAAGATTCGTCGGGTGTACGAGCGCATGGAGCAGTGGGTGGCGAAGGATCCGCTCATCACGAACACCACGGTGGAGACGAAGCAAGAGATGGTTGACGTCCTCGACGAGTACGGTCAGCATATTTACGACGACGATCCCGACGAGACCGAATTGCCGTACGAGATCCGATACCTGACCACACAGGGGATGATCACCACGAGACACAGCGCGGTGTACTACGCGGCACTTTTGAGTTGCACTCTCATGGGTTAAAAATAATCTCGCATGGTATTACTATAAACCATGAGTGCGGGTATCACGCAACTGCTCGCGATCGGTGCCCAAGACAAAGAGATCACGGGAAATGCGTCCGTGAGCTACTTCCGCAGTGTTCACAAGACCCACACGAACTTCGCCCAGACGGTGGAGCGTCAAACCATTCAAGGTCAAGTGAAGCCGAACTCGATGTCGACCGTTCGTTTCGAGCGTAAGGGCGATCTTCTCTCGTACGTCTACCTGACCCCGCTCACGAACGGTACCCAGGCGAACACGTCGATCTCCGATTGGAGCACCGTGATCGATAAGGTTCAGTTGGTGATCGGTGGTCAAGTCGTCGACGAGCAAGACGCCGTGTTCACGCAGCGTTTGGCGCCGACGATCATGGCGTCGAACCACGTGCAATCGGCGGACGGCAACGTGTTCGGTGGATCGTCGAACGCGCAGTTCTACCCGCTCAAGTTTTGGTTCGCGAACTCGTTCGCCCAGGCGCTTCCGCTCGTCGCGCTTCAGTACATGGACGTGGAAATCAGGATTTATTGGGGCGCCCAGGTCGGCGACAAGTGGGAAGTGTACGCGAACTACGTCTACTTGGACGGACCGGAGCGCGAATTCTTCGCCAGCACGCCGTTGCAGTACCTCGTCACCACGGTGCAAAAGTCCCTGGCGACGAACACGAAGGTTCACGATCTCAACTTCAATCACCCGATCAAGGCTATTTGTGCCGCCTCGAGCTCGGGAGGCTCCGTCGCGCTCGCGAGCGCCACGAACCGCCTGAAGCTTCAGATGAACGGCATCGACGTCGGCGACTTCCGCCTGGCGCAGCCGCACTTCACCCAAGCGGCGGCGTACTTCCACTGCCCGTACGCGGTCCGTGCGAACCTCGCGGACAACATCATCATCATTCCTCTGTGCCTGGACACCAGCAAGGGTCACATCAGCACCGGCTCGGTGAACTTCTCGCGACTCGACAGCGCTCGTCTCATCTCCGAGACGGCGACGAGCCAGCAAAACCTGTACGCGATCGGGTTCAACCTGTTCATCGTCAAGAACGGCATGGGTTCTTTGGCGTTTGCGAACTAAATTCTCGTAGTATTGTAACATGAGACTGTACGTTGTCGCCATCATTCTAGCCGTGCTCTTCGTCATCACCTACGACCCCAAGAGTCGAACGCTCGAGAAATACATCATGGGTCCGCTGTCTCCCGTCAACGCGCAGACTGCGAAGGGACCGGCTCCGTCCAACATTCAGTGCAAGCATCCTCACTTCCAGGCGAGGAACTTTGGCGAGCCCGTGTACGATTGCCCGAAAAGCAATTCGAAATTGGGCGCGATTCATTCGGCTTAAAAGGATGTGAGGTAACACAAATAATAAACCATGATTCAAATGGATCGACAATTGCTCACGACGATCGCCGCGGTTGTTTGCATCGCCGCGTGCATCTATCTTTTCAGGGAGATGAAGCAGGCGAAGGAAGAGGTCGACGGATTGAAGATGGTCCAGACGAAGATGATGCACATGCTCACGCCGCCCCCACCGCAGCCGAGACCGTTCGGCATGCCGGTGCCCCCGCCGCCGCCGAGGCGACCCACTCCAGTCGAGACGACTGCGTCGGAACCCGAGGTCGAAGAAGTGCCGGCAGTGGCGAGCGAGATCTCCGAAGAAAAATAAGTTCACTCATGGTAGATGAAAATCATCATCAATCATGAAAAAACATAAAGCAATCGCAATTCCAGTTACGTTCGAAACGGACGATAAGAAACCACGATTTCTTACCGTTCGTGATCGCCGGTGGCACGAGTGGATTTTCGTCACCGGGGGGTGTCGCAAACGCGAGGTCACGTCGCCTCTTCGGACCGCATTACGCGAACTCGAAGAGGAGACCCGCGGATGCATGAACTTGCGGAGTGGATCTTACAACGACTTCTCCTTCATGGTCAAGGACAAGGAGGAGGGTGTCGACCTCCACTACTCCGTGTACGTGTTTTTCGTCGACTGCAACTGTGTGCAGCGACAGGCGATGGTGAAGAAATTTTTGGACGAAAAGGCGAAGATGCAGCTCAGGAAACACAACAAACTTCCATTCAAGCGCGTGTACGACGAGAACGATTTCCTGTCGTGGGACACGCTCGAAGATTTCAATAAACGAAAACAGTGGAAGATGCAGGTCGACCACATTTTGAAAAATCCAGAATTCTACGCCGCGGTAAGTTCGCAATATAGAAAAACCTTTAATTATGTAAAATGAAGAGCAAGAAGTTCATTCTCAACCAAATCAAAGACACCATGCTCGAGAAAGGTCATTCCGAGGCGGACGCCGACAAGTACCTCGACGAGATCAAGGAGAGCACCGTGTACGAGCTTCTCGTGATCAAGAAGGAGATCAAAGCCCCGGAGCCCGTGATCGAGGACGAGGACGAGGAAGAGGACGCCTCGTACTTTCGCAGACTTAGAGGGGTCGTCCGTTACGAGGACTAAGGGCACCCCATGTTTAAGCGATGGTGTCAGGAGAACAGACTGAACAACGCTTCCAATCTCTCGCACGTGCTGATGAACGGGGGGAAACTCAGCATACCCGACGACAGATTGAAAGAGTTCTATCAGGTGTACTGCGACGCGGTGAGCTCGGGGGAGAAGCTGTACGTGGTCGAACAAAAATCTGAGCTGTACAACTTTTTCGTCGATCTCGATTACAAGAGCGAGGAATCGCTGGATTTGGACGAGGTCGAGTCCATCGTCAAGGTCATATGCAACAAGGCGAAGGCACACGGTGGCATGGACGCCCTCGTGTCCCTCGCACCACCGAAGAAGGTTGGAAACAAAATCAAGACCGGCATACACATCAACTTTCACGGATTCGTCGTGGATCAGCGATCGGCGGTGGCGCTTAGACAACACATCCTCGTCGCGTTGTACACGGCGAAACCGAGCGTGGAGTGGAGCGACGTCGTGGACTCGTCCGTGTACGGCGACGTGTCTCGGGGGAGCAAGGGGAGTGGATTTCGCATGCCCTGGAGTCTGAAACGAGCGCGATGCGACGAGTGCGGTGGGAAGGGGTGTTCGACGTGTGCAAACGAGGGCAGGGTCGATCAGGTGGCGTACTTGCCCGTGTACATCTATCGTCACGGTCCCCTGTCCATGTTACAGCGCATAGAACAGACACCGGACCCGAAAATACTCGAGATGTCCGCGGTGCGCTCGAGCGCGACCACGCACGCGAACGTTCAGCCGCCGAACACCGCGTTCCGCGAGGGATCGTTCACGAAACAAGAGACGAAAGATGAGTTCACGGACGACCGCGCGATCGCCGATCTCGAGGCGTTCGTGCAAAAGTACATGGAGGGACAGTCGAATGCCCGGCTCACCAAGGCGTACAAACAGAAAAATGGGAACCTCATCGTGGCGACGACCAGTCGGTATTGCGAAAACACCGGACGAGATCACGGGGGAAATCACGTGTGGTTTCTCGTCACGGGTGAGACGGTCATGCAGAAGTGTTTCTGTCGATGCGAGACCTTGGTGGGTCGTCAGTTTGGATTTTGCAAAGATTTCACCGGTAAGGAATACAGACTCACGTCCGAGGTGAAGAGTGTTTTGTTCTCGGACGCACCGACGACCACGAAGAAATCGACGGCGAAGCGACCGTCCCCGGCGTCGAATTTCTCCGACGTCAAGTCAGATTTGGAGTCATTCATTCGAAAGTATTTCTCCGGGCACGAGCACACCAAGATCGTCGAGGTGTGCAAGAAGCTCGGTCGGGTGTTGATCGCCACGAACTCGAAATTCTGTGCGAACAAGGTCACCGAGCACGACAAGTTCGTCAGTTTCACCGTGGACAAGTCGGGTATGATTCAGCAGATGTGCGGATGCAGGAACATGCCGAAGATGAAACTGTTCGCGAGCACGGTGGAAAAACTCAAAAAAAAATAGACTTCATTAAGTAGATGGCGCTCTACCTCCTTGGGGCGACCGGGTTTTTAACGTACCTACTCACCGCACAACGCCAACGCGTGACCCTCGATCTTCGCGATCTCAAACTCGAAGCGCACAAATACAGTGGCGTTGACCCTGGTGAATTCATGGCGTTCCTGAACAACATCAATAAAATCGAGTTATATCTCGAAGAACCGGACATAGCGTCTTATTACCTATACAGCGCACTCGATCATCTCAGCAACTTGAAATTCAGTAAATTTGGCATAGAGGCTGATATAGACGAAATTGTCTCAAAGATCGGATTCAAAGCTGAACTTACCATCATGGACAGTGCGATGAGAGAGAAGAAACGTTTCACACCGAAGTACTTAAACGAGACGTTTGAATACAAGACAGAGGAGCCATGACCATCACGAGAACGAGATCTGGACGTGCTATCAAGAAACCGGAAGAGATTTACGTCCCGGAGCTTGATTGTGCCGAGGACGATTTCTCGGATTCCGACTACGACGACGACGACCTCGACGGGTCCGATATCGACACCGAAGATGAAATCGACGAAGAGGACGACGACGAGGAAGATGAAGACGAGGATGAGGACGTCGACGAGTTCGGGAACGTCGCTGGTTTGATTGCCGAAGACGACATCGATAGCGACGACGATACATATTACGATTCGGAAGAAGAGGACGATTACGACGACGAAGACGACGACGAAGAGGACGAAGAGGACGAAGAGGAAGAAGAGGAAGAAGAAGAGGAGATCGCTCGAAGGAAGAAACAAAGACGGGGTTAAAAGGAATAGCGCCCTTACATATTAATAAGCATGGAGACAGACATCGGACAACCTATTGACTACAACCCGAACATCCATTTAGCGAAGGAGCCACCCCTTTCGGAGCAGCACCATCTTCACCACCACGGCGAAGATACTTCTCCGATAGATGAATACTTGCAACCGCCACACATGTACATGGAACCACCGTCCCCGATGTACTACCAGCAACCGCCGCCTATGCACATGAACCAGCAATCGTTTGATATCACGTCACTGGATAAGAACACATACCTGATGGCGTTCGTGGCGTTTCTCTTAGGATTCTTCATGGGCAAGACGATGATCAGCCCAGTTATCTTCCGGAACCCCTAGATCGTTGCCTGTAAACTTACCTATGCGTCCAAACCTTTCTGTATCCCTGAAATAGCCTCGTCCCACCACGAGTGGATCGGTGAGATTTTCGTCCATCACCTCACTCGCAGTGCTAGGCTTAGATCGCCTCTCGATATCGAGCGCTTCACCGTGAATCATCATCGCGTAGAAAACTATGAGTAGGGTCACGACGTTGAGTATGACTGAAAGTGCACTCATGATGGTGTATTACAATAGTGATGAAATTAATCCGCGTTAGACCGCCTCTTCGGTCGGAGCGGCTTCAGTCGTTTCGGTCGCCACCTCTTCGGTCGGAGAGGTTTCGGCTTCGGCAGCGGCTTCGGCTTCGGCAGCGGCGGCTTCCGCTTCAGCTTCGGCTTCAGCTTCTCGCTTCTTCCTGCGTTCTTCAATTTCCGCGGCGACAATCTTGTCCGCTTCGGCGATCAACTGGGGCATGTCCCAATCCGGGTGTTCGATCTTAAGTCGGTCGACCACTTCTGACGGGTGAGAGATCGGTGGTTCGTCCGGCTTGGTGTAGTAAACGCTGTTCTCGTCGCCCGGGACCATGTAGTTGCCGTCGGGTCGCTCGAGCATGTTTCGTTTTCTTTCCTCGAACATTTTCTTCGCTTGAATCTGATTCTCGCGGTAGCTCGAGAAAATCTCTTCAAGCTTCTCGTTGGCGTAGTGCGAATCCTCGAGGTCCCTCGGCGGCGGAAGAACTAACCACTTACCACATTCGGCGACGTAGATGTCAAATGTATCGTCTTCCTTTTGAATGCGTTGCGCATGCTTCGCCGCTTCGTCTCGCGTGCCGAAGACACCGCGAATCTTTACCGCGAAGTGATCGGACCGTTGTGGCGTCTCCGGTCCAACGACGGAGATGCAAGCAAAGAGTTGACCCGGCGGAAGGCAGTAGTCTTGGTCAAGAAGGCTCATGATAGTTTCTTTGTACAATACCCTACAGCGTCTTCTTTAATTTAAAAAGGTGCACACAACATAAATCACATGGTGCACGAATTTTGGAGTACGCAACCACAGGGATGTGGCGAGGTGAAAGTCCTCGAAGCCTCCGACGCGTGCGTTGAGCTCCCGGACGGATTCGAGTGGTCGACGTGTCAGACGCACGAACTTAAGAATCTTCTGTCCGCGCACTACCTGAGTGATGAGGTCTCGAGCATGGAATATTCCAAGAGTATCATCGAATGGATACTCCACGTCGACCCGTATTGGAACATCGCTCTGCGAAAGGGTGGCAAACTCGTCGGCTTCATCGCGGGTCGACCGAGCATGATCTCGATCGACGGCACGCACGTGTCCGCCGTGGAGATCACGTTTCTGTGTGTGTCGAAACGTCTTCGAGATAAGCGTCTCGCACCACTCCTCATTCGTGAGGTCACGCGCCGTGCGGTGCTCCGAGGCATTCACCAGGCGATTTACACCGCAGAACACGAGCTCCCGTCGCCTTTAGTGTACACACACACTTGGCATAGACTGTTGAACGTGTCGAATCTCATGAAGACGGGGTTTTACCAAACCGATCGTCCGAGCACTCGCATGTTCGAGGTCAACGGCACTTCCCTACTGCAACGCGCCACACAAGACGACGCGGGAGACATTCTCAACATTCTCAAGGCGGAGGCGCGCGGTCTTCGAGTGTCGCGCGTGATCGATATCGATTACGTGGATCGTATCCTCCGACTGCCACACGTGTTCGTCGGAGAAGGAAAGTTCGTGTGTCTGTACGAGGTCGGGTACAAGACGTCGAAGGGTTCGAACCGACAGGCGTACATCTTGCACGCCACGGGCGAGGGTGCCCTCCAGGACGCCATCATCCTGGCGAAAAACGCCGGCTTCGACGTGTTGAACTGTCTCGACGCGCCGTTCTCCGAGGACGAGCTCCGAGACCGTCGGTTTCTTCGAGGGCTGGGTGCCCTTCACTACTACCTGTACAACTGGAAACTCGATCGCCCGCTGAAAACGAGCGAACTTGGATTCGTGTTACCATAGTAGGTATGGAAGGGATTCGGAAACATCACAACACGATCAAGCGCGAGCTCATCGCGTTCGCGTGCACACCGGAGTGTCACGTGTTGGACGTCGGGTGTGGGTTCGGGGGTGATCTTCCAAAGTATAAATCCGCAGGGGTCACGAATTTGAACATGTGTGATCCAGACGAGTCCGCGCTGGTCGAGGCGCGTCAGCGCGCGAAGAATTTGGACATGCGTCGGGTCAACTTTTACCACGGGGACATTCACGCCGCACCCAAACGCGTGTTCGACGTCATCGTGTACAACTTCAGTCTGCACTACTGTTTCGCCTCGAGGGAATTGTTCGAGTCGACGATTCGAGAGATCAGAAAACGCGTGAAGCGCGGTGGGAGACTGGTCGGGGTCATACCCGACAGTCGTCGGATACTGTCCATGACGCCGTACAAAGACGAGGAGGGAAACTTTTTCAAGATGAAACTGACACACGGGAACGGAGACTTTGGTGAGAAATTGTTCGTGCAGTTGGCTGGTGTGCCGTTTTACGACGACGGACCAAAGTCCGAGCCGGTGTGTTACTCGGACGTGTTGATCACGTCGTTGGAGAACGCGGGATTTCGGTTACACATGTGGGAGCCCCTACAGGGGGCGAGGATCTCACAGATGTACAGTAAATTTTTATTTGTGTTTAATAAGTAAAGGATGCTCTTGCCTCTGCTGCTCGCCGCGAACATCATCATCCTGAATCGGACGCGAGAACCCCCCGAACTGGTGGAAGTGCGTCGTCGATACCGTGTCCTACGTGATCACCTTCGCTCGACGAACAACTTACGATTTCAGATGTTGTGGGACGCCAAACCTTTGACGGCTTTCCGCACTCTCAAAGACACAGTCGGGTACAACACGAACAAGGGTGCGAACATCACGCTGTGTTTACAGGGCACGGCGAACGAAATCTTCCACGTGTTGATTCACGAGCTCGCGCACTGCACCGTGGAGGTCTACGATCACAGCGATTTGTTTTGGTCCAATTACAAGGAACTCCGAGACATCTGTGTGAGTTTGGGAATTTACGAACGCATCGAAGGTCCGACCGAATTCTGTGGAGAGCACATTAGCGACTGATGACGTACGACTTCGCCATGTAGAACACGACCGCGGCGACCGCGCCCGTGGCGGCTAAGCCGATCATGGAGCGAGAGCCGGCGTTGTCCAAGAAATTCGGAACACTCGTGACCAACTTATCCTGAACCGGTTTGCTGATGGCGATGCTCGCGGCGACGCCCGCCACCAGAGCGATCAGCTGATCGTCCGTCAAATTCATGAAATTCTTGCTCTCGGGCTTGATGGCTTGTTCCTGTTGTTGCGGCATCATCGGCATCATTTGCATTTGGCTCGGGGCTTGCATTTGCAACCCTTGCATTCTCGGTTGATGCTGAAGCATCGGTTGTTGTGGATCCATGTAACCGGACTCTTCCATCATGAGATCGCTGATAGGGGTTGAATCCATCATTCCAGTTTGATGTTGTGCGAGATTTTTTTCTTGTTGCACGAACGCTGTCGTGGTCTCCGCTTGGCGCAACGTCGTCGTGCTCGTGACCGGTGGCGGCTTCGTCGTGTCAACCGAGAGGGACACGTATTCTGAATCGTCCGCGAGATTGACGCTCGTGATGCCGCTCATTCTATTCTGGGATTGGCGCCTTATTTTTTCTTCGTGATTTTCAGCGCCGTCTTCTTGTCAGCCTTCCTCGGATCCTCCTGGACCGCGTGTGAGGGATTGTACATTTTCTTGTGTATGTTCCAAAACTTTGGCGACCCCACCCTGAAATTTTTCCTCAAGTCCGCCTTGTAATAGAAGATGCAGTCCGTGAGTTTGTTGGACTTTGACGTGTTGTCCAGCACCAGGCATTCGTAGTTTTCAGTCGTCGCGTCCAATATCTTGCAGAACATGTCGAAGGACGGCACGATGCCGAAAAAATTTTTCCACAGGCGTTCTCTGTTCGACAACACGTTCTCACGCAACACGAAGACGTAATCGCAGTTCGCTCGAAGACTCGGCGGCAAATCCATGGAGTACTGCAAAGTCAGTGCGAACCAAAGCTTCCAGTGACGTCCGTTCATGAAACATTGACGAATGATCTTGTCCTTAAGAAACGATGGGTTGTACATGCAGTCGTCGAGGACGACGAACGCGGGCTGACATTTGTTTTTGGCGATCATCGCCTTCTGACGGGCGACGACTCGCTCGAGCGCTTCTTTGTCATAGTCACCATACACAAACAGGTCCGGTACGAATGCACCGAAAAATGAGTTCCCTTCCTCCGTACCCGAGAGAACGACTCCCGCCGGAATGTGTCTCTTGTGGTACATCATGTCCTTGAGCAGTTGCGACTTCCCCGTACGACGCTTTCCCACGAAGACACACACGGCGTCGTCGGGCATGGTCTTCGGGTTGAATCGCTTCAGTTGCAGGTTCATGCTCATCTACATGAATCCCACAAAGAATGTGCTCGAGTCTGACGCGAAAACTTTTGTGAGCTAATCGTAGATGTCGACAGTCGGCAGATTAAAGCTCGCATCCACGGGTTCGCTCGATGGTTGGCTCGTCGGCAAACCGTCGTACAGCCACTTCCTGAAGCGGTACAAGAGGAGCACGCCGTTCAGCGTGGAACAGATCGAGGTCCCGTTCGAGGGCGGTGGGTCGATTGATTTCGGAAAGCAAGTCATCGCCCTGATCGATCCGAGTCGGGGTGACCTGATCAGAAACATGACGCTTCGAGTGACGCTCACCGACCCCAAGCCCGATTTCTCCGACGAGTGGAACAACAACTACTACCCACCCAGTGTGATGAGTCACCTCATCGAGTACGCCGATCTCATCATCGGTTCTCAAACGATCGAGCGAATCACAGGCGAGTACATTTACATGAACACCCAACTGTCCATGACGTCGGACGACATCGAACAGACGGAATATTTCCTGTCCGGACACGGAAATTTCCTATCGTACACGGGACAGTACACGTACTTCTTGGACATTCCGTTCTATTTTTACAGGCACGCGGCGTTGAGCATTCCAACCGTCGCGCTCACCAAACAAGTGGTCGAGGTGCGGATCAAGCTTCGACCGCTCTCGCAGATGATCTTCTACGGATACGTTCCTGGAATCACCGCGAGGATCAAAAACATGAGCCTCGACTGTGAGTTCGCGTACGTGGGTGAGGAGGAACGCAGGTATTACATGACCACACCGCTCAACTATTGCATCACCCAACTTCAGAAGGCGGAGTTCGAAATCCCGTACGGCGAGACCGAGCGCAAGGTCTTGTTGAAATTCCAACACCCGGTGAAGGAGATGTATTTTCTCTCGCGCAGTAAGGCGTCGGAGGTGGCGAATTTCCCGAGCACGTTCAACCCGATCGAGCGGGTCGAGCTGCGATTCAACAACGAAGTCGTGTTCGATCACGATTACAAATACCTGACGTACGAGATGCCCCTTCGACGTCACGTGAACAGTCCGCTCATTCAGACCGTGCCGACGATCGAGGTGGCGCCTGACGCGGACCCGGACATCATTTTCAATCACACCATTCGAGGGTGTTTCGGGGTGTACAGCTGGTCCATTCGACCGGAGTCGTACTACCCGACGGGACAGGTGAATTTCAGTCGCGTCGCGCATCAGTTGCTCACGGTGGGCATTCAGCAGGTCCCGGAGTTCGCTGGGTATGACAACATAGTACGAGTGTTCGCGAAGAATTACAACATATTGACCATTTCCGACGGAATCGCCGGTTTAAAATTCTGATCGGTAATAGTAGGATGGCTGGTCGAACTCAGCTCGAGGTTTCTGGCACGGGTTCCAGAGATTCGTATTTGATCGATGACCCCGAATACACCCCGTTCAAGGAGGTGTTCCACAAACACACGGCGTTCGCGACGCAGACCGTGAATTTGGAACACCTCGGGAATGATAAACCAGATTTCGGACAGACGATTCGTTTCAGAATTCCCTCTGACATGGGAGACTTGTTGACGAATCTCGCGTTCAGGATGACGCTCCCTCGAACGAGGCGATCCGCCACCGGATACATCGAGTCCATAGGGCACGCCATCATCGAGCGAGTGGATTTCATCATGGGTGACATTGTCATTCAGCGCTTGACGAGCGACGAGCTCACCATACACAGCGAACATCACGTGACGCAGACGCATCAGAACACGTTGGCGCAGCTCATTGGGAAATATCCGATCCGATCCGCGGGCACGCGAGTCGGGAGCAAGTCCATTCTGTATTACCTCGGAAGTCAGGCGACGAGTGAGTCGAAGTGGATCGTCGACTTGCCGTTTTGGTTTTACATGAAAGAACACCTCGCCGTGCCTCTGTGCGCGCTGTACAAACAGGAGGTGTTCATCGAGGTGAAACTCCGAGAGTACGCCCCGCTCGTCGTGTCCTATCAAAACATCAGCGCGGATCCCGACGTGGACAACGCCACGCGACCGACGCTGCCGTACCCGATCCACATCGTGGATTTCACCTTGGACGCGGAGGTGGTGTACGTGGACGACTTCGAGCGCACCAAGCTTCAGCACACGGCGGTGGATTACGTGATCCATCAGTATCAGCGAGAGGTATTCACCGTGCCCGCGGGCGCGACGACCGCGCGGTTGCGCACGTCGTTCACGAATCCGGTCAAGGAGTTGTTGTGTGTGATTCAGCGCGAAGACTTGGGTGATGAGTTGCAGTTCTGTTCGCCGTTGGATTTCGACAACATCACGACCAACTCGGCGACCGGCTACGGCAAATACAGTGCGGAGGATGGACAGATTCTGTACGAACACCTGAAGAGCATGAGTTTGACGTTCGACGGCACGCCCGTGCTGGACACGATCACGGGTAACGCCCTGTTCCTCAAGGCGGTCATGGGTGGCATTCATCACAGCAAGACCCAACTGATTCGTCGATTCTACAGTTACTCGTGGGCGCTCGAACCGGAGAAGGACACGCCGTCGGGATCCATCAACATGTCATTCATCAAGGATCAATTGGTGGATTTGGTGCTCCACCCGAATCCAAATTACTCCAGGCAGATACGATTGATCGCGGTGTCCGCGAACGTGTTGCGCATCAGTGAGGGATATGGACGAACTTTATTTGACGACAACAGATAAGCATGGATTTCGAACAGACGGCGATAGACATCATCACACCTGTTTTGGAAAAGGCGGTCATACTCTCAGCGGAGTATTGCGGAGCGTGTGGACGAGACACGATCACCGCCAAGGATTTCGAATACGCACTCAAGTATTGCGCTCGGTACACGGTCGGGGAACACATCGGGTCTATCATCCCAGATCGCGACGACGAGGATGAGAACGACGAGGACGACGAAGAAGAAGACTGCGAAGTCGTGGAAGAGACGGAGGAGGACGGCTTCACGAGGTACGAAGGCGTCGACGAGACATTCCTCAGGGTGAATCGCGCGGTGGACACGTGGGACGATTGGAAACCGGAATCGCCTGCGGAACGGTATCTTTTTAATGCGATCAATAGTAATGAGCACCTCGTGGGGTAAAGTGGACGAACCTCAGGGTTATGACACGTCATCGTCCAGTTTCAAGTGCTTAGTCGAAGACTCTTCGTCCGAAGATTCGGATGATGATTCTTCTTCGGACGAGGAGGAGGATGTCGCGCCCGCGCCCCCCAGCAGGAAACAGGTCAGGTACAAAAAAATACTGACGAAGGAGCCGCTGCTTCCAGAGTGATTATTTTTTTTCTCGACAATCTATATACTACACCCATGTCTGCTCAAGAGCAAGTTGTCCTCGTTGCTCAGGAAGTGGAAGCGCAATCCCTCAACTCGCTCGTCGGTGGCTTCGCCTTCGCGGCTGCCATCTCTTGGGCTGACCTGGCGCGATTCGTCGTCACCCGTGTGATCCCGGGTCGTCAAAACGGTTTGGCGCAAAACGCGATCACCGCCCTCCTCACGACGCTCCTGTCCGTGTTGGTCTTCTTGTTGGTTTCCCGCTTCTCCAAGCGTGTCACGAAGCCGCAACAACCGCAGTTCGCCCTTACGCGCTAAGCATCTTTATCAGGACGAACCCTATGAACAAAATCACAACCAATGGAACATACTTTTTCCAGTCATAAACACGTCCGTTCAATTCCGGAATGTTTATTGGTGGCGGCAGTTCCAAAACGTCTTCCTCGACGACCTTGGGAAGGCTCAGGGTACGATCGAGATTTCCCGTGATTCTAAATTTCAACACGTGGTCTTGTGATTGAAAATCGCATGGCACGAGTTTGTTGTTCTCTCGACTGAAGAATTGGATTCGCAGCGTGTCGATGTGTTTTTGTGGTCCTCGAACGAATTCATGCAGAACGACGTCGTTCGGACCCGAGTACACCATGTATTGCTCCGTGGGATCGACCGTCGTGTTCACGATCGCCCCGGTGTAAAAAGGGGTGTCGGTGTAACAATCCTGATTGAATTCGTCCGACCCGGTGGAGATCTTGATCACGTACGTCTTCGTCGCGTGGTCAAAGCTCACCCGACCTTTCTGGTCGATCACGCCGTTCACCGATCGTTGATCCGCCGACGTGAAACCGAGCACTTGGTTGGGTGTCGTTCGATCCTTCGCGTCTGTCGACCACCCGTCCGTGCCCGTGTTGAACTTCAGGGTGTAGTCGTGTGTCGTCGCCACGTTTGAAAACTTGAGCGAATTCGTCGCCGACACCCAGTCGATCTGATCGATGGTCGTGATCCCGGCGGCGGTGATTCTGGACGCCACGTGATCCTTCAGCGCCGTGCCGCTGGCGAACTGTCTCGCCGTTAACTCGATGTCGTGCGAACCGGCGTCGGGTGCGGGAGCGTCGATCTCGATCGTGAACTTGTTGTTGTTGTCGTGCACGACGGACTGATGTGGAATCCTCGCCGAGACGAGTTCGATCTTTCTGACGTCGTACAGGGGTGTCTTGAGGGGGATCACGTAATCGCTCGACGAGCTGTACAAGACGGGATCCCTCTCGCCGCTGTCGACGTCCACTGTGAACACGGTTTGATCCATCTAACATTTAGGGAGATTATAAATGTTAGCGAGATTGCTCATTCGCCCCACAGGTAACTGAAAGACCTCGTGTACGAAGATATTTTGAAATGTCGAGTCAAGAACTGAAACATGAAATATAGTGACAATTAATTCGCGGACAGCGTGTGCGCGAACGGGTTGTTCGCGAGCTGTCGCTTCGCCAGGTCGAGCGAGTGCGCCGTCGCGTTCGGGTTGACGTTGCCCTTGTAGGCGTTGAGGTCTTGGAACATCGGGCGCTTGTAATCCTGCGTCCACCCACCGTTCGGTGCGTTGAACCGTCCGCTGTTCACGTCCGCCCGAACCGTCGTGAGCGCGCCGCCTTGCTGGGACGGGTGTCCTCGAACGTTCATTCGACCGGGGTTGTTCACGCGACCGGGCATGCCACGCTTGTCTTCTGGACGCATGCCCAATCGCATGAGTTCTTCGTTCGACTTCTCCATCGCGCGCGCCGCCGGGGACAACACGTAACCACCGTGGAACGAGTGAATACCCGGCTGAGGATTGTTGACGTGCCAGAACGGATCGGTGTTCGCATCGCTCTTGAAGCGTGTCGGAAGTTGGGGCACCGTCTGGGCGCTGATGAAACGCTTGGCGGCACCCTTGTCCAATCCGTCCGTGCGCATGCCCGTCTGGCTTCGGTTCGTCGTCCTCTTCGTCTTTTCGTGTTCGCTTCTCACCACGCTCGCGCTGACCGCGGCGCGACCAGCGGTCGGAGGCAGACGATCCGGGAGGAACGCCGTCTTCTCGGGTCGGTTGTTCTGCACGATCGCGGGCTGGGACGCGCGACCACCGGTGTGATCGAACGCGGGACCGGCGCCACCGCGAAGCGTCGTGAGCCTGTACGCGCCGACGTTTTCGGGCATGACACGGAACAGCTGTTGGTAACCACCCATCGCCGGGGTGTTGGCGTCGAGACCCAAACCCGGACCGACGAGCTGACGTTCGACCGGGGACACGTTCCCCATTCGTCCGGTGTCGTACATGCGGTTTCGCATCTCGAGCATCTCACCCCCGGAGCTGCGCTTCTGCGGAGCGATCGTGGCGAAACTACCCATCTCGCGCTTGCCGAAATTGTGATCCAACCCATCTTCTACTTCGATTTCTTCTTCGGGCTCTTCTTGGAGAAGCGGAGGCAATGGAGGATTGACAGCCGGTTCCGATTTATCGGAGAGCTGTCGTCCCGTGTACACCAGAGCTGCCACTGCGAGGAGAGACAAGGGGTCTGCCATCTCTGTTACTAACTAACAACATTATTATTTTCTAGTTTGATATCTCTGACCGAAGAGATCGTTCTGAAGATCCGCGCGACTGCTCGCAGGTTCGAAATCGATCGTTCTGAGAGGAAGCTTGCACGCGACGTTCATGAGCGGATGCAATTGCTGTCTGAACGGTTCGGCGAATTTCTTGTTGAACGTCTTGGTGGACTGCGGTCGAAGCTGATCATCCGTTTCGATGAATCGAGCGGGCGCCCCCTTCCCAAACATCGCCGGGGCGGTGCCATACAAGAACGCGTTCGGTCGATCACCGTAGTTCAGACTGCTGCTTTGGGGGTAGGCGAAGAACGAATCCGTCGCCGGGTGCGACGGGAGAGATTCCCGGTCTTCAACGAGCCTGAGCCCGGGCTGGAGTTGTTGCGCCATATGTTAGTATAGATGATTATTTTTTATCGACGCGCACCGCTCATGTGCAACCCCTCAAACGCCTCCAACTGCACGCCGCGCATGTTCGGACTGCACAATTCTGGGTGCGAACGGCACATCGGACCACCCTTCTTGCCGTAGAGCGCCTCCGCGAACGCGGTCTGGTCACCCGGAATGCTACTGACGGGTGCTGTGACGAACTGGCGAGCCGCGAATCGCTTTTGGTATTCCGGGAGCGGCGTTCTGCTGCGACCGGGACCGAATTTGAACGTGTCGTCCATCATCCTGTCGACGAACGGTTTCACGGTCGGGTAGTAACACGCCGGCTTGCGGTTGGGCTTGTCCGTGTACTCGTGAAGCATGACGTTCTGCATCGGATTCTCCGGCGTGGGCATTTCGCACGCGAAGTGATCGTTGTCACCGGACGTCGTCGGATACCCGATCGGACTCGTGACCATGTCATTTCTGTACATGACGTACAAGACACCCAAGCACGTCGCTCCGAGGACGAAAATTCGCACGTCTCGTCTGATGAGGTAGAGCACGCACGTCGCGTAGATGATGAACCGACTCGCCGCGTTCACTCTGTCGGCTGGGTGTTGACTCGAGTTTGGCCAAAATTGGGACACGCGGTCGGCTCTCACAAGTTCTTTCGGTGACTCGAACCAGGTAGTCATATTACATAAGACTAAGATTTATTTATTGAGGCTTCATCATGCCGCCGAGCATATTGCTCATCGCTTTCATCAACGCCTCCTGGTCGAGCCCTCCGTCGGAGTTTTCAATCTTACTCGCGCAATCCTTCGCGATGGTTTCGATCGCGGCGAGCGTTTCCGGTGGAATGCTCACGATGGTCGTGCCGAGCATGTAGAGTGTGCTCAGGTATTGCCAAATGCAACCCTTCGAGTGTTCGCTGATCGACGACCAATTCTTCGACAGGTTCAGATCTCTCAGGTATTCGCTCTTCTCGAGCTCCTGGAACAACGCCTCGTCCTTGGACGTGATCAGACCGACGTACGGCGCGATGCCAGACATGTACGTGTCGACGCATTTTCTCGGGTTGGTGCTTTTGAGCAGATCAAACTGCGTGAGGAACTTCGTGATGCTCTTCTCCTCGGGAAAGAGCTTCGACAGTTCCGTGAGGAAATCCTCCATCATCTGCACAAAGGCACCAGCGGACGCCATGTTTGTCTGAATTATATTTCCTAGTGTGCACAAGTCTTTAAGTCTAGAAGGGCTCGGTGCTGATCGTCTCCTTCGCCCCAATACCCTGACTGACAATAAAGTACACGAGGAGCGCAACGAGCACCGCGGGCTTCGTGTACTGATGGGTCTGAAGCGCACCCTCGTTGTTCATCTTCGCCTTGAGGTGAATGTAAGCAGCCGTGATCAGACCGCCGATCACCGCGGCGGACATCGGGTCGCGCAGAGCCTCGCTGAGTTCCATTATTACATGTAGTTAGGTTTTTTTACGCGCGCGTCGGGGGCATCGTCGAAAAAGGACGAAGGCGCGGGTGTAGGGGGTCTCGCGACCGGTGCGTGCATCGACTGTGTGGGCATGGTCGGCGCGACCGGCGGCTGTGGCACGGGCTCGCAGAAGTCGTCTTGTTCAGCCTCTTCCTCGCGCTCATCCGGCGGCACACCGTGAATGTCTTTGAATTCCTGCAGCTGCGGCACCGCCGGCTCTTCCGGAGGGGCGGGGACGGGTGTCGCCTCCGACACCGGCTCGGGTTCCGGCGCCTTTTCCTCCTCCTCTTCGTCCTGAACCTCCTCTGGATCTTCATCCTGGACCTCGGCGCCTAGATCGATCTCTCGGTCGTCGCTCGTGGTGTCGTTTTGCATGTACGTCGACAGGATTTGTTGCACCGGAAGCAAGTCCTTGATGGTCTCTTCGATCGCGGTCGTGTACCTCTTGGTGAGGATGTCGTCTCGGTCGTACTCGCTCATCTGTTCGTGATAAATGTATGGATCGCGGTAGAGATTCTTCGCACACGCGTTCAGGACGCTTTGCACGAACACCTCCTCCGTCGGCACCTTGACCGAAATCTTCTTCCCAGTCTCCGGGCGAAGGCGCACGGACGAGAGAATCTTGACGCTCGACACGAACACCGCGGCGAGGAGATCGTTGAACCAACTGCACCTCGACGTGATCTCCGACGCGTGCTTTTGCGACATGCTCGAGCTGAAATTCGGAACCTCCTTCAGATACTTTTGGAACATCATCAACGGTTTGCGATTCTTAGATTCGCGCACCGCTTCCTCGTACATTTCTTGGAACGTCGTGATCAGGTGAGGGATCATGACGAGACACAGCTGATTCGTGTATTCGCGTTTCGCTTCGACGAGCACGTTAATGTCCATCGTGTGTTGTACTTTGACAGAAGAGATAAAAAGTCCTGGGTTCACGCGTTCCTCCACTTGTTCGCGACCTTTCGCAAATTCATGAGCGACGGGAACTCTAACATGTCGTCGTCCGCGGTCGAAGACGTCTCTTTCTTCTGAGTCGTCTTCTTTTTCTGGACCTCCCACGACACGAACAAATCCGCCGCCGTCACGTTGTGTACCGTGAACCCTCCCCTGATAAATTGTCGCTGCAGATACCTCGTCGCCGCCTCGACGTCGAACGGGGGATACCCGACGACGAACGCCGGTACCCGCAAGACGATGCTTTTCTGTCCCATTTCGACCGCACGGCGTATTTTCCGCTCGAACTGGGCGTAGATGCTCTTGTACAGGTCTTTTTTCATTTTGAGTTTCTTTTCGTCGATTTTGCGAATCTCATCGAGAAGCATTCTAACTCAGTACGAGTTTTTTTCTCGCAGCTTCTAACTCGCTCTTGAGGTTCATCTCGGACATGTCGTTGACGAGCTGAAAGTCCAGGAATTCCGCCCCGGACCCGGACGTGTTCTCGAACGCGTCCACCTTGGACGGAGACTCCGTGCTCAGGGGTTGCGATCGAAGAGACAGGACCGTCGCCGTGTCACCCTTCATGATAAGCGTCGACGCCACGGAGAAGGCGTACGGGAAACCACTGGTCTCGACACACATGAACTGGACCTTGTACACGTTGTTCGCACCGGTGTAGTACTTGAGCGACGTGGTCTCGATGATGTGACAGCACGAACCTGTGCGGTTTTGAATCTCCGCGAGTGTCTTCGTCACGAGTTCGTTCATGATGTCGTTCGTCACCTTGGCTTCGGTCTCTCGAAGGGACGACACGTTATACGCGGGATCGTTGAATCGAATCTCTTCACGTTTTTGATGTCCGACAAAACCGAACATCTCTCTGTACCCCTCTGTCCTGGGTTGCATGGTGGTGAGCGCATACACAACGAGCACGATGAGTGCGATGACCCACCAATTCATTATAACCTAACGCGTGAAATTTTTTTGAGAAAATCTCAATCCATATATCAGAATCAGAATGTCTCTCCTCATCTACAGTCCAAAGTGTGAGCATTGCAAAGATATTATCGAGTTCATTCAAAAACATCCCGCGCTGAAGCCGCTCGTGAGCTACCACAACATTCACACCAATCCCATTCCGCCGCACTACAGGCAACAGATCAACCGAGTGCCCACCCTGCTGACGAAGAATCAAAAGTTCCTCGTCGGTCAAGAAATCAAGGCATGGCTTCGAAGCATGCTTCCGGTGGACGAGGTCACGAACTGTTCTCTCAGGGGCACATGCGGCGTGAGCATCGACGGCGAAGACGACTCGGGTGACCTATTCTCTCTGGACGACTACGGCACTTCCCTGGCGGCGCCGATGACACCCGATATCGAGGCGAAAATCAGAAAGCAAGTGCAAGCGGTTCAGTACCAGGCATAAAGATAACACTCGCACTCGAATTAGGAAAATTATCATGCCACTCCGATTGACCACGGTCCAAGCGAGTGCGTTCAAATCCACGTTCGAGACTTTGAAGGACATACTCAACGATGTCAATATCATGTTCCGTCCGTCGGGTATGTTCATCACGTGCCTGGACACGGCGAGGACGTCGCTCATCGATCTCCAACTTCACGCCGCGAACTTCGAAGAATACGTGTGCGACGAGGAAGAGATCATCGCGGGCGTGAACATCGCGAACTGCTTCAAGCTGCTGAAGACCATCTCGAGCAACGACGTCCTCAAGCTCGCCATCTCGAGCAAGGAGTTTCTCAACATCACCATCGAGTCACAGGACAAGAAGAGCAAGACCGACTTCGCGCTGAAACTGCTGGACATCAACGAATCGAGAATCACCCTTCCCTCGATCACGATGAACATCATCACCACCCTCCCGAGCGCGGACTTCCAGCGTCTCCTCCGGGACATGAATCACGTGTCGAGCGGGGAGATCGTCATCATTCGAGAGAAGAATCGCATTCGGTTTCAGTGCGAGGGTGACTTCGCGTCCCAGGACACGGAAATCGAGACCGTGGAGACGATCGACGAGAAGCTGTCCGGACTTTTCTCGCTCAAGTACTTGAACATCTTCGCGAAGAGCGCGAGCATGTGCAGTTCCATGCAACTCATGCAAGAGACGGAAAATCGATTCTTGAAGATCGTGTATAACGTAGCTTGTCTTGGTTCATTATCGTTCTACTTGGCTAGCAAAATCGAAGGAGATCAGTAGTGTAGTCCGTGAGCGTGGACGACATCGAGCTTTGACCGATCGCGTTTGTAACCTTAATCTTCGGATACTCCCTCTCCAAGACGCCGTCGTCAAAAAACAACACGTCTCGAAGAGCGACTCGTTGATTGTGGAAATTGTACTTTGGACCAGCCGCGCGCGTGATTTTCGTGGTGACGTCTCGGACGGGTTTGTCGTCGTGATCGAGCAGAACCGCTTTCACGATGGGAAGTGTGAACATCATGCTCCCACTCTTCGACTCGGGCGGGAACGTGAAGTTGATGTCGTCCGTGATCATCGTGTACTTGCGCCCGTGGTACCAGTACTTGATGCGAATGAGAAGCTTCGTCACGCACTGGGGCACGTCCGTCATGCGATACTTCTTTCCGCGCACGTCCGAGTACAGCGCGTGGAGAGACGCCCAGTGATGACTCTCGCTTTCCCAAAAGAGATCGTCGGTTTGGAACTTCATGGAGGGGTCGACGTAATACTCGAGGTCTTCGCGATAAATTTCATAATCCCTCGGAGTCGTGAGGCGGCGATACAGACCCCAACCATAAGTTAAAAGATTCAGGATCATCTAGTCTATCATGAATGGGAATTTTTTAACCTCATACGACAGGAAGATAGCCGAGTTTAGACACCTGATCGAGACGGACCCAGACAACAAGAAGATGCACGAGCAGGAGATGAGCGAATACATCATCAAGTGCATGCCATTCATGAAAGCGTACGCAGCCGACGACGACGACGTGGAAACCACGTCCACGTCGACGACGGACAATAACATCTTCAACGTCACCGAAACCAGAGGTTTGCAGAGGAAAGACATTTACCTCGATTACATGATCGACGTCGAGGGTGAGAACCTCAGTCGACCCCTGGAAAAAATCGTCGATCGATGTCGGGCATGCGGTGACGATCCCGCGAGCAAGCTCGTGTGGTTCCCGGACACGAGTGAACTCGTGTGCGAGAACTGTGGAACCATATGTAGACAACAGTTGATTAGCGAGGAGTTGACGTTCCGCGAGGAACAAGAGACGTCGAAGATCGTCGTCTACTCGTACAAGAGACAGAATCACTTCAACGAGTACATATCCGCGTTCCAGGCGCAAGAGCAGACGCGCATACCCGACGAAGTCATAGACGCGGTGCGAGCCGAACTGAAGAAGATGAAAATCAACTCGTGCGACGAAATCACCCAAACCCGTGTGCGGGCGATCCTCAAGAAGTGTCGGTATAACAAATATTTCGAACACGTGCCGACGATCTGTAGCATCATCACCGGTGTGCAACCGCCCAAGTTGAGCCAACAGTTGGAGGAGCAGTTGAGACAGATGTTCGCGCTCATTCAAGAACCGTTCGATCGACATGTGGCGAAGGTGGCGCCGAACCGGAAGAATTTCTTGTCCTACAGTTTCGTCACGTACAAATGTCTGGAACTTCTCGAGGAAGATCACCTGTTGCCCTACTTCAGTCTTCTCAAGTCGCGAGAGAAGCTGACCGTACAGGACAAAATTTGGGAACTCATATGTGCAGACCTTCACTGGCAATACGTGCCGACCTGTTAAAGAATAGACGCTCGATTTGTAGTAATGGACAGATATACGAGATATGTCTTACAAGAAGCTAAATTTCACATGAAACGCGCCGAGGAAATCTTGACCGAAGGACTCGCGGACCCGGAGAAGTTTTACGTGGAAAATAACAAGGAATGGAGGGACATCCTTCGGGTGTTTCCGTTCCTCGTCCTCGCCGTCAACGCGCGTCGTCAGGAAGAAGAGTGCGCTAAGAGTGTGTAATTTTAATGAACAGAGAATTTAGATGACGTTCGAGACTCGACTCGTCGATAACGGGCGCTACAAGGTTCACGTGATTCATGACGATTTGTACATCGGGCGCACGATCGCCGCCGGGTACGAGTGGGACGGGTGGATGCGTCGAGACATCTTGGCGCATTACAAACCGGGTACGGACATACTGGACATCGGGGCGAACATCGGGTACAACACGCTCATGTTTTCTGACTACGGTCCGGTGCACGCGTTTGAACCCGTGTTCCACGAGGTGGTGACGAAGAACGTCGAGGCGAACAAGCTGCGACACGAGGTCACCGTGCACCCCATCGCGCTTTCATCCGAGAAAGGTGCGTGCGATCTCCATCTTCCTCCGAGGGAGCACGGCATGATGAACTACGGAGGGACCTCACTCGTCGATTACGGCACCGACACCGCCGCCATTCCCGCTGTTCGAGACCGATTGGACGATGTGTACCACGGGACGCCGTCCATCATCAAGATCGACGTCGAGCATCACGAGATGGAAGTCCTTCGAGGCGCGACGCAGACGCTGGAGAAGCATCGACCCATGCTCCTCATCGAGATTCACGGCTACGATCAAAGTCCCATTCCAAAATTTCTCGAACAGTTCGGCTACTTACGACCGAAGAAATTCCTAGGTGGAATGCACTTCGATGCGGGCAGCCCCGAACCTCGACCGGAACAGATGTGGCTGTTCACGACCACCCATTAAGCCCCTTTGGCGCTGAAGAAAGGTGCATCGTCCTTGTTTTCGATGTCGCATGCGATTCTGCGCCAGTTTCCTACGTCACCTGAATCGCCGCAGTATTTTTGACTTGCATTCAATAATTTGAATTTCGTCGGATTACCCGGTTGTGGGTCAACGATTTCAAATGTCTCAAGATCACCTTCTTCGATATTTTCTACACAAGACAACATTGATAAACCACTTTTTATGCGCGAAACACATTTCTTATTATTTTGCCATATCGTGAATTTCCCTCCAGACTCTCTCTGAAACCTGAAGTTCAGAGCGGGATAGCTGTCGTCCGAAGTTAGACATCTCATCATGTTGCCTGTTATATAACAATCGCCTTCGGTTCCATTTGGCATCGTCGATGTTAACTTGTACTCACCTTCCGCAAAATCTGCCGATTTATTGTCACTCGATGGTGGTTGCTGTTGCTGGTTATTCTGGCTCAGTCGTTCTTTGAACCCACTTTGTGCGTTTCGTATTTCAAGAACAATTCTCTCCGGTTTGGTTTCACCCGCTTTCTTCATAAGATACAGCAAAAATATGAAATACATGCTCGTCGCACCCATTCTGCGAGCGATATCAACAGTAAACTCGTCACCAACATTCAGACCCACTCCATCTGGATTTGATTGCTCTTTTGTAACGATCATCTTGTTATTTTCCCATTTGAGCCACGAATCTATTTGTTTTATTTGTTGCCAATCGTCCCATCGCCCCTCCCATGCATCATTCGCCATCTTATCTAATAATTGCTGACCCGAATCATTTGATATTCCGATCAGCGTTCCTTCTGCGTCGTAGCGTTCGATGAAAGCGCATGCGTACCCACCCCCCGGACACTCTCCCACCGGAGGCGGATTGGCGCCGACCTCAATATCATAAATGAATGCAAGTCCGTCCGCGTCTTTGTTGTATTTCATTTCCGAACACCATTCATCTGGTTCGTCTTTGTGACAATTTCTGACGTCCGGTACGATTAAGTAGTTTTCTCGTGTGCCGTCGCTGTCACTAGAGCGTTCGAGTGCATCATTCGTGATTTTGAGAATGTTGCCATCCTTTTCCCACCGCTTTTCTTTTCCTTCTTCCACCCCTTTCTTCTCCCCCCCTGACTTTTTGTCCTCTTTCTCCTCCCCCCCTGACCAAAATAAAAAGATCAGCACGACCACGACGATTACGACAACCACCGCTGCGCCGATCAACAGCATGTAAATACATGTCTGATTTTTTTTTCAAAACGACGTCACCATCTTCACCTCCAAATCCTTACCGAAGTTGATCAGACACGCCCTGTTCAGTCCCAACAATTTCAGGTATTGACACGCCTGCGTCTCCGCCGCGTCCGTGAGCTTCGCCACCGCCTTGAATTCTAGAACCAATTCGGAATTCACGATGATGTCCGCTCGTAAATTCCCAACCGTGTGTCCTTCGAAACAGATCGGGATGATCCGTTCCGATTCGTAGGGTATGCCATTCTTTCGCAATAAAACCTCCATGCAATTGTGGTACACTCGCTCGCTGTACCCAGGACCGAGGGTGTCCCATATGGTCTGTGCGAGCTGTTTAACGTCGAGCGTCATTACTCTTGATTCACGTGTCTCCTTTATACGGATACGTGTGAACCCATAAATTTGCGATCCACTTTTCTCCACTTTCAACCGGCGTTCCCGCGTGAAGGGCACCCGGCGGGATCATGCCGTAATTGTCAAGTGTGTCGAACATGAGCACGTCTCCCTGTTTGAGTTTGAACGAGCGATCGAGGTTGGGAAAGGACGTCGCACCGCCTTCGTACCCATCGTTCAGTCCGATGATGAACGTGTACATGCGACGATTACGCGTCTCTTGAAACGCATCTTGGTGCGGTCTGTAAAATCCACCCGGTTCGTATCGCACAACCTGAAGTTGTTCACAGTTTTCAAACGGACGATCACACTCCCTGAGCAGTCGTCGACATACACGATTGATCACGACGTCGTCCGTGTCGAGCCACGCGGTCTCGCTCTGACGCACCTTGAGGTCCTCGACGCTGCTCAGCGCCACCGTCGAGGGTTTCAGTTTGTCTCGCGCTTTGTTCATGATGTACTTGCACTCTTCGGGTGTCACCGCGGATGGGTACACGACCGGCTCTCTGTATCGCGGAATGAGCATGATCACGAAGATGATCGTCGCCAAAAGCAACGCATGGTCTTGTTGCATGTCGTCTCTGATGTTACATTGGAAATTAATAATACAACAAGGACGGCGTTACGCAATTGTATCGCTTCCATATGCTACCTCGAATGATGTCGTTCACGTACGTCCGCAAGGACTCCAACTGTTCCCACACGATCCACTGTTGCTCCGGGTGCACCACGTACTGACGAAGGAGATCACTCGTGCAATTCAACATCATCTCGAACACGTCTCGAACTTCCGATTCTTTCTGAAGTCTTTTGTCGACCTGTTGAATCGCCTGTCTGAACTGCTTCTCGGTGATGCTGTTCGCCATGAACTGAATCCTATGCCGCTGCGTGTGCGTCCGTCGGTTATCCGTCTCCGTCCCGTTCCCCATCCACATGAGTTGCCGTTCGACCGTGTTGATCATGATTCTGTAGCGCACGATCGTCTCGGGTGCACCCATCTCTCGAAGTTCCCTGAAACTCGGAAGACCTCCACATGGGATGTCACCCAATTCTCGACCAATTTTCCCTTCCTCCGCGCGCTTGTACTCGAAGAAATGTGGGTTGTGTATGCGACCGGTCTCGATCTCTCCCGTGCGCCACGAAAACGCGGTCTTGCATCCCGTACAAAACATCTGATCACACCCACCTATGATTTTCGTGATCATCTCGCCACATTTCGGACACGGACGACTGTCTCGTTGTATGAGCTGAAACGTCGACCTCGACTGCTCGTCGCACACGTGTCCCTCATCGTGCACATGGTTGCACTCATCGCAGTACACGCGTTTGCAAAGCCCGCAGTAATGATTCTTTTCGTCCGACCAAACACTCATGAATCCCTTGCACTCGGGTGTAGGACACTTTCGCGTGAATCTACGGTTCGTCTCCGTCGTCAAGTTTTCATGTTGATTCTCGAGTGTGTGAAGTTCGTGAAATAAGTCGTCGAATTTCTGCACTTCCCTTCGAAGCTCCGGCTCGGTCGTTCCGAACCGGTGCAATCGCACGAGCTTGTCTCTCTGCTGCCACAGCTCTTCGCGGAGCTGTCGAATGCGTATGATCCTTTCGACGATCACCTGCGTCTCCTGAAAATAAAGCTGTTCTCGAAGGAACAAACTTTCTTCTCGGTGCTTGCGATACTCGGTGTTACGGAACACCTTCGAACACCACGAATCCACGAATTCGCGCGACCACTTGGTCTTGCATTTCATACAGTGAGGGTCATCGTGCGTCGACAGAAGGTACGTCTGTGCGCATCGACGACAGCATGTGTGATCGCATCTGGAACACGTCAGTTTTCTGTGAAAAGTCTGATTATACTTTTCACAGCAAACATCGCAGGTTTGCATAGTGCTTGTATTTGCATACTCATTAATCTTTAATAACCTCACTTGAATCTCCAGTTCGCACCCCCCTTACCCTTGGGTATGTTCTCTCGCTCCCCGAACGTGAACTTTTCATTCAAATTTTTACGCGTCTTCGTCGCCGCCGGTCTCGCCGCCTTCTTCTTCTTGTTGAATTCCTTGCGCACGGTCGCCACGTTCTTTCCGTTCCTCAAATTTCGTATGAAGCGGTTCATGTCTTTTCTCGAGTAGTTGACGGCGTTGATCTCACGGATGAGGGCGTTGCGCTCGGCGTTGCCCTTCTTCTTCGCAGCCGCGTTGTCGTTCGCCTTCTTCTTCGCAGCCGCTGCATTCGCGTTCGCCTTCTTCTTTGCCGCAGCGTTGTCGTTTGCCTTCTTCTTCGCCGCGGCGGCGTTCGCGTTCGCCTTCTTCTTCGCGGCAGCGTTGTCGTTCGCCTTCTTCTTCGCCGCAGCGTTGTCGTTCGCCTTCTTCAACTGATTGGCGAGTTCCTGTCGTCGCTTTTGCACGTCATTCTTCTTCTGCATGACCCACTGCAAATGTGCTCGTCGTTCCCGATCACCAATCTTCGCCGTTTCGATTTCCGAACGAAGTTTCACCTTTTCATTCAGAAGTTTTTCAATCGCGGTGAGAGCCGTCTTGTTTTGAGCCTGTCGGATGTTCGACTGCCACACGCGCCTGTACTGACCGAACACACCCGGGATATTTTTGTTCACCCTCTGGACCAGTCGAGTCTTCTCGCCATCGAGTTCCGCGTTTCGCTCTTTGAACGTCTTATTACTCGCGTTTTGGAACTCGTTTTTGTTGTTCGGTGCCGGAAGCTGCTTTGTTCCGTTCGGAGCCGCCTTCGCGTTCGGCTTCGCACTCGCACTCTTCAACGCTTCGTACGCGCTCTCGAGAGTTTGGAAATTTTCCTTCGCCCCTCCCTTGTTCGGGTGATACTTTTGTGACAACTGTCTACGCGCGGAGTTCAGAGATTTTCCGGTGTTGACGAGTTTCTTGAGTTCGTTCTTCGCGTCGTTGATGGACAAAGGTGTCGGCGCCGCCGGTGCGGCACCGTTCGCCGGTTTCGGACCAAACGTCTTTTGAGTACCCATCTGCGAACGAGTCTTCGGATCTGATCGCAGTTTGTTGATGCGCTTGTTCAACTCGACGTTGTTCAGCCATCTCGATCGTCGCGATGCCGACGTCGATGTCAGGTCCTTGTTGACTTCCTTCATCAGTTTGTTTCGAGCGTTCTGTGTGATCCCAGCCGCGTTGACCTTGGCGCGGATTTCCGCACCACGACTCTGCATTTTCGTGTCATTCATGGCTTGGGCTTTGATGTTCGCCGCTTCCTGCTTCGCCTTCGCCTTCTGGTTAGCGGCTTCCTGTTTTGCCTGGGCTTTCTGTTGAGCACTGTTGTTCTCCATCTTCTTCTTCGCCTGTCGCTCCTTGAGGCGGTCATTCGCCGCCTTCACCGGATCAACCACCGAAGAGTTGATGTACTTCAGTGTTCCCTTCTTCGTCGTCCAGCCACCAAACGTGCCCTTCACGTCCGTGGCGTTCAAGTTCGCCACCTGCTGGTCTTGTTGAATTTTGTTCATGAGTGGCTTCGAGTTCTCCTCGAGCGTCGCCAGAGTCAGGTTTTTGTGTTTGGCGTCTTCCAAGAATTTCTTAATGTACGACTCATCCACTTGAACCTTTTTGGCGAGCTCCGCGATGAGGCGTTTAGATTCTTTGGCGTTCGGTTTCAACTGACGAGATTGCATGTTGTTCACCGCCTTCGTGCGAAGATTCATGTAATTCGATACCTTGGTGTACTCCAGTCGCTTCTTCCCACCGCCGTTCTTGGCACGAATGTCCGCGAGCTCGTCGTCGAGCTTGATCTTCGCATCCAACTTCGAACGGTTCGCGTTCAACTTCGAAGCGTTGAAAAGCTTGTGTGCGTTATCCGCCAAGAACGCCTCCACGTACGCGGTGTCGACCTTGATCGGACCACCCTTGGCGAGCTTTAACACTGTCGCCTTCGTGTTCTTCTCGAGCTGCTTCGTGTTCGCTTGGGTCTGACGTTCTTTCATGGACTTGTTCTCCGTGTTTCTGACGGAGTTGTACGTCCCGGTGGGGATGTACACGAGCTTGGGAGTTCCGTTCACGTACTTGCCCGTCAGGCTACTCTTCACCGCGGTCACCTTCATCTTCGCGACTTCCATGTCCTTGGCGATCTTTTCCTTGAGCTTGGACGAGTTCGCGTTGAGTTTTTGTGCGTCGAAAATCTTGTGAGCGTCGTCCGCGAGGAACGCGTCGATGTACGCCGTGCTCACCTTCGCATCGGATGCAATCTTGGCGATCAACGCCTTCGTGTTCTTGGTGAGTTGTTTCGTGTTCGCTTGGGTCTGACGTTCTTTCATGGACTTGTTCTCCGTGTTTCTGACGGAGTTGTACGTCCCCGTGGGGATGTACACGAGCTTCGGCGTGCCGTTCGCGTATTTACCCGTGATGCCCTTCACCGCCGTCGCCTTCATCTTCGCGACTTCCATGTCTTTCGCGATTTTCGCATCGAGTGTCGAGCGGTTCGCGTTCAGTTTTTGCGGGTCCAAATTCTTGTGTGCATTGTCAGCGAGGAACGCGTCGATGTACGACGTGCTCACCTTCGCGTTAGAGGCGATCTTAGTGACCAACGCCCTCGTGTTCTTGGTGAGTTGCTTCGCGTTCGCCTTCGCCTTGGTCGCCGCGTTCTTATTGTTTCGAGCAGCCACGCGAGCGTTCATGTTACGCTTCGCGCTCTCGAGGGCGGCGTTGTAATTTGCGTTCTTGATGAACTTGATGACAGGTTTCGCGTTGGCATACTTTCCGGTGAAAGACTTCACGGCAGTCGCCTTGACCTTTGCGACCTCCAAGTCTTTGTCGATCTTCGCCTTCAACGCGTTCTTGTTGAGGTTTTTAAACTGCTTACCGTTGGCGTATTCCTTCAGGTATCCGGCGTTGACGCCGAGATTCCTGGACAGGTTCTTTAGCAACTGCGCCTCTTCTTGTGATAACTGAAGCGCCGCCGCCTTGTTGTCCTCCGCCTTCTTCTTGTTGTTCAGTTGCTTTTGGAGCTTTTCTTTCTCGCTCGCCACGTTCGTGATGAAGACGAGTTTCGGTTTGGTTTTGAACATACCCTTACCCTGCAGCTGTTCAACCATGCCACGGATTTCCTCGTCCTCCTTCACCTTACTGGCGAGATCTTGGGCGGTGATGTCCTTCAATTCCACGTTTCGTGCTTTCGCGAACGCCTGGAGGTAATCCAAGGTCACACCGGGTGCCACTCGGAGCAGACCGTTGACCTTCGCCCTGTCCTCGGCGGCGACGCGATTTTGTTCTCGTTTTGTCGACAACTTCGCATTCACGTTTTGCATGCGGGCGTTGTAGTTCGCATTCGGGATGAACATCAATTTCGGAGTCGACGTGCCATTCAGCTCTTGAACCTTCACGGCGTATTCCAAATCCTTTGCCAATTTCTTCTTGTACGCGGACGCGTTGATGTTGGCGTACGGTTGATTGTTCATGCTCTTTCTGTACGCATTGAGGTACGCGCGATCACCACCCACCGTACCCAACAAGCGCTCGACGTTCGCCTTCTCACCTTGTGCCTGCGCGACGTTGGCGAGTTTTGTCTCGGCGATTCGGCGTCTCTGCTTGTATTCGGCGTTCGACCCGATGTATTGGAGTTTTGGTTTCGCTTTGCCGAACAATCCCTTCGGTTTCACGTTCGCTTCCAACTGTGCGAGCTTGATGTCTTCGAGGACTTTAGACTTGTACGCCGCGACGTTCATGGACATCAATTCCTGACCCTTCCCGGTCAGGTATTGCTTCAGATACGCTTCGTCCCCTCCGACACTGAACAAGTCCGCCTTCCTGTTCGCCATTCCCTTTTCTTTCGCGAGTCGCGCGATTTGTTCGTTCGCCAGCTGTCGCGCTTTTTCGGCGGCTTGACGCTCAGCCTCGTTCTTCGCTTCGCGCATTTTCTTGTTCGCTTCTTCGCGTTGCATCGCTACTTTTCTGCCTTCTTCGTCCTTCTTCCTCGCTTCCTCTTGGGCACGTTCCACCTCTCGCTGTTGCTGTTCCAATCTCGCCAACTCTTGCTTTTTCGCGAGTTCTTCTTTGGCTTTCCTGACGTTCGCATTGTTCGAGATGTTGATGGGTTTCGGGACGTTCGCCGGTTTTGGGACGTTCGCCGGTTTCGGGACGTTCGCCGGTTTCGGGACGTTCGCCGGTTTCGGCACGTTGTTGGTCGGCGGTTTCACACCCGGAATACGATTTTGTCTTCCGATTTGTTCTTGGAGCGCCACAAGCTGTGCCTGCATTTGCGCCATACCCGACGTGTTCACGGCAGCCTGTGGCTGGGACTGCATCTGCGCAATCAACTTTTTGGTGTTTTGTAACTCTTCTTGGAGTTTGCGCTGGGCACTGTTCGACTGACGCTTCGCCTCGTTGAGTGCGTTTTGGAGTTTCTTCCGGTTCGCATTCGCCGCGGCGTTTTTCAGTGCTTGCTCCGCCTTCGCCTTCGCGTTCGCCGCCTCCTTTGCATTTCTCTTCGCGGCGTTCGCGTTTCTCTTCGCGGCATTGATTTGAGCGGCGGCTTCCTTCTTGGCGGCGTTGATCTGCGCGGCAGTCTGAGCCGCGGCGTTCTTCTTGGCGGCGTTGATCTGCGCGGCAGTCTGAGCCGCAGCATTCTTCTTGGCGGCGTTGACCTGGGCGGCAGTCTGAGCCGCAGCATTCTTCTTGGCGGCGTTGATCTGCGCGGCGGCGTTCTTCCTGGCGGCGTTGACCTGTGCGGCGGTCTGTGCCGCTGCGGTGTTCGCACTCTTCTGTGCCTCGGAAAGCTGGTTTTTCAGCTTTGCGATCTCCGCGTTCTTCTTGTTGGCGGCTTGAGCGTTATTCGGTGCCACCGGCGTTGCCTGTTTCTCCTTGATGAGGCTTTGCAGCTGCACCACCAACGTGTTCGAGTTAGCTTTCACTTCCTTCTTCGACGCCTCCAACTGTTTCTTCGCGTTCTCAGCCTCTTTCTTAGCGGCAACGAGTGCGTTTTGTGCCGCCTTTTGCTGGGCGGCGTTTTGAGCATTTCGCAAAGCCTTTTCAGCTTTGTTCGCCTTGTTTTGTGCGTTGCGCTGCTGCTTCTCGGCGGCGTTCGCTCTCGCCTTCGCGTTCAGGATTTCCTGCTTAGAGTTTGACACGATCGCGTCGGTCATCTTCTTGTTCAGACCTTTCTGCTCGTTGAGTTCAGAAGCTTTTTGAATCACCTCGTCGAGCGAAGCGGTTTCATACATCTTCTTGAAGTCATTCCTCTCCTTCTCCGTGAGATTGAGCATGCCGTTCAGCCGTTGGTCGAGGAAGGCTTTCTCTTGAATCTTCATCTTCAAGAGTCGCTCTTGAAATTCCAACTCTTGTTTCGCTTTCATCTTGTCGAGATCAGTGTTGGCGTTCGCGACCTTCTTCTCGGCGACGTTTCGTTGCGCCTCGATGGTCGCCAGGGCATCCTTTTGCCTCTTCTCGAAATTGGACTCGAGTTGCTTCTTGAACTCGACCAGTTCGAGCGCTTGTTGCGCCTTTTGTTGGGCGATCTCCGTGTTCGCCGTCTTCAGTTGCTCTTGGAGCACTTTCTGCTCTTGTGCTAACGAATTTTGTCGCGCTTTCGAATTCGCCACCTCCTTCATGCGATTCTGTTCGATGTTCGCGATCTGCTGCTTGACGTTCGTCTTCGCCGCGGAAATGGCGTTGAGTGCCCGAGCGTTTCGGTTGCCCAAATTCTTCGCCAACGCATTTTGACGTGCGGACACGTTTCGGACTCCGGCATTCACGTTCGCCACGCGTTGATTCGTTCGGGCGGCGACGTTCTTGATGCTCGCGTTCACGTTCGCCACGCGTTGATTCGTTCGGGCGGCGACGTTCTTGATGCTCGCGTTCATGTTCGCCATGCGCTGGTTCGCTTCCTTCCTCGCCGCCGCGTCTTCCTCGCGCATCGCGTTGATGTTTCGTCGAATCGCCTCCTTTTCAGTCGGGTCTTGGACGTTGTTGAACTTCGTCTCCAAATTTGCGATTTTCGTGTTGACGTTCGCTCGTCGTTCCTCTTCCTTCTTCATCGCGTTTTGAAGATTTTGATTTTGGTTCATCATCTCGGACGTGTTCACGACGTTTCCCTTGTTCACCGGAATCGTCATGTTCGTGTTCGAATTAGGAGCCGGAGTCACATTCTCGGTGGACTTCTTGGACTTGGTCACCCTTTTAGACTTCTTCTTCTTCTCCGCCGTCTTCGTCGCCTTGACCTTCGTCGTTGTCGCCGCCTTGGATGATCGCAACTGAACGGGTTCGGCGATGTTCAGACGGTCGAGGCGTTCCTGGATAGCCCTGACAACATCTAACTTCTTCGCCCCGTCGTACACAACCGCCTTCACTTTCCTCGCGATGGTTTTCAGCTGTCCAAGACTCGACGACTTTTTGAAGAGAATCTTGTAATCCTTCATCTCGAGGGGTGAAGCCACGTCGATGAGATACGTTCGATCTCTCGACAGTCTCATGGGAGGGAGGACGATCCCACTACCCACGGATGCATATGCGTCGCACATGTCTTCTTTTGATAGGGAGGACACCGTGATGCCTGTGTCCTGTTTAATGAGTTGTCTAAGATCCTGAATACTGGCACTCGGATCACATACAACCATACGTATAGTATTACATGCTAAAAAAAATTATTAGCCGTGGTCGAACCCTTTTGTGTACAGTTTACCTTTCGTTTCCAAATCTATCGTGAAATCAAACACGTTGAGCTCGCCGACGTCCAGCTCTACGACGCTCATGTTCTCTATAACGGTCGATCGTCTGTTATTCAGTGTCGATCGTAACAGCGCCTCTAAGAACTGAATGTGATTTTTGATTTCTTCTTGATACTTCTTGGTCGACTTCAGTTTGATGCAAAACACTTGATGGGGTTGTTTTCCTAAGAACGGCGTCACTGGAAACGACTCCGTCGTTCCACCGTCCGTGTACGTGTAGCCCTTGTACTTGCCCGTCGAAAATATGAGCGGTACGCTCATCGACATCAACACCGCGTCGATGACCTTCATGTCCGGATGGGAATCGCGCGAAAAGTACACGGTCTCGGACGTGTTCAGACAGAACGCGGCGACGTACAACTTTTTGTCGAGATCTGAAAACGTTGGATCGCACCGACACAGGCGAACGAACTCCTCTCGAATCGGACCCGTGTCCACGAACCCAAAGTTTGTGAAAAAAGACGCAACCTTGATTTTCACGAATTTCTCCATGTCCGCGGAGAACAGGATGTCGACGATCTCATCCATGGAATACCCGAGTGTGAGAAATAGCCCCAATATCGCACCCGCGGATGATCCAGAGATCTCCTCGACATCTTTGAGAGACGATTCGTGTCGCTTCAGGAACCCGGCGATGGTAAAGATACCGGTCCCACCGGGTCCTATGCACAGATATCTCATCTTCGGTTGTGTCTTACTTAGTAGTACGAACTGAATTGCTTCCTCAAAAGCGCGAAGACGATGGCGTAGATCACCGCGTGCACCACGCTCGCGTGAATGCTCGACTGACCCGGAGCTTCGGCACGCGGGATCGTCAGCAGCATGCCCGGCTGAAGCGCGATGAACAACAAAGTCGTGACCACCAGGTCCGTCTGACGGAGCACGAGACCCATCGCTCGCGCGATCGCAGTGTAGGCGAGGAAGAAGACGGCGGCGTGGAAGAACACGGACACTCTGTCGGTGCGTCCGTCGGCGAAGCTGAGAGTTTTGCCCGTGGTTCGAACGATGAGCCCCGGGCTCAGCGTTAAAAAAAGGACCGATGGAATGGCGACTTTCGGCGTCGTGACGTCGATCATGATGGTGTTGTTTGCTATTCCTCAAGATTTATAAATCGACAAAACGTGCCGAACTGCTTGCGTCCCATGAGATTCGTCGTGTCGAGTCGCTGCATTTTGTCCCATATGTACACCAGTCGCTCGTCCTCTTCGAGCACGGTGTCGTCCTCTTCGTAGTAACAGAAATCGACAAAGTCGTCGAACGTGACTTTCGATCGGAGCACGGCGTCGTACAACAGTACCTGTAGCCAATCAAATAAAAACCATAATTCATCATTGAATTCGTCCCAGAACGTATGTACTGTCAAATTTAATGATGGATCCGTGGAATCCTCTTCGCCGCTGAGATGCTCATCCACGTCCAGACCGTAGTTTGCCTCGTAAACATACTGAGACCAAACCATCGTGTTTCTTAGTCTGACGTTGATTCTTTTATACCGCTGAGGGTCAAAGATGTGCTCTCCTTAACGGGTAAATTTTCGTTGATGACGGCGAGACACTTCTGAAGTGTGTCCTCGTCGCCGTTGAAAAACTTTCGAAGACCGTCGACGATGTTGGTCTTCGTCATGCTTTGCTTTCGGACAGACTTCTTCACGCTGATCTTGCCCTTCTTCAAGTTGATCGTGTCGATGTCTTGGGTGATCATCGACGACTTTACCTGCTCCTTGAGCTTCTTCTCTGCGGCGATGAGAACTTTCATGTCCTTCCTCGCCTCAGCGATTTGCTTACTCAGCTCGACGAGCTTCTGAACATTGTTGGATAACTCGCTTGTGTCCGTCATATGGTTAGTGCTTGAGCTATTTCTTTAAGCTTAGATCAGCGGGCGCTGCATCAAGTCGGGCATGATGGTGCTGTTGTTCCAGATGAACACTTCCTTCTTGTTCGGCGGTTCCGCACGAATGGATTGGTTGGCGTTTCTCAAGCTACCGCCGGCGGTCTCCGGCACGCCGATCTGCGCTCGCGGGTCCATGAAAGATTGACCTCGCAAGACATCGGACGGCGCGAACTGACCCCAGTCTTCATCCTGAGCAACCTCACGCGGGAGCAAAGCGCTGGCGAGACCATTGCCCGCTTGAGCCGCGCAGTTGGAGGAAGAGGAGTCACCCCACCTCATCGGGGACGGGCTCGGACCGGAGAGGTCGCCACCATCAAGGGAGAACGAGCGGTACGTCGAAGTCGTGCTCTTCATGTTCATGAGGAGATAGACCAAGACGGCGAGGACGGCGAGCATCACGATGTTCTTCGAGAGACCCTTCATTGTATATGAGTTTACAACATATTTTTTTTGTGCTACGTTTGCTCCTGGTCGGGGTCGGCGTCTGCGATAATTTCATCGGGCTCGGCGGTCGGTGCCGCCACCGGCTCTGGCTCTGGGGTCGGCTCATCTTCGTCCACGAAAGCATATTCCTCTGGGTAGTCGGAAACCTTCGTCGCATGCAATTTCACCTGAACGATGTTGAAGACCGGACCGAACGACTGTCGTGCAAAGTACAAGCCAGCGAATTCGACGATGACGTTGCACTCGCGTCCTGCTGCGGCACTCGTGAAGTCGACGAGCTCCAAATCCGGGCTAAAAACTTTCGTCGGATGGATCCGTTCGACGGAGATGTCCTTCGGGGAGGTGTACGCGTTGCGCAAGTAATCCTCTGAAAGATCCTTACCGAACCATTCCTGCGAGTGTGTCATCGCAGCCTGAATGTTTTCCTCATCGAGGGCGTCGATCTTCGCCCGACTTTTGAGCTCGAGAACCAGATCGTTCTCTGATGCGCTCTTGATTTTCGCACCGTTCATTTGATAGAAGACTTTCTTCTTGTCGTCCTGGTACGCGCGAACGTAGTACAGTCCATCGTTTTCTTTCGTCGGCGGCTTGAAGAACATGATGACTCTATGATGTCTTCTTCACGTTAGAATTCTTTAACCCTACGAACGGGATTTCGGATGCACTGCGCAACACCGCCTTGGGCACCCACTTGTTACGGTTTCCTCTATATCCGTACAGACTCTTCTTCGCGCTGGATCCGTTCGCCTGTGTCTTTTTGTAGGTGTACTGATTCCCAATGTATGCGCGCGAATTATTTTTCACCCACTTCTGTTTGTGCACGTCGAACCGCAGGGCACCGTTCGTCTTTTCATACCCAGCCGGAACATTCTTCCCCTTTGGTACGACGATACCCTGTGACATTTGCACGAACACCTTTTTCGGGTTGGGTGCCGTCGTGTACTTCGCGAAGCGATTCACGTTGACTCGAGCCGCCGCCTCGACGTTCACCGAACGCACTCTGGGCATGTTCCACGACCTGGGTGGGGGAGGCACCTTCGGACGCGTGCGCTTGTAAATGGTGTCGATGGAGTTGGAGTTGGAAATTTGCATCTTCGGGTCCACGAATTTCGCCAGGATGATCATGCGCTTCTTGTCCTTGTCGAGCTTTTCCGGTCTGAGCCCGAGTTTTTGCATCTCGTACACGTCGTCGAGGAGGAACCTTTTCCCGCCGATGTACACCCTCTGATCGTGGACGAGGGTGTTCGTGTCTTTGTTCTTGTACGTGACACCCTTCTTCTGATTGTCCACGATCTCGTACCCGAATTCGCCCGGACGCATGAGTGGCATGTCGAGCAGTCCACCCAGCGTTTGCTCCTTGACTCGTCCAGATTTTATGTCAAAGTATCGAAGGTTGAGATCGAGCGCGAAAAGTTCGACGTCGATGAGAACGTCCCCGACGCTCGCCTTGTTCGTCGAGTTGCTGCCTTTCTTCTTCTTGATGAGGGTGTAACGACGGGTCACGTGCACGCCGCCCTTGATGAGCGACACGCCGAGGAATCGCCCGAGCTTGCCTCGCTTTTCCAGTCGCTTCTGAACTTTTGGTCCGAGGGACTTCGCGACGCGTCCCAACTTGTCCCACAATATCAATTTGATGGACTGGAGTTTACCGAAGTACGAGTTGTTGTACGGAATTCGAGGACAGATCTTCGTGTCGATGTCCGAGGTGACGATGCGATCCTCTCGGGGCAGATGCATGTTGAACGCTTCACCACCACTGATGACGACGTCCGCCATCGGTTTCATGAACGCGGTCATGTCTCCGACGGTTTTCAGAATGATGTCCCGTAGGGAGTCCGTGATGTACACGTAGAGCATCTTTTGAAGAGTCTCGTCTCCGTGCTTCTGTGTCAGCCGCTTGCGAAACTTGCCGACGTCGTTCGCTTCGTAATACTTCTCCAGGATCGGGTCGTCGAAGAAGAAATTTTTCTTCATGAATTCGTCCACCGCTTTCTGTGAATAAACCTCTGTGTCCATTAATTATATTGCAACATATTATATGGATTGCTCGGGTTGTCGGTGTTACGCCCGAGAACAGTCGTTGTATCCTGACTCGTACCAGTTCTGTGGGTATCAGGGACCGGACTACGTGTACGCGTGCGATCCCTCGTGTTGTGAAAAAGGGTGTCCACCGGGGGGCAAGGCGACGAAGCCGTTCAAAATCCTGAAGAAGCATGAATTTTACAGACCACCTCCTCCCTACTTGAAATTGCTGTTGATTTTGTTGCTCATACTTTCGACGCTGTTCATGGTTTAAAGAAGGTCTACGTAGGTAAGACACAACGAGCACAGTCATGTCTACCGAACAAGCCTTCAACATCGAGACCGAAGTCGCTGCGATGCGAGCCGACCTTAAGCTTCTCGCCAAGCTCGTCCGACGCATCCAGGCGCACATCGACGATCCGACCGGCGAAAAGCGGGAGAAGCGCAAGGTCAACAACGGCTTCAACAAGCCGCTCAAGGTCAGCGCGGAATTGCAAAAGTTCTTGGGTCTTGCCGACGGCGAACTCATCTCCCGCTCCGAAGTCACGCGTCGCATCACCGCGTACGTCAAGGATCAAGGACTCAAGCACCCGGAGCACGGTCGTCAAATCGTCCTGGACCAACCGCTCCGCGACCTTCTCAAGGTCGAGGACCCGAGTTTCCCAGTCACGTACTTGAACATCCAAAAGTTCTTGTCGAAGCACTACGTCAAGGAAGAACCGGCGTCCGCCTAAGTTAAAAAATAATCATGTAATCTAACATATGACAACTTGTGTCACGAGAGAGGTGATTGAAAATATCCTTGGTGGTACGAAGCCGAAAAACCTCGGGTTGTACGTCCAAGCGTTCACGCATAAGTCATGCCTCAAGGAAGATCCAACACTCGAAAGCTACGAACGATTAGAATTCATAGGCGACAGCGTTTTAGGGTTCGTCATCACGCGATGGCTGTACGACAACTACTCGAATCAGATGGAGGGGTTCCTCACGAAGGCGAGGACGAAACTCGTGCGCGGTGAGATGCTGGCGAGTGTGGGGAGGAAACTAGGACTGCAAAACCTCGTTCGCATGGACAGGAAGGGGATGTCCATGGGGTGGATGAACAACACGAAACTTTTAGAGGACGTCACCGAAAGCCTCATCGGCGCGGTGTATCTCGATCTCGGACTGCTCCACGCGAAGCAATTCATCCTTCGCCTGTTCAACGACCCGCAGTTCGTCGATCTGTCGACCATACACTACGACGATAACTGGAAGGATCATCTGATGAGGTACACCCAACAACATCAGATATCCCTTCCGGAATACAAAGTGGTCGGACACGACAACATGACGTTCACCGTGGACGCGTACGTCGATGGACATTTCCTCGGTCGAGGCGAAGCGAAGACGAAAAAGCAGGCGGAACAAAACGCGGCGAGGGCGTTCTTCTACCCACAAAATACTTAAACGACACGAGTGCAAGATAAACTAAGATGCACCCCACATGTGAGTACCTGATATCGCTCACGTACGCCGCGCAGAAGAGCGAGGAATGGCTCGCCCTTCGGGGGAACATGCTCACCGCGAGCGACGCCGCGACCGCGATCGGGCAGAATCACTACCAGACACCGCACGACTTACTCCTCAAGAAGTGTGGTCTGGGTGAAAAATTCACCGGGAACGACGCCACGCGGTGGGGTGAGAAATACGAAGACGTCGCGCGTCAGATTTACGAGGAACGCCACGGTGAAAAAGTCCACGAGATCGGTCTCGTGCCTCACCCCGAACACAGGTGGTTGGGTGGATCTCCAGACGGCGTCACCGAGTCCGGGAAGCTCGTGGAGATCAAGTGTCCCCTCATGCGCAAGATCGTCCCAGGTGAGGTGCCGGCGCACTACGTTCCTCAGATTCAGTTGTGTATGGAGATCTTGAACCTCGAGTCGTGTGATTTCATTCAGTACCAACCCAGCGAACTGACGTGGCCGGAACCGGAGGTGTTCGACGTCACTCACGTGAAACGTGACAGGGAGTGGTTCGCCACGTACCTGCCGGTCATGGACGAATTCTGGAAGAAGGTTCTGTACCACAGGGAACACGGCGGGTTGGAGGCGCCGCCACCGAAACAGACCAGACCGCGAAAGCCGAAACCACCGAAGGAGTGTGAGATCGTCGACGTGGTGGAAGACGATGAATATTTTAGCGACTGATTATTTCTCTCATGTAATGTATAACATAATCATGGTCGAACTCAAGAAGGGCGAAGTCCGCGAACTCCCGAACGGCGACAAGCTCATCGGTGTGAACAAGAACGAACGTGACAAGCAAAGCAACGGGCGCATCATTCGTCAGATCAAGAACAAGTGGGGCAAGTGGGTCTCCAAGGCGAAGAGTCTCGCGGGCAAGGCGATGTACAAGAAGAACGCCGACTCCCTCAAGCCGAACCAGTTCAAGAAGGGTGAAAACAACGCCCCGATGTCCAAGTCCATCTTCGGTCGCTAAAAAACAATCTTGACAAATAACAAATGGCAATCGACAAAGATTGGGAGGAAGCCGTTCGTCTGGCGCGCCTGGCGGCGAACAAGGATCCGCGCGTGAGATTCAACGGACCGATCAAGGGGAAACTGTTGAAGGATGTCGTCACTCGTTACAAGAAAATACTCGCGATCAAAGCCGTCATCAGACGGAGAAACTAAAACCCTTCAGGCGCTCCGGTTCGAACACCTGCATCTGATACAACTTATACGTAATACCAAATCGCTTGTTGAGAAAGTACACCGAGCCCACCTCGGCGATCCCCTTCCCCGACATGCGACAATACACGCCCTCCTTGATCTCGTCCTTGAGAAGATTGCGATTCGTGTCGAAGATCTCCGGCTTCGCCAAGCCGTTCGAGTCGACGTCGAGTTTCACCCGAAACTTGGGAGCGTGTCCGTTCTCCGCCTCCTTCAGGTTGGAGTTAAACATGCCTCGGAGCTCCTCGACACCCTTCGGCTCCCCGAAGATGGCGACGCTTTGCTTCGAGACCTCGTCGATCACCTTCGACTCGATGGACTTGATCGTGTTGTAAAATTTCTGCACGAACCCGCCGTCCTCGTCCCATCCGGTGAGATTGAAGTCGACGTTGTACTTCTTCTCCCCGATTTCGGGTGTGAACGCGCTCACGCCCCACGGCATGTACAGTCGAGGCATCTGGAAACGCATGGGTTTGTCCCCGTCGGACAACACCATCTTGCGTCCCTTGTATTCGTGCACACACAGTCGTTCTTCGGCACCGATGAAAGACATCTTTCCCTTTCGTTACAATCAAATAAATCGTTTAAGCCGAACACGCGACGCACTGGTTCTGCTCCGGGTCGAGTGTGAACTTTTGCGCGTTCGCCTTGGGCTTCGTTCGAAGATAATACATCCCCGTCTTCAGTCCACTCTTCCACGCGAACATGTGCATACTCGACAACTTCCCATAACTCGGCTCGGACACGAACAGGTTCATCGACTGCGACTGATCGATGAACCGTCCACGGTCGGCAGCCATCTCGATGATGCTTCGCTGCGGAATTTCCCACACCGTGCGGTACTTCTCCTTCAAGTGCGCGTCGTCGATGTCGACGATGTTCTGGATCGATCCGTTGGCTCGGATGATGAGATTCTTCATGTCCTGGCTCCACAGTCCTCGAGCCTTGAGATCTCGAACCAAATGCCTGTTCACCACCGTGAATTCACCCGCCAACACCCGACGAAGATAAATGTTCTGCGTGTACGGTTCAAACGCCTCGCAGTTCCCCAAGATTTGCGCGGTCGACGCGGTCGGCATCGGTGCCAACAGCAGACTGTTTCGCAGACCCTTCTTCACGCGCTCGCGCATCGCGTCCCAGTCGTACATGCCGCTGAATTTCGTCTCTCCCTGCCACATGTCGAACTGCAACACACCCTCGCTCGCCGGCGACCCTTGGAACGATTCGTACGAGCCACTCTCCTCGGCGAGTTCGCTCGACGCCTCCAGAGCGGCGTGGTACATCGTCTCGAATATCGAGCGATTGATCTCTCGCGCCCCCTCGCAATCGAACGATAAATCCATGAGCTGGAACACGTCCGCCAACCCTTGGACACCCAACCCGATCGGTCGATGTCGGAAGTTGCTGTTCCTCGCGGAGTCGATTGGGTAGAAATTTCGCGTGATGACTCGATCCAAGTTTCGAACGATCTGTTTCGTCACCCGATGCAGCTCCTGGTAATCGAACTTTCCATCGACGACGAATTTCGGCAACGCCACGGACGCGAGATTGCACACCGCGGTTTCGTCGGGTGCGGTGTACTCGGCAATTTCACAGCACAAATTGCTGCTCTTTATGACACCCAAGTGCCTCTGGTTGGACTTTTGCATCGCGTCCTTGTACAACATGTACGGCGTGCCGGTCTCGATTTGCGAGCGGAGGATCGCCCGCCACAGCTCTTGCGCGCGCACGGTCTTCTTCCCTCGTCCCTCGGACTCGTACTTTCTGTACAATTCATCGAACGCCTCGCCGTGCACGTCGGACAGTCCCGGACACTCGTCGGGGCACATGAGCGTCCACTCCCCGTCGCTCTGCACGCGACGCATGAATTCGTCGGGAATCCACAAGGCGGTGAACAGATCTCGACACCGCATCTCTTCGTCACCGGTGTTGAGGCGAAGGTCGAGGAACTCGAACACGTCCGCGTGCCACGGCTCCAAATAGATGGCGATCGACCCCTTGCGTTTGCCCCCACCCTGGTTCACGTATCGAGCGACGTTGTTCAGGACTCGAAGCATGGGAACGATCCCATCGGACGCGCCGTTCGTGCCTCGAATCTTCGACCCACGCGCGCGCACGTCGTGGATGTGCAACCCGATCCCTCCAGCCCACTTGCTGATGGAGGCGCAGTCGTGTATCGTGTCGAAAATCCCGTCTATCGAGTCCGCCTTATTCGCCACGAGGAAGCAGTTTTCGGCTATGAGCCCCTGAACTGAATATGAGTGATCGTCTTGTACGCCGAGTGTGTACACAAATTGTGGAAGATTTTCCAAGACCTTCTTTTTGTGATCGATGCGTAAAAATATCTTACCATCGATTTCGAGCATGGAGTTGCTTCGCCCTGTCTCTTTCCTGAGTCGATCGTCGTCGTAATGCTTTCGGACCCATTTCATGATTTCAGGAATCCATGGGATTTGCATTCGTCCGATGTATTGCTTCACGTCTTTGTATGGTTTTGTCATGGTCGTCATAGAGACCTCGAATCCCACTGAACGCGAGACTTGGAAGAGTGCCCTAATGAGGTTTTGGTTTGTCAACTGAAGAGCAATTTGACCTTCGACTGTGCAGCATCCATCACTACTCACGAATCCTCCGATGAGTGCGGCGATCATGTCTCGATTCCAAGAATAAATCGATGACCACAGGATTTTCCCGCGGCACCCTCTCCCGAAGAGAATCTCAAATGCGTGTCCGACGGCAGAGTTCCCAAAAGTGATGCTCAGACAGTTTTGCTTTTTACTTTCAGAAACGCACGCGTGAACGCCGAGGTATTTTTCACCGATCCGGACGATTTCGTCAATGAATTCAGTGTTGTTTGGATTTTGTGCAATAGCGATACCACGATGTGTCAGTGCTCGATCGTGTTGACCTGAACACCTGCCCATGTGGATACACCCATCGCCATACCAAGAGCCGATGAACCAAGCGAAATCTTCATCGACTTTCACATATCGTTCAAACCAGTCACCATTTTTTGTGATACCATTTGGTCGATAGTCAGACACCCAGGTCGTATTGCGACGCATTTTAGTGCCTTCAAAATCAAAAGAAAATGTCCAGTGATTCTCAAGCGGTTCTACATTCTTGAGAACTTGGTACATGTCAATGATTTCGTAACCATTTGATGCGTTTGATTTGGGAATAGATATCCAATCACCCACTCGTAAGTGTTCGATACTGTTCCACTGCGGCGATTCCTTCCATTTCAACTGTTCATTCGTGATGGACCAGAACCGATGGTTACCGGTCACCTGGACACCTGGTGTCTTGAAAACCTTGACGTCGTACAGAGTACGATCACCCAGAAGATTTTCATGTGTCTGAAGGACAGGTTTGACCGACCCCGTGTGTGTCACGACCGTATCACCTATCCGAACCTCTTCAATGGGCACCGGTCCACGGTTCGTCGTGAAAACCGGTGTACCGGCGACGAAGCAACTCGACATTTGTGGATGATTCGTCCCGGCGTTGAACAGCGTGGGCGTGGCGTGGATGTACTTGTGCAGACTGAGGTCTTCGTACGTTCGCAACACGCTGTCCACGTCCTCGCCGTGGATGCCGATGGCGACTCGCATGAACATGTACTGGGGCGTTTCAAGTACGATGTCGTCGACTTTCGTCAGGTACCCTCGCTGAAGCGTCTTGAGTCCGAAGAACGTGAAATCGTTGTCTCTCTCCGGTACGATTTTGTCCTTGACGAGTGCCGATACCCGAACGACCTCGTCGGTGACGATGCCCGCGGCTTTCAATTTTTTCATGGCGGCGTTGAAGTTGTTGGGTGCTGTCTTCTGAATGTTGCTGGCGACGATTCTCGCCGCGAGCAATTCATAATCGGGATCGGTCGTGAAGAGGGCGATGCACGTCTCCGCGCTCAGGTCGTCGATCTCTCGGGTGTGTATCCCGTCGTACATGGACGAGAACACCTGTTGAGCGACGACCTGGCTGTCGACCACCGACGACAGACCGTCGGTGAGTTTGCTTATCCTCTGCACGACCTTGTCGAAGCGACAATCTTCAACGCGACCGTTTCTTTTGATGACCTTCATCCTCTTCTCGTGTGTCCTAATCTATGTGTGATTTTTTAAGCCTTTCCACAGTCGTATCGGACGTCACCGGATCGGACCGGGACGGCACCCACGGTCTCAAACTTTCGCGTCGGCTGCAGGAGGTAGCTGTTGTTGTAGAAGTCACCCTGAATTCCAGGCTTCGACACAGGCGCGTAGCTCCCGACGAAGCACGCCGGCGCTTGGCACTTCGGACCGAAGTCGATGTGTGGTGGCTTGGAAGTGAACGAGTCGAAATCGCTCATGTACACCATGACTGTTGTTTGAAACATAGCAACAATTTTTTTTGGTGACGATTAGTAAAGGAAGGATGGACGCCAACAGCCTCAAACAGGCGCCGACCCCCCTGAACCAATTGTATTTTTCGGACTTCAACCGAGGTCTGGTGCAGCGAGCGATCCGCGAGACGTTCAGGCGTCGCCACGGTCTGGCGATCGATTACCAAAAGGACGAAGACGTGTACGCGTTGATGCGTTCGGTCTTCATTCTCAACGAGGGTGACCACTACCAAAACATTCACGAGCAAGTTCGCGCCATGAACACGATCGTGATCGAGAACGCCGTGTCCCAAATCAAGTCAGGGGTCGCGCAATATTTACACTACCTGAAGGACATCGACACCGCCGCCGAACCGATCGCGCGTCCGATCAACACGAGCACTCACGGGAAGAAGATGGACTACAACACGAAAATTGGCATCAATTAAAGCGTACGACTTTGATGTACACATGTTGAACGATTACAAAAGGGAGACCGAGGCGTTGTGTCGAGCGAAGGGATGGGACAAGGCGGAGATCAGCACCGTGTGGCTTCTTCTCACAGAAGAGATAGGCGAACTGGCGTCTGCAATACGTCAAGCGACGAACACGTTCAAGAAGACCGGACTCAAGAAGGAGCGAGGACAGGATCTCATGATGGAAATGACTGACGTGTTGAGTTATTTGTTTCAACTCGCCGCGATGCTGGATCTGGACTTAGACCTGAGTTGGCAGCAGCATCGCAAAAAGCTCAACACTAAAAAATATATCAGCCTACAGTAACCAACCACCATGAGTTTCGTGATGGGGAATGACAAGAACGCGATGGACCGCATCAATCCGTTTGTCACGTTCCCTCCCGGGGGTGTTCGACGCAGCGGTGACTTTGCGGACTACACGAAAATGTTCGACAAGGATCACGGCGTCTTGAAACCAGACGGATCGAGCATCGCGTGCAACGTCTCTCGCACGGCGGGTGATCGCACGATCGACTTCTGCACGACCAGACTTCCGAACTGCAACGCGAACAGACCGCATTACCCGAACCGACAGATCGACGAGGGTCACACCGGGTACGTGCAGCGACGCATCCAGAACGGGAGGGAAGTCTCCATGGAACGGACGCAACCGCATCAGGTGTCGCCGAGCCCGCGACGCGCCATAGTCACCGCGGTGGTGCGTTACAACAGAACGCGCATCATCGCGGCTATTTTATTATTCCTTCTCATTATTTATTTATTGCAATAAGAGTCTCAATATGAGGTATAACTTGTCAAGCGCGGTTTCGTCCATGCACTCCTCGATGAGGTCGTGAAACACATACTCGCAAATGTGTTTCGCGAGGTCCATCTGCCATGGCGAATTCCGATTGATGTAGGGTGGCGTGAACGTCCGGTCGAGGATTTTTGTCGCGTGCAGGACGCGAATGATGGTTCGAGAGTCGTCTCCCTTCTCGTCGAGGAGCGTGCGCAGGGTCATCTGCACGATGCGCTGTCGCACCTCGAGCGTCTTCTCGACCATGCAATCGAGGAACTTTTCGTACGACATGTTTCGTCGAAGCGAGCACAGCTCGACCCACTCGCCGATCGGGCGCGTGTTCAAGTACTCCACATACTCGACGTATTGTCGATCCTCCTTGACGTACCTCGTGTATGCGATTTCGACGTAATCGAGTCCTGACTCGACCTCGTGTATGTACCGGGCGGATCGTAAGAACGCGGTCATTTACCTTACCCTCGATACATAGTCTTTAACCACACAACGCGACGCGCATGCATGAAGTACCACCAGGTACAGAACACGTCTTTCTCGTTCCTCCTGACGCTCGACGACTTTCGCGCATGCTTCGACGACACGAAGATCCCGCCCTCGTGGCTGAAGATAACCACCATCACGATGATATGCAAACGCTCGAGTCCGACGAACACCAAGCGCTTCAAGGAAATCTTCGAGCGACTGGAAACGGTTAGAATGTCGCTCGGAGACGGACCCGCCGCGTACGAGTGGTGCCTCGGGAACACGCCGTTTTACAACCAAGTGACGCTACAGAACAGGGACGGGTTCAGTCGTCGATCGGTGAAGCTGTTTCAAAACGGCACCGTGCACGTGACCGGGTGCACGGACGTGGTCGACTGTCAGCGATGCGTGAAGCAAATCAACGTGCTTTTTGAAAAAATCATGGGGGTGCCCACCGAACCGACAGACGAAAATTTCCAAATCGTCATGATCAATTCCAGTTTCACGATGAATTACAAACTGAATCTCCTCGAGGTTGAGAAATGTTTCAAGGAACACCCAACCGTGTTCACGGAGACGCACTTCGAACCCGGTGACTACTCGGCGGTGAAAATCAAATTCAAACCGTCCTACGACATGAAACAAGTGACGACGTCCATCTTTAACACCGGGAACATCATCATCACCGGAGCGCAGACGTACAAGGAGATCGCGTACGCGTACAACGTCGTCGTGACCACGCTCCACGCTTACACCGCGGGTCGAGTGTTGTGCGAGCCGTACGAGGAGGTTCAAATGTTCAACACAAAGTTTCTCGGGTACCGCATAGACGATCTGATTCCAATCCTGAGACGTCAGGGGCACAAATCCTGGTGTCTCACGACGAACAATAGGCAAATAAATTTCTCTCACTAGTTGTAATCTACTTATCATCATGAGCCAGCGTTTGGGTATGGCTGACGGACGATGCTTTTCGATCAACAGCTCGTCCCAACTCGTGAATAACTACATCATGCAACAAGCGAACATTCGCATGGAGGACAATTACAGCTACCGACAATACTTGCAAAAGAACGGTCCGGCGATCATCAGCAACATTCAAGAGCAAGTCCAAGGCAAGGGTCCGTGCCTGTCGTGTGACAAGCCCCTCTTGGATCTGCGCGACATGTACTAGTTTAATTTTCGCACTCCAGAAGAAGGATGGAGTGTGGAATATGTCTCAACCCAGTGCGGGAGACTCGAGCGACACCCACCATCCGTTGTGGTCACCTCTTTCATCAGACGTGCCTCACCCGATGGGAAAATATGGGTAAGAACACGTGTCCGATTTGCAGACGTGTCTTCAACGCGAAGACGTACACGGTTCACATGACCATACACAACAACATCACGGGAACGTCGAACACCGTGCAACTGACGAACAACGCCATCATGAGCGTCTTCGACGTGTTCGAACTTCAGTTGGACATGGAACCCATCGATTTAGAGCGGTTGTTTCACGACCTTGGGATGAGTATGTCCGACTTTGATCCCAGTACGTTTCACACAGAATGAGTCGCAGTACGTCTTGTAGTTGAGCCCGCCCTCGTACGCGCGAGACGCCTTTCGAGGATCCTTGATGATCGCACCCTTGGCGTCGACGTACAGCGGTCCGGTCGCCCACCCTCGCTTGTGTGACCACATGTTACACGGGAACATGATGGTTCGACCCTTCTTCGGTGCTTGGAGACGCGCACGCCTGAGTGCCGCCTTGATCTTTTCAGGTGAGACCTTGAAGAATCGCGCGATGGACGTCGTGGTGTCGCCCTCCTTCATCTTGTACTTACACGCCTGGTCCTGGCGGTACCAGTGAAAATCTCCTTGCTTGATGAAGTCGCTCGGTCGCGCGGGAGCCACGAACAACATGACTTTGTAGAATCCTCTCTTGCACGCCTTGTTCGGATCGGCGCATCGGTACACGGACTTCGGGTTGTCACTGAGAACACGCTTGGCGAGTCCTTTGCAATTCGTGTACGCGTGGTTGTTCCAGTTCAGTCCTGAGCGTTCACCCGGGACGCTCTTGTACAGGCGCCCACGCTCCACGTCACCGAACGCGTACGCGTAGCAGTTATTACCCACGATCGCACCCTTTCTCCCGAAAGGACCTTTCTCGTTGAACGTGCGCTCTGACCCACTCAGGGGGAGTTCTTTCACCATCTTAAATTTAATATCTACGCAGGTATTAAATTTAACATGATGCTTCGTGACATCGCGCGCTCCAAGTCTCGTTCTGAAATGGTTCAGGAGATCCTCATGGCGTTCCTCGTCATCCTGATCTCCACCTTCTTGTTGAGACTCCTCTGGAACCAGTCCCTGGCGAAACACATCACGGTTTTCAAGCAAATCGAAACTCTCGGTGACGCCTTCTTGCTCAGCTTGAGCCTGTGCATCCTCCGTGGGTGCTAAAACTCAGTGTATCCGACCATCTCTTCGCCACTCGGGCTGACGAGCGTCGGGAACGCGGTCTTCCCCTTGCACGCACCGTTCGCGCAGTCGACGAACTTGTGCGGAACGTTCTTGCTCTTGAAGTAATCAAGCTGCTTACGAGTCCATCCACACTGCATGGTCCCGTAAACAGTCCACACGTCTCCACCCGCCGACACGGACACGCTACCGGACGCCATGAAACGGTTTCTCAGCAAATACAACGCGGCGAGCACGAGGAGGATAACGACGATTTGACGTCCTGTGATAGTGATCTTCATTACAGTATATTCACATTTTATTCTTCACCTTCGTCGATGTCTTCTTCCTCTTCTTCCTCCTCGGACGACGCAGCCTTCGCGTCCGGAAGGTTCAACCCGACGAAGGCGAAGGATTGCAACTTTTCGCTTCGATCGAGTAGCAACTGAGACAGACGAACCGTGGCTCCGAACTTCGAGTCGACGAACCACAGGCTCGCAAAGTCCACGATCGCGCAACAGCGCTGACCCTTCTGCAGGGTGTCGAGGTCCACCTGTTCGCGCTGGAAATTGTACACCTCCGGCACGAACTCACCACCCGGTTTCGTGAGAATCTTGATCTTGAACGTGCTCGGGTACTGCGGATCCTTCGCCACTCGAACGAGGGGCTTGTACAACGCCTGAGCCAAGACGTCGCGATGGAATTTCTTACCCAACCACTGCTCGGAATTCTCGGCGGCGATGTCGAGGATGCGATTGTCCAACTCCTCGAGTTTCTTCATGAATTCGATCGCCTCGGCGTTCTCGGCGTCGAAAGAGAGGTCGAGGGAATAGCTCGTCTTACCGGTGGACTCGTCCGTGTAAGCGGAGAGACCGTACGGTGCTCGCATGAAAGGAAGTTGGACGTAAAGTTTCTTGCTGTCGCTCGTGTTAATGTATACGGTCTTGTTTCCCATTTTTCCCTTTCGCATCGCCGAAAACTCAATCTTCTTGGCATCAAATTGGGAGGCTGGAGTGATAGTGAGAGACATTGTGTTGTTGCTTGTTGTATGTGTATTACATGCGTCGGCTTTAAATCATGATTTTGTTTGAATTGATCGTCACACCACGGCACGCGCGCCGACCATGGTCATGGAGTACGTGAACGAGCAGATCGAAGCGATTCGAGCGGAGCAACGCCGTCTCGAAGACGAGATGTTCAGGATCCAAAAACGGTATCACGTGTTCGAGAAAGAGGCGAGCGCGCTCTGGGAGGCGGGGGAGAAGCACCGAAACGCGGTGCTCCGTCCTTTCGCGGAGATGGCGGGGGACGATATCTGGGACGCCGTGCTCGCGGTGTTGGACGAAGGAGTGAACGAGCACACGTACAATCGATGCAAGAACATCATCGGAGATTCTCCAAAGCTCTTGTCCGCGTTCATCCGGGCGTGTCCACACGTCATGGCGCGCAAGCTTCAAGAAGATCTCTGTTCAAAAAGTCACGAGTGCCTAGTGGTCAACCGGCGCCTGAATGACCTCTACGTTCAAGCGACGCGAGCGATCGATAGCTACCAGGCATCTACAGCAGGTAGAACTTCTTCGACACAGCAGGCGTGTGTCCAATAGTCTCCGCAGTGACCTTCCTAGCGAGTTTTTCGTCGCCGTTCAAATCCCGGAGATGCTTCTGGAAGAGTTGCATGCTCCCAGCTGTCCGAATGTCTTTCAATTGTATGTCGTTATTTCCGACGATTTTTCGCAAAAGGTCCCTCACCCTCTCGTATTTAGCACCGCCTACCAGTAATCCGCTTCGTCGTTTCGAGAGGGCACCGTGTAACACCCGATCGCGCGCCTCGAAAAGTCGTCGCTGACCGGATTTGGCGGGAAAATCAAACACGACGGTCTCGCCGTCACCACGGAGCGTCACGTGCTTTCGTTCGAGACTGAACGCCCCGAGTGCACCGGTCTCTCGCTCGGCGACGCCTGTTCGGAGATACCCAGCCGCGATCATGCGAAGGGTGAGCGCGTCGTCCCACGAGGGGTGTCCACTCTGAGAAAGAATTCTGCCCGTGACGGATCTGATTTTCGAGAAATCTATGTCGGACGCGCGCGCCTTGCGTTTCTTGCGCTGGGCGTCGAGGTACTTCTCGTGATAATAGTAGTGCGTTTTACCCTGACCATCCACCGCTGTCGCCTGGAGCCTCGCGTCCTTTGGGTACACGATCACGTTCGTGTACGCGGGAGGAATACCCAATCGCTGACATCGCGATTGTTCGGGTTCGGACAACCTAACACCGTTCCGAATAAAGATCCCTCTCTTTCGAGTGATCATTGAAACATGCGCACAAAAAAATGAAATTTCAATTTTTACAGGTCCATAGGTTCTGGTCACAGGGGGGTGGGCGTCAGATCGCGACGCATGAGAGAACCGAGACCCGAAGAGTACGACCACTACCCAGAGCGTGAGCTCGAGGAGAAGTCCGACGAACGACGGGCGTACGAGAACGCGATGCGCCGATACTGGCGATGGAAGGCATCACTGAAGAACGCCGACACACCGCGATCGACCCTGGCTGAGATATTCGATCAGAGTCTTGGAGACGACAACTCCATGGTCGTTCAAACGATGACAAGGAACCACGTCGTGTTCCACAACACCGTGTTGAAAATCAAAATGAAAGCGCTCGAGTTTGGTGGACCGAGCGGGTTTCAGACCATACCGCTTCGCTCGGAAAATGCGAGCAAATGCAAAGCCGTGATTTTCGACGACGCCATACATCCAAAGGTGGTTCAGGAATGTCTGCGCGCGCTATGTCCAGATTTGGTGATTGATGTCGACAGTGACATCCAGTCTGAAATCAGTGACACGTGGTTGCTAGTTTTGTAGAATTTTTATGATTGTGTAATGTAAGATGGCGAAGGAATCCGACCCCGTGATGCTTCTAGTCCTCATGTGTATCGGATGCATGTGCCTCTCATGCTGCACGAGTATGTCCGCCGGAATCTATCGCAACTGCACAGGTGGTACATTTGACTCGTACGATTACGACGCGGACCTGTGCTTGGTCTTCCCGGGTCCGGGTCCAGGTCCAGCACCGAGTACAGAGGACGACGATGCCCCGAAATTTCCCGACGACATACCCGGTTTAAGTGGTCGATACACGAGCGACTCGTATGAGAGAGGTCAGTGGAGAGACGTTTCAGGAAAGGACAACCACGCCCCAACCGAGGGTGACAGTCTGAAATCGATCGTAGATGGGGATCAGTATCTTGTGTTTGGGGCTCACACGACGTCTGTCAAGTTTCCGGCGGCATGTCTGAACAGCACGAACAAAGACTATACACTGGCGTACGTGGGAAAATATGCGGGCGACAAGCGCGGAAGAATCTTCGACGGCGTCGGTGTGAATTGGCTGTCCGGATGGCACGGGAATCGATCTGGGTATGCGTATCACGGTGCCGGAGAGTGGCTCACAGTGTACTCCGCCGAAGACAGCAAACACGGTCAAGCGCTCATGATGGGTGTCGACCAAAAGAACTTGTTCAGATCAAACGGGGAAAACCGAACGAAGGTCGGCTACACAAACGGCGAGGCACCGACGTCGTTCGCGATCAACGGTGGATTGGCGAAGGAAGGAAACTGGGGCGGTGACGGTGAGGTGAGCGATTTCGCACTAGCCGAGGTCATCATCTACGACCGGGAACTCTCCGATGTGGAGATTGATCGCGTTGAGAAATATTTGAGCGAGAAATATTTCAAGAAGCTCGAGACTGCTCCCGAGTTCATCGCAAAGGGAGTGCGTCAGGGTGAGCCCGCTGGTAAAAATTCCGAAGGGTTCGAACCGATCAAGGCTGTGTACGAATTGTCTGGGTCTCAAGAACACTGTCGATTGATCGCGGAGAAGAATGGGAAAACTGTGTGGGGGCATCGAAACGAGTCGCACCCGCAACCGGAGTGGCGGAACACCTGTTTTTTCTACGACACGAATGATAATTTCGACGGGTACGTGGACGACACGAACGACACAGTGCACACCATGGGTTGTGCGGATGCCACGAAGGACGTACACAAAGGGTGTAAATAAAATTCGAGAGTCATATTAGAATGGCTGCAGTGGTCGGCATCGCTTTCCTCGCGTGTTGCATGATGTCAAGCGTCGGTGGATACTACTGGGTTAGATCAGACGAGGAGGCGATTCTCGCCGAGAGGCAGGCGAAGAAAGAGAAAGAGGACAGGTTAGAAAACCTCTTGGCGAACCTCGGTGATGTTCCGAGCATCAAAGCCCACACGATCACGATCGAGAACAGTCAGCCGCTGAACATTCAAGAGGTGTTGGTGTACGATAAAATGGAAAATAACATGGCGAATACCGAAATGATGACCGGTAGTTACGCGGAGTCCAAGGTGTCGTTCGATCTGGGTGCGATGACGGAGATTCCAGGCGGCATCGTGATCGTCAATAACCTGAACAACGGCGGGGTCGTCGGCGCCACCATCACGTTGTTGGATGAAACGGGTACCGTCGTTCACAAATCGAAAGAGATCAAGGACGTGGCGGACGCGTACGAGTACGACGCGAATTTCAAGACGTGGCAAAAATTGTCGTTCGTAAAAGTTGGGCGTAACGAAGACGGTACAAAAATTTCTTAGAGTACTGTATAACACATCATGGGATTCTTCAAGGATTGTGGCTGTGGCTGCAACGGTCAAAAAGCCCAGGAACAATTCACCATCAGCGTGATCTCCGGTCTGACCTTTTTCCTCGTCGCCAACCCGCAACTCTACATGCTCATGCGCAACTTGATCGGGTCGCGCATCGCGAGCGTCAACGGTAACCCGACAACGTTCGGTCTCATCGTGCACTCGGTCGTCTTCACGCTCATCGTCTGGATGATGATGAAGATCAATAAGAAGGAGCGCTACGAACCGTCTCCTGGTCCTGCGCAAAAGAAGGATGCGAAACAAGCGCCTGCCCCGGCGCCGAAGAAGGCGATGACTCCGGAGGAAATCCAAAAGGTCGCCGAAGCGAAGCGCGCGGCTCTTTTGGCGAAGAAGGCGGGTGGTCCGGCGCCGAAGGGTCCGGCACCGAAGGCGGCTGTCCAGAAGCCCGTCGCGGCTGGTCCGGCGGCTGGTCCGGCGGCTGGTCCCGCGCCGATGAACGGCGTCATGGGCTTCGAATTGGACGGCTTTGACTTGCAACTCGCCGAATTCAGCGGACCCTCGCCCAGCAAGGCGATGGTGTGCAACTGCCCGAACGGCACGACCGTCACAGTGAACTAAGCCGCGCGCGCTCCCTGGCTTCGATCATGTCGACCGTGTCCTTGAACGATCGACTACCGAACGTGCTCGGTTGCCAGCTGTTCCACTCGCGATCGATCACCTCGTGATCAGGTGGTAAATCCCCAGCTTCATCCATGTCATCGCTGACGACGAAAGATAAATCACTCTCATCGTCATCGTCTTCCCATATCTCGCTGTTGTCGTCCTCGACGTCAATGTCCATGATGCGCACGTAAAGGTCGTGGTCGACCATCTTGTAGTCCAGGTCTTCGAGCGTCGTCTCGGGGTAGTGTTCCAAAAGACTCTCCGGCGACACGCCCTGAGTCTCCTCCTCCAACTGGTAGCACGTGGCGCTTTTGTAAATTTTATCGGTCGCCGTCAGGTATCGCACACCCAACACCCGACCCGTGTTCATAGTGACCACGGCGTAGAGATCTTCTTCCACGTCGTCCTCCTTGCAAAAAACCTTGACAATTTCGTTTTCATGAATTTCATCAAATCGAATGGGATTCTCCATCTCGACTTAAAATTTCCAGACAAAAAATCTTCAGATCTAGTACCCTCGGACATGAAAATCAAAATTTATTCCAAACCCGACTGTGAATATTGTACGCTGGCGGAAGACCTGGCGAAGGCGGAAGGTCTGTCGTACGAAAAGGTGAATATGGAGAAGGACGAGCTTAAAGAACTTTGCGGCGGTCGCCTGGATGCGTACCCGCAGATATTCTGCGACGGGGAGAGGATAGGTAATTATTTCGATTTTCAGGAGTGGGTCGAGGACAACGTGGAACCCATGCTGGTGCCGAACATGGACAGATTCACCACGTTTCCCATCGTGCATCAAAACCTGTGGGATCTGTACAAGCGCGCGCAACACTCGAACTGGTCGGCTGAGGAGATCGATCTGTCCTCGGACAAGGACCATTGGGATCGACTGACCGAGAACGAACAACACTTCATCAAGTGGGTGCTCGCGTTCTTCGCGGGATCGGATGGGATCGTGTTCGAAAATCTGAACATGAATTTCGCGGACGAAGTGCAGTACACGGAAGCGCGCGCGTTTTATGCGTTCCAAGGGTTCAACGAACACGTCCACGGTGAGACGTATTCTCGATTGATCGATCGTCTCATCACCGACCCGAAGGAGAAGCACCAGTTGTTCACCGCGGTGAACTCCATCCCGAGCATCAAACAAAAAGCGGAGTGGGCGATGCGATGGTTCTCACGGGATCGACCGTTCGCCGAACGCCTCTTCGCGTTCGCGTGTGTGGAGGGTATATTTTTCAGTGGTTCGTTCTGTAGCATCTTCTGGCTGAAGAAGCGCGGACTCATGCCCGGTTTGTCGTTCAGTAACGAGCTCATCTCCCGGGACGAGGGATTACATCTAGAATTCGCGGTCGAGCTGTTCAGGATGTTGCGGAAGAAACCATCCGTGGAAACCATACACAACATCCTCCGCGAGGCGGTGGAGATCGAGAAGAGTTTCATCATCGACGCGCTACCGTGTTCGCTCATCGGCATGTCCGCGGACAAGATGAGTCAGTACATCGAGTACGTGTCCGACAGACTCCTGAAACAGATCGGGTATGCGACCATATGGAACACGAAGAATCCGTTCGACTGGATGGAGGCGATCTCGCTCGAGGGTAAGACGAATTTTTTCGAGAAGCGCGTCGGCGAATACGCCAAGGTGTCCGAGGCGGTGGATACGACGTTAGGATTTGATGAGGAATTTTAATCTTAGTAATTCATATACATCCAAATGGTGAGTAAACAAGCATTGATGATGGGTGGCATGTTGGCGTTTTTCCTGTGTCTCATCTCGTCGTCTTTCGTAGGTACGATGCAAAACTTGGCGTCGTTGCAGTCTGATGGTCCGGCACCTAGCGGTGGAGGAAGCAGTAGTGGAGGAAGTGGAGGTAGTGGAGGAAGTGGACCATCGGCATCGGAACCACCACCACCTGTGACTCATGTGAGTGGTCAATACGTTCGCATTCATCGAGTCGGAGGTGACGTCATTAACGTATCGGAGATGGCGGTGTTTGACGAGAACGGGGTGTTGATATCGAAGGGTGCGACGGTTACGGGTGGTACCGAAGCACACCCAGCTGGTCCGTACGCGAACCTAACGAACGGCAACCTCGACGATTTCGCACACAACCTTGATACCACGGGTGAAGATCACATCACCATCGATCTCGGTTCAGCGAAGAAGATTGGTGAGGTCATTTTGGTGAACCGACGGGACTGCTGCCAAGATCGCATCGTTGGTAAAAAACTACAAATCTTGGACACATCGAAGAACGTGGTGAAAGAGATCGCCATCACGAAGGCGCACATGGTGTACAGCTGGACGCCGACGAAGACTGAATTCAACACTCGGTCGTTGCCTTCGGGTGTGAGTACGGCAAAGGGTTGGATCAACAAAGGTACGCGCCCCGAAGGTCCACACAACACGATCACGGGTGACACGATCGAGGAAGGTGATTGCTTCAACGCCACTCGCGCAGCGGGTCATAAGATTTATGGGTACCGCACCGCTTCCCATCCGAATCCACACACGTGCTTTTACTACAAGGATGACCCAGGTTGGACCAGTTTGTCTAGCGAGACATTAAATAATGTAGAATCGCACAATATTGGATGTACGAAACTCTCTAGTAAAATTGAGTCTGCATGTTCAAACTAAATCTAGACTAGAATCATGGTCGTAACTACCGCGGAAGAGTGGGATCAAAAAAGTGAGGCGTTGCTGCGTGAATGGAAAGAGAAATGTTCAGGATATCGATGGCTCCACAACCATGCACGCATGCATCACAAATCTATTTCAGACTGGTTATCCTACCCGAGCATCGTAATCGCGTCGTTCACGGGTGTGGGAGGTTTTGCATTCATGAATCCGACGGGTGACGGCGAAACACCCGATAACATTCGATGGTTCCAACTCGCGTTCGCCACACTCAACGTGATCGGTGGCATTTTGACGAGCGTGAACAAGTTTTCGCAGAGTTCATCACTCGTGGAGAAACACTCGATCGCGTCGATCGCGTATTCCAAACTCTATCGCGCCATCGACATGGAGTTGACGCTGGACCCAGAGCACAGGCAACAGAAGAGCATCGCAGAGTTAGTGCGTTCGTTTCGTGAGCATTACGATCGTCTTTTAGACGAATCACCGGACCTGCCGTGTAAGAGCATCATCGCGTTCCAAAAGAAATTCGCGAATGACCGTCGAGCGAAACCCGAAGTCACGAACGGATTGTCACCCGTGATTCGAGACATCGATCCAGAGATGTCCGTGCGTGCGGTGTTGATGCGGTGGAAAGATTCCGTGCTCGCTCGTCAACGTGGTCAGGGTCAGTTGTCACCGGGCATGAGCGTTTAATTATTTGCAAGTCCACGTCTTCTGAGATTCGCCTTGAGATTTGCCATCAAGGCATTCCGAGGAGCGACGGGTGGAGGTGGTGGCGGCGGTGCGCGGGGAGCCGCCGATTGGCGCATGGGAGGTGGTGGCGGCGGTGGCGGTGGCGGTGGAACATTTCGTGTCCTAGTGTTGACGTTGACTCGAGCTCGAGGAGGTTTCGCATTGTTGACGTTCAGTAGTACCAACTTACAGACCCGAATGAACTTCCTCACCCGGTGGGCTTCTCTATTCAGATTGTTGTACGATTTTCGTCCAGGTTTGTTACGAAGTTTCGATAACATCTCTTTCCTCGTGAGCGGCACCCGCTTGCCATTGACATCCTTAGTCACGCGGTGTCCCATTTTCTTCAGTCTCTCTTTCAGACCCGCGTTTGTGTTGTTGTTCATATTCATGTGGTGGGATAAAAATTTGAAAACGCTCAAGTTCAGATGTCATTTCTTCGGTCCACCACTTCTTCTTCTTTGGATCCCACTTCGCACCGTGTTCTTTGGCATGGTCCTTCTCCGCGTAAGGGACGTTCAAGTATATCCGCGGCTTTTTGTTCTTGGCACCGATCGCCTCGTTCGCCAATCTGTCCGCGTGGTCGTTCCCGACGCTGTGCGGGTCTTTGCCGCCGGTGTGTGCGCGAACTTTGTGGACCTCGACGTTCGGCGTCGCCTTGAACATCTCGTGCGCGCGTCTCACCATGTCTCGGTTGGGTATGTCCTTCGCCCACCCGTCCGCCGCACACTTGTCCCCGTATTCCCCGACACATCGGAGCGCGTACGTCGAGTCCGTGCACACCGTGACGAGTTCGCCTCGCGCGATTTCGTCGGAGAGGATCTCGTGTGCCTGCATGAGTGCACCGAGTTCCGCGGTGTTGTTCGATTGTTTCCCAACCACGCGTCTCGAAACGTTTCTAGGATCGTCATCGCCGAAATAAATCCCTATTCCCGCGATGGCGTTGGGTTTGCCATTGTGCATGCACGATCCATCCGTGTACACGTAAATCATGTAATACAAAGAGGTGGTTTTTTTAAACGTCATCCACAAAGTAGCGCCACTGAGATTTGTACTTTGTGTATACCAAGTCGTACACGTCACCCGTCGGAGCTTCGTCGTACGGACCGGCAATCGTTCGGTCGGAGGCGAGCGGTCGAACCTTGGCATCGCGCGCTTCTTTACTCGGCCACACCCCGAAATGTGCAAGGACGAAGTATTGCGGCGGCTTCGTCGCGTCCTTTCCGGCTCGATATTGTTTGAGAATCTGAACGTCGCCGTGGAGAGCGGCGTAGAAACTCGGTAACTCCAGGTTAAATTCTTGAATCATCTTCTTCTGATTCACGGTCAACCCCATGGTGTCGTTTGAATGAGTGTAGAAAAAAATATTTGTGAAAAGTAACCAACTCTTGCGCGATGGATCCACCGATCATCGGTCTGATAGTAGTTATCGTCCTCGTGATCGGTTACATGCTTTACCGAAGTCTGTCGGGTGGTGAAGACCCTGAACTTTCCCAGGCAGGATCACCGGCGGGTGCGGAAGGAGATGCCGTCGAACAAGGGGCGGAAGCCGTGGCTGAGGCTGCTCAAGTCGACCAAGACGCCGTTGTGCCCGAGGGAGGGGAGACCACCGAAGAACCGGTGAATGAAAATGAACCCAGTGTCGGAAGTCCCAAGGATGTGAATGGACTCGTCGGTTGGTACACGGGTGACAGCTGGGACGAGGAAAACGAAATCTGGGTCGATCTGTCCGACGCCAAGAACGACGCGACCGAAGTCAAGGGATCGATCGTCACCGACACGTCCAATTTCGCGAACAACAACAAGTTCCTCATCGGCGGCGTGGACGCGGGCATTCGATTCCCACAAGAATGCATGTCCACCGGTCGCAAGTATACCATGATCACCGTCGCGAGGTACAACGGGTCCGCGCGTGGACGTATTTTCGACGGCGTCGGAGGCAACTTTTTCAGTGGATTTTGGAATTCGGGCACGGGTGGTGCGCATCGCGACGGAAGCTACTGGATCGCCTGGTCTGGTCACGCGAGTGACAGTGACAAACAAAGTCAAAAGTTCATCGTCCACACCGACATGAAAGGTATGATCAGACGAAACGGTATTCGTCGTTCCGGTTTGACGAATCACCGAGGTATCGTTCCGAGACAAATGTCCATAAACGACGGCGACTCCTCTGAAAAGTCCGACTGGGCTGTGGCTGAGGTGATGTTTTTCAAGGGCGAACTTCCCGCCACCGAGTACAAAAAAATCGAGACGTACCTCTTCAAGAAGTACATGATCGCCCGAGAGATCCGACCAAGAGTCCACACCGCTCAGGCGTGGACTCGTTACGAAAACCAAGGATCCTTGGCGAACACTGGTTTTGTGTGTGGTGACGAGGGCATGTTGAATAACCATTTCCTCATTCGACACAAAGTGAACAACGAATGGAATCAAAATTTCGATTTCCGCGGCGATTGCGTCCAGGGCATGGAAGGTGGGATCGAGGAGAAGAACGGTCAGCTCATTCAGGTCGGGGATGACTCCACGTGGTGGCAAAATTATGAGAAGCTCGTGAATTTTGACTGCAAAGACAAGGCGATTTCAGGGTATCAATTCGACGCCGTCGGCGACAAGAACATCCGTTCGAAGTATTCGTGCCACAACGCTCCTCTCAACAAGCAATCGTGCTACACGAAGGAGACGTCCGTGGGTCCCGTATCCGCTTCCCCGATGGAGGCTCTCGACATGGCGAGGGTTGGGTGTGACAGCGCGGCACAGGCGATGACCAAGATGGAGTTGGTCACCGAAAACGGGCAGGTGAAGTACAAGTATAGATGCTGTAACCTTGAAGATTTGTAATCGAATCAAAAATATTTTCGTACCTAATATCAACTATGATTGCCATTATCGGAGGAGTCGTGGTGTTATTGATAATCATCATGGCTGTCTTTTTCATGGGCGGTGGCAGTGGAGGCGATGCTTCGAAAGAAACGGCACCAGCACCGACAACGCAGCAAGAGTACAACCCGGAGAGTGCACAAGAAGCCCCCCCGATTGCCGTCGGTGGTGGTGAAGACGAATCAAGTATTGAAGAAAAGAAGGAAGAAGTGGTCGAGGTCGAAGTACCGGCGGATGCTCCGGCGGCTGATAAACCGACCGACATAGACGGGTGTGTCGGGTGGTTCACCGGGGAAAGCTTCGACGAGGACGCTCAGGTTTGGAAAGATAAGTCGGGTAAGGGCAACGATTGTACCGAAGTCTTGGGTTTCATCGTCAAGATTGATGACGACAGTGGTAAGACGTACATCAAGGGCACGACACAGGATGGTCTGAAATTCCCAAAAGAGTGCATGACCAATAACAAACGACATACCTTCTTCTCGGTTGCGCGTTACGCCGACATGTCTACGGCAGCTGGCAATCAGCGCATTTTCGACGGTGTCGACGCGAACTATCTCGTCGGTTTCCACGGCTACGACCCGTGCCATGGTGTATTCGGTACGGCACATCGCGATGGCAACGGTTGGATCGGACACTGGGAGTGTGGAGTGCACAACAAAAACACTGACGGCTTGATGAACTGGGTGTTACACACCGATCAAAAGAGTCTCATTCGCGTGAACGGCGCTCGAAAGACATCCCTCACCAATCTCGGTGAACAACGCACGAGTCAAATGACGATCAATTGGGGTATGGGACGCGCATGGAATCAGGCGTCGAACTGGGAGGTTGGTGAGTGCATCTTTTTCGATCGCGAACTCACCCACGATGAAATTGACAAGGTCGAACTCATGCTACACAAGAAATGGGGCATCCCTCGACGTGTCCGACAGTATCAGTGGATGCATCATAATCCTTGGAATCGATACTGGAACGACGCGACCGGTGGATTCACGAACCAAGAAGTGTTCAAGGGACTGAATCGTTTCGGTACTCACTGCGGCGATCACGGCGTCCACTGGAACAGTCGTTTCGTACAACATCACTATTACGACAACGCCAGCAATACTTGGAAGCCCAACGGAAACTGGGGCTTTGACGGTGGTTGTATTTCAGAGGCGGTGACCGCTCCGGGTGCGAAGAAATCGACGCAGTGGGTCAGCACTAGCGATAGTGTGTCGTGGCAAGAACGATTATCGAAGGCACTCGCCATCGATTGTGGCAAAAATGGTCTTCAAAACTGGAACTTTGAAACGACCCCGGATGGTTCTCAAATACGAGTGAACTACCAGTGCTCTGGGGACAAACTTTCGGACGCGTGCACTAAGAGTTTCCACGTCGCAAACGGCAACGGAACTAACAATAGCATGTCCATGCCAGACACCTTACAAGTGGTGCAAGCACCGTGTGGGGGATATACAGCGACCAACAAACTCAAGTTCACGCAGGATGCTCAAGGTCGATGGGGCTATGAGACAAACTGTTGTGCTCTTGAAGACGTGTAAAAAAATATTGTATGCATGTAATACACAATGAACCCCGCGTTGATAGGGGGGCTCGTCCTACTTATAGTTATCGTCGTCGCCGTAGTGATGATGATGAGCGGAGACAGTGGCGCGTCCGCCCCGACCCAGGCGCCCACTCAGGATATCTCCCAGGCGACGGATGCCTCGACTATGGCTGCCGGTGCCACGGGTGGTGACGAAGGAGACGAAGCCTCGCAAAGCGCGGCGGCGGCTATGGAGCCGAAGGAAGGTGAATCGGGTGAAGCGCAGGCGGTCGAAGTCCCAGACGACGCGCCGTCTACCGAGCCGGATAAAGTCAGCGGATTGGTTGGTTGGTTCACGGGTGACTCGTGGGACGAGGACAATAACGTCTGGAAGGACAAGTCGGGTCAAGGAAATGACATTACCGAAGTCAAGGGTACGCCGATCGTGTTCGACGCGGAAGACGAGGTCCCGCAAAAGTACCTGTACGGTGGAAAGGAGGACGGATTCCGAATTCCGCAGGCGTGCCTGACGCGAGGCAAGAAGTACACGTTTTTTCATGTCGCCAGATACGGATCGCAAAATAAGGCGGATCAACACCGCATTTTTGATGGGATCGACGGAAACAATCTTTCCGGTTTCCACAACCAACACGTCGCCATGGCGCACCGTGATGGTTCGGGTGCCATCGGGCACTGGTGGACTGAAGATCACTGGAACAGCTATTTCTACGGCAAATCCGCGGACGATCCCGCGAAGTTCATGGTTCAAGTGGACCAAAAGCGCAATTTCCGCACAGACGGTCTTCCGCGCACGGGATACTCAGGCGGACGCGAAATCGTCACGTCTCAAATGACGGTCAATTACGGACAGGCGCTCGCCGGTCAGTGGGGTGGACCGAACGGCGAACGATCTGTGTGGAACATCGGCGAGATGATCTTCTTCAATCGCGAACTCACCGAGGATGAGATTTTCAAGGTTGAAAACTACCTCTTCAAGCGATGGAAGATCCCGCGAAAGGTTTACATGCAAGGACACTGGCCGCATAACAACTGGAATAAGGAAGACGGGTGGTCCAATGACGATCCGTGGGGTGGCTTGAACAACACGGGTGTCGGGTGTGGTGGCGACGGTGTCATGACGTTCTACCGTCCCGTCAACCGACACCACTACTGGGATTCCGGGGCGAATATGCACAAGCCGAACGGACACTTTTATCCGGAGGCCGCGTGCACGGTGAACATACACGACGGACAAGATCAAAATCTCCAGGAGAAGAAGGGTCCGATTGTGAACATTCGGGACACGACCACGACGAACCGACAAAAATACGAGAAGTTGTTCAACATCGACTGTGGGAAGTTTGGGATCAACAGCTATCGATTCGAGAAGGTTGGTGAAGACAACATGAGGGTCGTTTACAAGTGTCACAATCAGCCGACGGTCAGTCAGAGCTGCACGGATGCGCATTATCACACCCATGGTCGGGCGGTGCCCACCAGTGAGAACGTGTACGAAGCGCTTGACTTGCAAGAGCTCCACTGCGGTGCCAAGGCGATGACGAAGGTTCAAGCGTACACCAGGGAAGACGGTGGGTTCTCCGTCAAGGCAAAGTGCTGCGCGCTCGAGGATCTTGAGTGAGCATAGGTCTTCGTCTACCCAGCAGTTCTTCATTCTCTACTTCGAGTTTCTCCAGCCTGGCGAAGAGCCATTCATTCTGTTCTCGTAGGGCTTGATATTCCAGACGGAGTACATCCAACTCAGAGAGTTCTTTCTCGACTCTCTGAATTGGCTGATCATTTTCGACTTTCGCGCGCGACCGAGTCTGCACTCCCATGGCGTGCGTCGAGGAATGGGGGGGACGGGGGTGCCCACCAGGCGGATACGCGCGCCCGATTCGAAAAAAAAATCTTTGCTATAAGTACAACAACTACAACCATGGCTGGTGGTCTCATGCAATTGGTGGCTTACGGCGCTCAAGACGTTTTCCTCACTTCGTCCCCGAAGGTGACGTTTTTCCAAGCGGTGTACAAGCGACACACTAACTTCGCGATGGAGACTATTCAACAAACGGTCAACGGCAGCCCGTCTGCGTCCTCCCGCGTGTCCGTCACGGTTGCGCGCAACGCCGATTTGCTCGCCGACATGTTCGTCGAACTCAAGGCGGCGTCGTCCGGTCTCTCCACGGACACTGAAGGCAACTCCGCGTGCTGGTTGGCTGAACGTGCCATCTCCTCGTGCGAACTGTCCATCGGTGGTCAAAAGATCGACAAGCACTACCAAAAGTGGTGGCGTTTGTACTCCGAGCTTTACTTGGACGAGTCCAAGAAGGCGAACTGGGCGAAGATGACCACGGGCTTCCACAGCTCCACGGTCTACTTGCCGCTTATCTTTTTCTTCAATCGCAATCCGGGGCTCGCTCTGCCGTTGATCGCCTTGCAGTATCACGAAATCCGTCTCGACTTCGACCTCTCGTCCGAATTCGACACCTACACGGATGGCTCCACGTTCAAGGTCTGGGGTAACTACATTTTCCTTGACACCGAAGAACGCCGCCGATTCTCCCAAAAGGCGCACGAATACCTCATCGAACAAGTGCAACACACTGGTACGGACACCGTCGATGCGGGTGCCACCAAGCAAGTGCGCTTGTCCTTGAACCACCCGGTCAAGGAATTGGTCTGGTGCTTCGGCTCCTCCAGCCCGGCGGGTCGCGGCTTGTGGAACTTCGCGTCCAACGTCGCCGCCACGGACGTCATCCTCGAGTCCAACCCGACCGCGCTCGCGGATTCCAACTGCTTCGTGCCGATCACGTACGGTACGGGTGCTCCGCTCTACAAGGTCGGTACGGACGGTTCCGCGTGCCAGTGGGTTGAAGACGGCGCCGCCGGCTCCACCCGCTCGGTCGGTCCGCTCGCCACCTGGAAGTTGGTGCTCAACGGTCAAGACCGTGCCGCTGAACAACCGGGTCGCTACTTCAACCAAGTGCAACCGTTCGTGCACCACTCCGGTACCCCGTACCCGGGTATCTACTGCTACTCCTTTGCCCTCGAACCGGAGTCGCACCAACCGACGGGCACGTGCAACTTCAGCCGCATCGACAACGCGCAAGTTGCCGTCACCCTCAAGGCGAACACGGGCAACTCCACGACGATGCACCTCTTCGCGACGAACTACAACATCCTCCGCATCCAATCCGGTATGGGTGGTCTCGCCTTCTCCAACTAATCGGCTTGCCTTTGCCTTTTAAAAATCGAAATTCGCTTCAATTTTATGTGTCTCAAAACACATAAAATTGAAAATTATCTACGGTGAATATAATGAACACGAACGATTCGGTGAAACTCGCAAAGAAGCACAGGGTGCGTCTCACGAAGAACGTCGGGGGGAAGCGCGTACCCAAGACGCCCGCGGAACTTCGCGCGAACATCGCGGCGAAGATCGGTGGCGCGAATGCGAAGAAAATCAGGATCTCGGCGAAGCGCACGGTGTCCCAGCGCAACAATTATGTGGACGAAAATGCCATGAATAACGCGTTCTTCAACGCGAACAACGTGCCATTCGATCTTCGAGAGAACACGAAGAACGCCATTAACCATCAATTCAAGACGGCGCTCATCAACGACGTGAAGGCGTCTCCTCGCCTCAAGCGGTCGGCGGTGGCTCTGGCGACTCGAATCAAGGGATTCATCGTTTCAGGACAATTCGCGAAGGCGGTGACCACGGTGGCGAGTCTGTTCCATGTGGTGTCCCTGTACCAGAATCCGCGCGCGGCGGATGACTTGTTGAATCAGTTCAGCAAGACCCCGTTCGTCCGGGCTGTTGCGCGATCGGATAATGGAAGCCGCGGTGCGATCTTTGCCCGCTTCATGAGCGCGTTCGGTGCCAGCCCCACGGAGTCTCAGTTCATTTACGAATCCGTGCTGGCGACGATACCCAGCAACGCGTACGGTCGTTCTATGGCGGGCATCATGCTCAATTACCTCGCCATGGTGGTGCTCAGTCTCGTGTCCATGCTTCCGTGGGACGGCGCTCCTCGGTCGACGTCGTTTCGACTCTTGTCATTCATCTTCACCATCGTCGAACAGTTGTTCCCCTCGGTGGCGCGTCTGGTGTTCAACGTGGTCGTCGAGCGCAAGAGCAAGTCACAAAGTCGAGTGAAGAGTCTCATGGGTGTGGTTCTGCCTTTAATTGTCAAACAGTCTTTGGGCTAAGATGACTATTTCCGACGACGCCTTGGTCGAATTCATGCCGTAACTCCACGACACGTCGATGATGCCGTGATCCTTGTACAACTCGCGAATGTACGGACTGTCGTTGTACGTCAACAACCACGGTCGCGTGCACTTCTCCAACTCGCGTCTCAATCCCGCGTGATCAAAGTTTTCGTGTAAGTCCCCGTTTTTGCCGTAGAGTCTGGATTTGGACTCGAGGTAGTAGGGTGGATCGACGAACACGAATCCTTTCTTTCCGTTCCCGTGGATCGCCAAAAACGTCTCGAAATCGTCGTTGTGTACGTCGACGTCCGACAAATCCAAGTCTCGAACGCGCTCGATCGAGGATTTCGTGAAACGTTTTTTCGACGACTCCTCGGAGAAACCGCCGGAGAGCGTGGCGCCACTAAACGAACACCGATTGATGACGAAGTATTTCTTCGCGCGCTCGAGTGTGTTGGGTTCGGTCATGATGGTCTCGCGCATGCGTTTGAAATCATCCTTGGACACGCCCGCCTCGCGCGTCCTCTCGAGCGCGTCGCACAGGTGATCTTTGTCGTGCTTGCACGCACTCCAAAAATTCACCAGTGGTTCGAACTTGTCATTCAATATCAGCCTGGTCCCTCGGGTCTCGTGGAGATAAAACTCGAACGACGCCCCACCGCAGAACGGGGAGACGACCTCGGACGTGTCGAAGTGTTCTCGATCGACGATGTCCAGTAGGGTCTTACACGCCCGTGTTTTCCCACCTGGATATCGCAGTGGCGATTTCATGTTACATGTATCCGTCATTCCTTTAAACCATTTGGAATCTTTTCTGGATCGTCCAGTGAGTACGGACTCGGTGTCAGCTCTCGAATGTTCACCGGTTGGAACGCGCACGTGACGGAGAAACTGGTCTTCGTGTGGGTCTTGACTCGAACGCGCATGCGCTGTCTCACCTTGAACTCGGGCACGCCGATACCCGCCGGATCTTCACCGAGGTGGTAGAGTCCATACCCCTCCACTTGAATGTACGCGTTTCCTTTGCTTCGGTAGTACTTCTGAATCGAGTCGTCGTCCACGTCGATGTATTGATCCCTGAACAGCGCGTTCGCCTCTTTGAGCTTTGCGAGTTTGTGTCGGGTGAGATTCGGTGGTAGTTTAGGGATTCGAACTTTGTCCAAGTGTGGAAACGTCCCGGTCCACCGACCGTTTTGGAACTTTAGTTTCTCCTGACCCCAGTCGGGTGTCATGGCTTTTTTGATTTCGATGTCCCCGTATCGACACCGAATGTCGTTACCCTTTCGACTGTGTCCCTCCAGCTTACACGTGTCTTGGACATTCTCGAAACATTTCTGTTCGTAATTTCTCCCAGACCTCGACGACTCAGAGCCGTTACGCGGGAAGAAGGAGTGCCTGAGCGAGTTGTGTATGGAGGTAATTTCCTGTCTCAGGACACGAATCATGTTTTCCATCGACCGCGTCACGGCGTCTTCCTTATTTTCTGCATACTTTGTAAATGTCTAAGCAAGAGCAACGTGAAATCGAAGAAGGCGAAATTGTCGAGGACGACATGATCGAAGACGAAGAAGAAGACGAGGACGAAGACGAGTACGACGACGACGAAGACGAGGAGGAAGAGGAGATGGTCTACGACGACGACGACGAAATCCCGGACGTGACCGATCTCCTCGGAAGCGTTTTGATGACGCCCGACGGCGACACGGTGTGCTCGGCGCTCTGCGCGATCGCACAAGCGATGGACACGCAAAACAAAATTTTGATCAAGATTTTGTCCAAGCTGTCTTAGAGGAATAAATTTAATGTGAACTAAGATCATGACGACGGTGGAGGAGGGAAAGATGCACTTCGTCGATAAGGACGCTGATCGTGAAGAGTCTGAAATGGAAACGTATTACACGAGGATTCAGACCCTTGACGCTGAGACACTCCTGCGGTACGTGGCGTGGATGGAGCACAAGTGGTGGCTGACCCGAGACCGAGCCGACATTCACTACGCGTGTCGACTCGGGTATGAGCAATTTTTCGACCACTCCGAGCTCTCTCCCGCGGGGTTCCCGAAACACGCGGTCATCACGACCGTGGACGAGAAGCGCTCGCGAGAGATTCGCATACTCAAGAGCGTTGGGGCGAGGATCAAGGCGTTGGACATGGCGGAGTATAGACTTCCGGACGACGACTTGGAGTTGGGCGAGCGACACACGCGGTTGATGAAGCAGGTGAACGACGCGTTCAAGAACGTTCGTCTTCACGTGATGCACGCACAGAGGATCACCCAACCGAGAGAGAGTCCGTTGAAGTTCGACATAGACCCGGAATATTTCGACGGCACCCCGATGCCCATGTTGGAGTCCTCGCTCAAGGAGATGTCACCGTACCAGAGAGCGATCGTGGGATGTTTGTCGAAACTGTACGAGAAAGGGATGCGTCGATACAAAGACAACGTGTGCGTGCAGAGACTCTCCGAGGGAAAACCAACACGGGCGTGGATGCCGGTGTACACGATCCAGGAGTTCGTGTATCACTGCGCGTCGAAGGAGGACAACTACGAGATGTGGAAGGACCTGACGAGTAAGGGGTCGGGGTTCAAGGATGTCATCAATCACCTCTCGAATTGCGTCGATCACCAGTTTCCGGAAATCTCGAAGAATAGGCACGTGTTTTCGTTCAAGAACGGGTTGTTCAACGCCAAGGAATGGCTTCCGAACAAAGGCGTGTACGGCTGTCGTTTCTACCCGTACGAGTCCAAGGAGTACAGGTCGTTGGATCCCACCATCGTCGCGGCGAAATTCTTCGACCAATATTTCGAGGAGTACAACGTCCTCGACTGGTACACGGACGTGCCGACGCCGCACATGCAAAACATCATGGACTACCAGGGGTTCGACGAGGAAACGTGCAGATGGCTGTACTGTATGGGGGGTCGTCTCGTATTCGACGTGAATGATTTAGATTCTTGGCAGATCATCCCATACCTGAAGGGTGTCGCGAGGTCGGGGAAGTCCACGCTGATCACGAAGATTTTCCGAAAGTTTTACGACTCGGAAGACGTGCGCACGCTCTCGAATAACATCGAGCGTAAGTTTGGTTTGTCGAGTATTGCGAACGGGTTCATGTTCATCTCCCCGGAAATCTCCGGTGAACTCCAGTTGGAGCAGACGGAGTTCCAGTCGCTCGTGTCCGGTGAGGACGTCTCTTGTGCTGTGAAGAATAAGGCACCGATGAATATGACGTGGAAGACGCCGGGTATTTTAGCGGGGAACGAGGTGCCGGGGTACAGGGACAACAGCGGGTCTATTCTGCGACGCTTGCTCACGTGGAACTTTGGGAAGACGGTCAAGGACGACGTCGTGGACCCGCATCTCGACCAAAAGTTGAACGATGAATTGCCCGCGATTCTTTACAAGTGTGTGTTGGCGTACATGGACTATAGTCAAAAGTACAGCGGAAAGGACATCTGGAACGTGACACCGGCGTATTTCAAGCGCGTGCAGAAGCAGGTGGCGATGAACGTGTCGAGTCTGACGAATTACTTAGAGCAGCCGGAGGTGGTGTACGGGAAGGATCTGTGCGTGCCACAAAAGGTGTTCGTCATGCAGTACAAGAACCACTGCACGCTCAACAACCTCGGAAACCCCAAATTCAACCCGGATGCGTACGCGGGTGCGTTCAATGCCAGGGATCTCACGGTGCAAAACGCGACGATGGTGTGGCAAGGAAACCACTACAAGAACGAACCGTTCATATACGGGCTGACCATAGAGCTGCAAAATTAAAAAATTGAGTACTTGTAACTATGAAAAGTAACATTCAAAATTTCATAAAGGCGTCTGGTGTGACCGTCGTCAGAGACACGCGCGCGCGACCTCCCCCGCTGTGTCCGCCTCGGAGGCGTGCACCACTCATGACGAACCGTCGTCTGAGTTTATCACCTCCTCGTCCCGTGGTGCGTTCGAAGAGTCTCTCACCACAGCGAATCCCGAAGTCGCCCGCGATCTTCGCCACACCACAGAAGAATGCGACGAGGGCACCCATGTCTCCGGTGCGCCCGAAACCGGTCAGCGGGCACATAGCGATCACACCGTTCGAATACAAGCTGGTGAACATGAGTTCGAAACACGAGGGCAAGAACTTGAAGCTGCGCTCGGCGCTGGTCAAAAAGCCCAAGCTTTCGTTCGAACCCATCGTGTATGGGAGGAGGCACTACCGCGTCAGACTCGTCACGACGTACGCGCTTCACGGGACCAAGGTGATTGCGCAACACGACGCGGGGATCGACAAGATCGCGGGCACCGCAAGCGAAGCCGACATCACGAATCTTCGGTTTCGGGTCGAACTCGTGGACGAAAAGTTGAAGACGTACGCGGTGGACGTTCACGTGTACAAGACCGGTACGGTGCGCATCACCGCGGCGGTCCCCAAGGACGATGTCAGCGTGCTCAACAAGGTTCGAGATTGGGTGGTGTACAATTATCTTCCCAGGCGAAAGGTTTTGTTAGACAGACTGCATCTCAAGAGTGTGAACGCGCAGTGGAGAATGAACGGCACGTTCAGTCCTTCCGTGGCGCTCAGGTACCTGCACGCGTCGAAGAAGAACTCGCTCACGTACGAGCCGGAAATGAAACAGTACTTCCTGCAGTTTAAAATCCGAGAGCACACCGTGCAGCTGTACCCGGGCGGGACCGTGGTGCTCACGGGTGCGAAATCTCTCGATGCGGTGAAACGTGGTTACGCCGCGGTCAACGTGCTGTTGTATCAGATGTTCAGGAGTGGAATCATTAGCGTGACGAACAAACCGTTCGCGTCCCCGAAGAGGGCGGTGAAGAAGAATCACGTCGTCGTCGCACCAAACGTGTCTTGGGTGGGGTCTAGTCTTCACATTGGATCGAGAAAGTGTACGTCAAAACTTGTCAAGAAATCCGAGCTCGTGGCGGTGGCGAAGAGTTTGGGCATCATGCACGAAAAGATGAAGAAGGATCAGTTGTGTGCGGCGATTCAGCGGGCGTTCCCGAAGAACGGTTCGCCCGTGAAGCGAACGGGTGGGGTGGTGACCGCGCGCCCGGATCTGACGGTGAATGGAATCAGGAACGATTTGATCTCCATGTACGGCAAGACGTGGATGACGACCTATGGAAAGTACGCGAGGAAGGATTTGGTCAATGACGTGAAAAAGGTGCAAAAGGCGTTTTCCCTTCTGAGCGCACATCACCTGAACGCGTACGGTCAACCTAAGAAGACGGTGTCCGACGCGTTGAAGAAATATTTAGTCAACATGTGGAAGGATTCGCGTAGAGATAGGTACACGAGGAACGTTTTGATAGACTCGCTTAGAGATTTGATGTAAAATCAAACAATGTTTAGGCATGTGCGGAAGCAACTTCTAACGCTCATTCAACAGCGCGAGTTGTCCGGGCGAGAATACGTCATAGACAAGGACTCCACCGTGTGGATGGAGTCGGTTCAACATAAATTGCTCGAGTGTCTGATCGAGGTGGCGTGCGATTACATCGAGTGGGGACGACACCGGCGCGACGGGAAAGTCATGTCGAGACTCGAGAGGAGGTACATGTTCACGCCCGACTTTTACTCGTGCGAAGATCCGCGCGAGTGGCTCGAGGCGCATCGAGAATCAAACGATCACAACCTCATAATGTTCGTGTTGGAAAATTATAAGGATATGGAATCGAAGAAACACGAAGACAAGATCATTTACATTCTAGGTGCGTTGTTCCACGATTATGAGTTCATCTTTTCATAGGTTCAGCGATGCGGTTGAGTATGGTCGTGTGGAATCCCCAATCGTACTCCGGGAATTCCTCTTTGATCATTTGGGACACCGCGAGGGCGCGGGACAGTTGCGAGACCTTGGTCACGTCACTCTCCATCTCGAGACGGCGAAATTCCGTGTCGAGTTGTTTGAATCGACGAACGCGCTCTGGTGAGATACCGTCTTGTTGCATCGCTTGTTCCGGGTTGGAGGGTGTCTGATCTTTGTTCTCAAACGCCATGAAAAGCGCGATCGCGATCAGGATCAGAACGAGCATGTAATATGTACAGAGTTATTTTTTTTGAATCACGTAGAGGTGGGTGTCTGTGTTGTCGTCCTCCACGAAGAACGTGTCCGCGACTTCGCGTAACATGTGATCGATGATGTGCCAGTTACCGAGTATGCACACGTCCTCGACGACGATCGTGCCACCCGGTCGAACGCGTGGGAAAATGGAGAGCACGGAGTTCACGTCGGCGGTCACCTGATGCAACCCGTCCACGACGACGAAATCGAACTCCTGCCCGGGAAAGATGGCGTCCACGGTCGATCGTTGCAGCTGATCGACGAACGTCGTTTTGATTCTGTCTTCTTCGAACAGAATGTCCCGATCGATGTCCGCACCAAACACCCGACTGCCCTCGACGAAATCCCTGAATGCACGGAGAGACGATCCGGGGGTGGATTCGAAGTTCGCGTCTTGCTTGTAATAGTACATCGTGGATGCGATTTGCGGATTCTTCGTACCCAACCCGAACTCGAGCATGTCGATGTCCGATTTATTTTCGAGTGCACTGGCGTAAAATTTGTAGTACTTGTGGATGAACTTGTCCGAACCGTGCTTTTCGAATAGGCTTCGAATTTCCTCCTCTCGCTCACTCGTGAACTCGCGGATGTGACGCATGGTGGGTTTATAGTCGGTGAGGGACAGGCATTCGAGAAGATTGTCGACGATGTTCGACGCACCTTCGATCCAAAACGACGCGTGATCCTTCGCGCCCGTGGACCGAAAGTATTTCGAGAGACCGCCGAGGGAAATGTGTTCGGGGTACATGGCTGAATTAATCTATTGCAAAATCTTTAACAAGTCGTTCACTTTCCACACGTGGTTGTAGAATTGCTCGACGCACTCCACACTCGGTGGATGGACGATCTCTAATTCTACTTGGTAACTCACGTCTTCTTCGGCATCTGGGTCGGCGGCGTCGCCCCTGACGATCGTCATGTCGATGGACAATCCCTTGCGCACGAACGACACGCGCTGTTTCATCTTCTTCCGGTTCATCTCGTACTGCCCGATGACCGGCGTCTCCGTACTGATCGCCAGTCGCACGTCCAGTGGTGTGCCGGAGTGGGTGAAGTCTTCCTTGAGCACGGACACTTTTTGCACCATGATCTGCTGACCGGTGTGTCCGTCCACGCTGATTCGAACACCATATTCGTCGTTGTAGTACACGTCCGTGGTCGACGCGTGGTGTGACTCCCACCCGTCGTACTGCCGAAGACCCTCCATCAACCTATTGAACGTCTCCACCCCAACGTTCGTGTCGAAGAACGTGCCGTTTTTGCGTCCGAGACGTATCTCGACTTCCGCGTACGGGACGTCTTTGTATTGCTCGAACATCGCATACGTCGCGTCGACGATGGCTTGGACGTCCATTTTCTCTTGAGGTTACATGTCACGTGGTGTTTAAGTATATCATCAGGTAATGACCGTCCATGGTCGGTGTCGTTGATTTTTTCATCGAGTCGTCGTCGACGAAAAACCACTCGTCGTTCGAATCGCGAACAAGTGCGACGTAATGTCCACCCCACTGAACGCCTCCGTGTATGGCGGACGCAACGAGCGAGTACGTGAGACCTCCTATCACGATGGTCGAGACCGGTTTCACCACACTCTTCTTGTCAAACGAGATGATGAATATTTTGGGCATCGTCTTGAAGACGGATCGCGTGGACGCAACCCTGTGTCCGTCGTAATCGTCGAGGATCGTCCACTCGACCGTCTTCTCGAGCATCTTCTTCATGTCTCTGGACCCATCATCACTGAGGATGTGTACGCCGAAGGGTTCTTCTTGATCTGATCGTCCACCCGGCCACACGGTCTCTTGTTTCTTCACGCCGTAGAACCAGTGTTTGATGCTTGGTATGCTTCGCTCGAGAATGTCTATCACACACAACACTGCCTCTTGCACGTCGTGTTGTCGTCCGGCGTCGAACCTTGGGAACTTTTGACGAAACGACAGGAGAAGAGGTTCGGCGCTCAGTGCGTACGTTTCGTCGGTCCAATACCCGCGGACGAACTTGGAGTACAATTCCGTGAACCCGCAGTCACCGTCATACCCGACTCGCAAGAAGTGATCCGTGAGGGGTGCCGCGTGCAAAAGACATTGCAGGGAGGTGTTGAACCAACACGTGTTCCCTAAATTCAACAATCCACGGGTCATCTTACAACATAGATCTAGCTAACTCTTTAAAGTCCTCGAGCTGTAGATTCTCTTTAATGTTCACGAGTGTGCGATAATACGTGCGTCGATTGTTCGGGAAATTTTTGTCTGTCCGCTCGAACTGAGGAACCCATTGGTCCGTGCGCGCGTCGTACGCGCACTCGACCACCATCCCACTCTTGAACCAAGGCTCGTTCGCCGAGGTGTCGAGCTCGTACACGGGCTTTCCTTTGTCCTGCAAGTATAACCTCCAAACCGTTCGGGTGTGATCCCACTCGAGTTTGAAGTCGATCGTGTTCTTCTCCAAATTTTTGTATTTGTACATGGTCTCGTGCGTTCCCATTTTCACGTGCTCGTTCACCGGAATGAATATGACCCCGTCGACTTTGACGTCCGTGAGCGACGGCAGGTACGCGTCCACGAAGTGTTCAAAGTCCGTGAACGCGTGAAACTGTTTCAGTCGAAGTTTGTACGGGTCGTTCTTCATGCATATCACCTGCGCGATGAAGCGTTCGATGCGTTCGAGTCTGGACAAAAAGTCAAGGTGCCCACACGCCATGCCGTCGATGAAAATCGCGTCGAACACGTACAGATGGGACCCGAGGAGTTCGGCGTCGAGTATTGTTCCATCGTACGCCTTGGGACCGAGTCGCAGACGCACTTCGAGGACGTCGAACGCCCTGTTCACGATGAACGACCGCTTCTCCTGACCGATTTTCAAAGCGACCACGAACTGTCGGAGTCCGTCGGTTTTCTCGGTGACCACGTAATCGTTTGACGCGAGGGTGTGGAAGTGTCGGCGCTCGATGCTGATCGGCTGGCACCCAGGGAAGCGCTCCGGGTTGCTGCCGAACACCCACGAGATGAACGACACCACGCTCTTGTGGACATGTGAATCACGAGCGATGATCATGCGTGTTTTACAATGACGTTACGTCTCTAAGGGTTTTGCATGTTGTTCTGTTCGGACACCTGAGCTTTGCAAAATGTTTGACACGCACTCGTGTGCGAACGTCATCGTCACGGTCGCGGCTGTGTATGCGACGATCTTCACACCCTGTTCGCGAAGCTTTTCGAACATCTTTCCCGGTTTTCCAGCGAAGATCTTGTCCACCTTCTTGCGAACGTTCTTGCAGTTCATGACCCAACTCTTCGCCTCGGTGTTGTTGACCGTCCACAGACTCGGAGCCATCTCGTGATGCACATCTGTGTCGAATTCCAATGCGCGCTGTTGCGCCGGTTCGGTCGTGCCCTCCTTGGTGACCTTTGAGAATCGTTCCCAGTTGATCTTCTCCTTCGCGGCTGGGAACACGAGGACGCCGATGCCTTCGAGCGAGCGATCCTTGCAAAAGTAATCAATCGTGGACTCGTCGATGTTCACGCCGTAGTGAATCATGACGATACGGTCGCTCGTCTTCATCCGGTCTTGAATGACGTCCGCGATTTCGAACGGGTCATCGTTCACGAAACACAACTCGTTCTGAATCCCCGCGCGAATCGTTCGAATGTTGAGTTTCAACACCGTGTGAAGGGTCTTCACGTGCGCGGCGGAATTCCTGGTGACGATCACGGTCGTGAACTTCATTTACATCATGCTACGACTTCGCTTTTAAGCCGATCGTCCATCTTCGCGACGAACGGTAAATTTCCAACGTGTCCGAGAGTTGTGTGCACGTGTGCGTACACCTTTCCACCGATCTGTTGCCACCGTCTCGAGAACGAATAGTCTTCGCTCAGGTATCGCTTAGAGTCCGGATCTATCATGCAGTCGAACAGGGCGTAGTAGTTTTTGAAGTCTGCGTTTTGGTGGTCGTTCACGCAGTACAACTCCGGGAACGCCGCGTGCATCTGCGTCACCACGTCGCGCTTTATGAGGAGGAAACCCGTGGCGGCGTCCAAGACTTCGACGAAGCCGTTCTCGACCGGTCGACTGCTCGCCCCGAAATTGATCACCAGGGATGAGCTCAGCATGATGGGCGATCGGGTGTCGTTTTCTTTCACCGCCTTCTCGAGCTGATCCCACATGATGACCTTCTTTGGATAGACCGCGCAACTCACGTCGTGTCCACCTTCGAGGAGGGCGATGACCGATTGGGGATCGAACTCAATATCCGCGTCTATGAACAAGAAGTGCGTGGCGTCGGTCTTCTGATAGAAGCGCGCGAGTGCGACTTGTCTCGCGCGTTGCACGAGCGACTCGTTCTCCGTGGTGTCTAGGTACATCTGGATCCCCTTCTTCATGAGAAGGATCTGCAGACGGATCATCGACGTGAAATACTTGTCGAGACATTGTCCACCGTAGCACGGCGTGCTGACGAAGAGTTTGATTTCGTCGGACATGGTTTATTCAAATTACATTTTAGACTCTAAGTGCTTTTTGATGATGATTTCGATCTTATTCATGGTCGGCACGCTCAATCCACACGCCTCGCACACCTGCGCCTTTGTGAGTTTGTCCTTGAGCGTGACGTAAATGCACGTCGACGCCACGCTCTTCGGCGTCTTCGACATGAGCTCCACACAATCTTCCAGTTCGCCACACAACTTGTTGCACGCGTATCTCTCCTCCTTGGTCGAGTTGAAACTATTGAGAAGTCGTTGCATGACGTCTCGCGGTTTCGTCGCACTCGACGACGTCGTCGTCGCCTCCGTCTTCACCTCACCACCTTTGAGGACGTCTCGAACCAACTGTGCCGTGCGAGTGACATCCTTGATGTCGATGTGAAACATCGTCGCAATCTCCTCGGCGCTTCTAGGGAACGAGTGATATTTACAGCTCAGTAACACACAGTTGGCTTTCACACCCTTCCTCACCCCACCCCTCGTGAGTTTGTGTTCTGTGAAGAATTTGTAAAACCGCTTCGAATCGGACAGAATGTTTTCCGGGAGATGGAGACCACAGAATTCGTCTATTTCCTTGTACGCGTGGTACAGCGTGCGATCCTTGTGATTCATGGACATGTGCAAGTTGATGCGAGACAGTCGTCTGTTCTCGTATCTAGACACCTTCCTCGCACTCGTCGACATGACTGTCGATTTCCCCCACGACGCGCTGTAGAGATCCGGGTTCGCGTTTGGCTGGATGCATCGGCTCGGATCCGAGACGCGACCGTCCTCGGCGAGCCCGCTCGTCCACTCCGGAGACTGATCTATGTACGAATCCTCGATTAACCCACACGTCGAACACGTCGGGAGACCTTCTGGAGAAATCACCTTGACCCCGCAGCATTCGACGCAAAAATTCTTCACCAAGCTGTTTTGTTGTACTGGCTTTACGTTTTCTTTGCATTCTTCTTCTTCTAGTTTCAGTTTGTCTAAATCAGACCAAATTGCAGCCAGCATGTTGGTAATTTAGTCGTGTATGTAATTTTCTGGATCGAGACGCACTGGGGGGTGTGAGACAACATTTTCCTTAACGATCTGAATTATTTGAATACAACGGATAGCGAGCAGGCAGCGTTTGATGACACATAGTACGAGTCATCATATAATAGTGATACATAAGTGCAGGTGACACACAAATGAACTGCTGAAAATACGGATCCAGCGCTGGCAAGGGCGAGATCTCGAACAATCTCGTGGGGGTCGGTCTCGTAGGGAGCTTCTTCGGAGGGAGCGTCGGGACCGGATCCGGATCATTCTCCTCGGACACTTCCGGTGGGGTCACGCACGGGCTCTCACCGAATCCCTCGAGTCCTATGTCGAAGAGGCTCTGCGTGCGTTTCCTTTTCGTCGGATCTTTCGACTTGTGCTGGTGATGCTTCTGCGCATGGGACGCGACCTGCGTCGGTGTGCGGGTCGGGACGTAGTGCGTGGAGATCTCTTTCCATCGACCCTTCCCAAACTTTCGAAGACCGATGAGGAACCTCTGATGCTCTTCGACCGTCCACGGCTTGGAGGGCTTCTTCGGACGCTCCGGTGACCGCACCATGACACACGCGCTGGGTTCTGGCGCGTGCCTCATCGTCGGTGAGAATCTTTTTTGGCGGGAAAATTTTGAAATTTCAAAAATTTAAAGGAACCCATCCTTTGCTCGCTCTTCGGGCGTCTTAATCAGGTAGATGATGGTGAGAAATATGAGGGTCGAAATTATGGCAATCTCGATGTCACGCGTCGCGGTGAAGGAAATCGCGAGAAGAGACAAGAAGCGAAAGTACCTGTTATCAAAATATTTCTTGAGTCTGTCTGGGATGTGAATGGCATTCCCGGAAAACAGCCCCTGGTAGAACACGAGCAGCGTGAACAGAACGCGATTCGCCTTGAAGAACGATTCAACGTGCGATGCCCCGACGGGATTCAGCCAGGTGTCCATAGTCGTAATGTATATTACGATATTAAATTCAGAAGTGTTTGGACCTTACTTCGATGGCTCTCACTCTTGATGAGAGATGGGTCGTTCCCGAGTTCCAATATTCTATCATTATCGTCCACCGCCGTCGTCGAGGGACCTTCGTGATGACGAATGTAATCCGCGATCACGTACACGATCGCGTCCGCGAACTCTTCCTCCGCCATCTCTAACCAGCTGTCCTTGTCCGTTCCCCATGTACGTGGGTTGTCCCCTGTGCGAACACCGTGTCCATACTTTTCACGTCCCAACTCCAAACGTTTCCGAACAAACTCCATTTCTGTTTCATGGTCGTTGATTTTTAAGCATCATCACGCCAAGTCCACACGCGATCGCGGTGAGGACGTGAATCGAGTCCACCGTGAAGGGTCCGATTCGAAACAGTCGATACGCGAGGGCGTGACACAAATTCTTCTCACCTCGATTACCTTTGATCTTCGTGAGCACCTCTGGACATCTGCGAACGTTCCTGTTCGTGCTCGCCTCTCCGGTCATCACGTTGTCTTCGTCCGTCCAGAACGAATTCTGACCGTCGACGATCTTTCGAACACCCGGGATGCGCGATGAATCCATGTCGAAGTGGTCGGAGTACTTGTGTAGTAACGCTTTTCGCGCGCCGTCTCGCGTGACGAAATATGCCGCCGCCGACGCTGACAGTCGACCGGGTTTTCCACCACCCTCTGGACAAAATCCGTCACAATGGAGAAACAGAAAATCCCAATCGAGATTGTTTCCTCGGATTTTGTCGTCGAGGTACCGACGATCGATGAAGAGTGGGTACGCGTCGTCTTCGAGGATCAGCGCCACCGGACTTATCCCATGCGACAGGAATGACTCCATCGCCTTCAGGTGAGAGTAGCAACACCCGATGTTACTCTTGGGCATGAGCGTGCGCGCGTGCGGTTTGAAAAAGCGTTCGAGTTCTTGGGTGGAAATTTCATCGTACGCGTAGCCGTGCATTCGAATTGGTTCGATGCCGGTCTGGCGCAGATATTCCCTCTGTGTCGTGAATCGCTCGGGCTGCGCATCCATGTTAATCACGTATGTTGAGAACATCCCTACTATTAGTTACAACAGGAAATATTATTAGTCTTCGTCCATGTCCAGCTCTTCTTCGAAATCTTCGTTGTTCCCGTCTTCGTCGTCTTCGACCTCTTCGACGTCCATGCCTTCGAACTCTTCTTCCTCCTCCGCCTCTTCGCGTTCCGCGTCCTCCGCGGGTTCGATCTCTTCCTCTTCTTCGACCGGCTCCTCCTCCTTTTTCGATTTGGATTTTTTCGGTTTAGATTTGGGTTTGAAAGCCTTGTCGATGTCGAAATTTTTGCAGACAGACTGAATTTTGTCGTGCTTTTGGATGATTTTTTTCAAAAATCCATCGTCGGCTCCGAGTTTTTTGAATGCGACCACCAAGTCGTTCAGGGGCGGCTGCACGCCCTGTGACCAGTACTTCTCGAAAAGATCTTTGAGGACCGTGTTGATGACGATGCTCACTTTCTCCGCCGCCTCGTCCACCTCGAGCTTCACGCGAATCGTGTCTCCGTAGGAGCTTTCGCATGTGAACTTCGTCAAGGCGACCGTTGGAGGTGCCGGTTCGTACTTGTACACCTTCGGGTCGAAACGATCCGGGTCGAACTCTAGTCCAGCCGCGCGACAGTGCCGCTCGTACAGCGCGATGTAGTCGTCGAAGCGATAGATCGGCTGCGGCGCGAACGCGTACCAGTCGGTCTCGCGTGGGTTGCACAGGGCATCGAGGTCGAGCGTCGGCATGTGAACTGTAGTTATGTATTGCATAAGATCTCTATATCTCGAGACAAAAAAGTCTTTAACCAAGTCTGAACAGTGAAAGTCGCTTTTTAGGTGCAACGGTCGATTTGTGATTCGTCTTCAAGAAACTCTCGAAATTCTCCGTCAACCACTCCTTGAACGCGGCGGATTTTTTGACAGAGTGGTCCACGTTTCTTCCACAATCGGCACCGTGTGACCACTTCTCACACCACAAGGTCTTGTCGGACGATTCCAGTCCCTTCCACCCGATGAGTAAGAATTCCTGAACGGCGGACTTGAAGATTTCCTTGTGAGTCGTGGGGTCGGCGTTCACGAAGTTTTGAACGAACTCAAAGTTGCTCATGAACCAGTCCAACACCACGTAAAGTTCGGTGATTTGGTAAAGGTTCTTCTCCTTGAGTTCCCGCCTTCCATCAGCCGATCGCTTCGTGCACTGATCCGCGGTGTACTTCACTCGACGATCGAACGCGTCGAAGAGTGCGTGCAAAAACTTTTCGATTTCAGTCTTCTTGGAGTTCCAATACGGCTGCGTCATGAGCTTTTCGCATTCCGGAAGCGACTTTTCGATGATGTCCTTGTTTGATTTCGGAGTCGTGCCTGGATTCAAAATACGCGTCACCAAACGGAAGAGGGTGAAAAATTCCTTTTCACGCTCGTTGGCGGTGGACGTCACTCTGGTGAGGGAAATTTCAAACAGAGGTAATAATTCATACTTGAGATACTTGACGAACGGCGACGTGAATAGACGGGAATTGAGCTGTTCGCCGTCGCACATAGTGAGACCCTGGTTACGCCTGTTGAAGAGAATTTGCTTGTGCTCGTCGGTGAGATCGTAGTAAAAGCACAGGTTGATGGAGACCTGGTTTTTCCAATACGAGATTTCCTTCTTGCTCATATCCTTAAGATAGCGACCGTCCAGTGCGGGCAGCTCCGACCGGTCAAACATTTTGACCGTCTCGAGACGGTGCCCAGCGTCGAGGAGTTCGTACACGTCCGTGGACGCCGAGGTCACGACGTTCAGAAGCCAGTTTTGATCCTCCGTGAGCTTGAATCGAAGAGACTCGATGTACTCCTGGCGCTGCTGCGTGCTCCAGCCCTTCGTCGGGTCGCGCTGGGCGTCCGGCAGAATGAACAAGTTTTCTTTGTCGACGTTGTCGACGTGTTCGGACATGATGGTCGAGATCGTCTTCTTCGAGTGCGAGAAGCGTAGGTCGCGCAACTCGCGCGACGGGATGAAGGACGGCATCGTTCGTCGCCGTTAGTCGGGTGGTGTAGAACGCACGCGTGCGTCGAGGAGTGGCGACTGACTTTTCAAACGCCGGAGGTTATTTTTTGTCTGTCAGACACTGACGAATCAGAACCCGTCGACTAGTTCACGGGCACTCGCCTCCGGGAACTGGCGGGAGAAAAAGTCAGAATTGTCGTGTTTCGAGTGTCCTATAGTAGAATGTTTAGATCTATCAATTGAAATGCAGTGACGCAGATCCTTATAAAATACCCGGGCACCTTCGGCGATCAAATCTTCAACTTTGTGATCGATGTGATTGTCCTGTGGAAGAAATTTCGAGATGTACATTTCCATATTAGGGACGTGAATCAGGTAACATTTCATAGAACTGATCCATCGAATCTTTTCGTACCCGGGGAGGTGCCCATCACGGGCTGGGAACCGTGTCAAACAGTGAAAGAAGACCATCTCAAAATCATCTCCGAGCGCGTCGATGGTCTTTTGTATTTCACTGAAAAACACCCGGTCGTTGACCATCACGTTGTCCTCCAACACTAAGGCGTACTTGACACCCTCCTGTCGCGCGCGCTCGTACACGCTCAAGTGCGCCTGCATGGCGCCGATCGCTCCGAGGTTGAAGAAGGTGATGTCTGGACGACGAGCACGGTTGTTGTAGTGCATCTCGACCGCTTTCTTCATGTATCGACTGTCGACGACGCGCTCGAATTGACGCGCGTTCTCGACTTTCTTCGTGTCCGTCCCATACACGACGTCGATCGGAATGCCGTGCTGATCGTACCGCTGAAAAAACGCTCTTTGACGCTCGGTGGACGACGGGAGTGTGATCAGGTAGGGCTTGAATCCCAATCGAGTGCGACGAGTCAAGAGAAAAATGAACGCCAAGACGAGGAGGGTGGCGCCGACCTGAAGCGCAATCATGTCTGTCCCTTACAAAATACCAGAGGAAAAATCACACGCCCTGCCACCCAAGTCGTAGTTGCCGTTGTTGCTTCCGAGTTCCGATCGATTCTGATTGATGAACGCCTTGGTCGTCACACACTTGAACGTGTCGGTGTCTCTGAGCCAGTCGGACAGGGTGTGATCGTTTCGATGCTTCCAGTACACGACGTCTGACCTCTCCATGTAGCGAGTGATGAATTGCTTTTTGCACACCAGCGCGTGGTTGCACAGGAGTTGTGCGTCTCTTGGCGCGCGCCACACGTGTTCGGTGAGTTGGGTGAACGGTTTGTCGCAGTTCGACCAGCAATACCCGAGGAACATGATCTCACCCTCTGTGGTCTTGAACTGTCGAATCGCCGCGTAAATCTGATCGAGAGACACCTGATACTTGATGTCGTCCTCGACGATCAGGATGGTCTCGAAGCCGTTGTTGTACGCGTCGTAGTAGCACATGAAGAACGACAGGCACACACACAGCTTCGTCATCTGCTTGTACAGGTGTTGATTGAGCGGGTTGAACGTCTCCGAGAGATTCCTGTAATCGTCCGGTGTCAGGTCGTCTGGTTTGATCGCGTCCAACATTTTGTACTTTTGCCCGAACGCCTTCAGCTGTTCGGTGGCGTACTCGACGCGACTCGGCATGCAGATGCAGTAAATCATGTCCAACTCGTTCGAGGCGTTGTCACCGACCGGTTTGAACTTATGTTTGAATCTGCGATAGATGCCCTTGGCGGTGTAGGCTCCCGAGTCAGCCAACGGCACGACTTTGGGAGAACACGCGGTCCTGGTCGCGTTCCAGAGTTTCACGAGTTTGGTCGTGTAGCTTATGGTGTTGCACACCTTCTGAGGGTTCCAGTCCTCTCGCACGGTGTCGTAGTAGGGATCTTCCTCGGCGCTGTGTATGGTGAGGTCCGCGGGTTTCTCCAATTTCATGCTCGCGACGTACGGCACGAGGTAGTCGCCATTCTGTCCGATGATCGCCCGGTACTTTTCGTTGGTCGTCTTGTAGTCCGGGTCCGTGAACTCTTTGATGGTTTGCTCCATCCACGACTTCAAAAACGCGTGATCCTTCGGTGACTTGATGAAGAAGTTCTCCAAGCACACGACACCCTGTTTGCTGAATCGATCGGCACGGAAACAGAAAAAGCCGTCTGGTAACCAGTCGAGCGGTCTGTTACAGAACACACTCGCGTCGATCCAGATGCCACCGTACTTGTCGAGGAGATGGAATCGGATCAGATCGCTCTTGTGCGCTTCCGTGGAGGTTATGGACGAGTAATAGGACAGCGTGCCCCACGGGATGTACTTGTGCACGGTGAAGGCGTTCAGCACGCGAATGTCTTTCACCTTGCCGACGTTACGCCAGTTTCGAATGCATCGCTGAACGATCTTCGGTTGTATCGGGCTGTGCCAGTACGTCCAGACCGTGTTGGCTGTGACGGGTCGCGTGTCCGGTAGGAACGTATACAAGAGCAATGCGATGATGGTAGCGAGTACCAAAGCGACGCCGCTCATGCCTACTATATGCCTACAAAAAAATGACCGCGTTAAAATCGGACAAAACATTTCACAGTCAGTAGTGTAGGGCTCTTGTGGTGTAGTGGTAACACTATGGACTTTGAATCCATTACCCCTGGTTCGATCCCAGGCAAGAGCTTCTTTTTCCGCCTTAGCTCAATTGGAAGAGCACACGGCTGTTAACCGTGGGGTAGCGAGATCGAAACTCGCAGGTGGAGTACACACTAATTTTTACATGTGGCATACCCAAATGTAAAAATTAAGGGATTAGATTAGGCATTGTAGAAGCATCGATCTTCGCCGATGAGTTTGCACAGAGCGCTGCTCTTGCGATACTGCAGGTGTCCCGTGAACACGTGATTGATTGGGTACGAAAACAACAGACTGAGTTTTCGAAGGATGAAGTCCGTGACGGCGTTCGTCTGATCGCATCGTCCGATCTTCGTCGTGTCGATGCCTTGCAGGTGTTTCAATTTCTCGATGTCGTCCTCGTGTGCGATCTTGTATTGCACGGCTCTCCTCGGTTTGTGTTGGGGATTCATCGCGCCGGCGTGGACGAGATCACAGTCGAATAGCACCCACGGCGCGTCGACGCGCACTGGAGGCGACCACAGCCACGGCGTGGTCTTGTGGCTACCAGGGCACACGCACAGAGGCGCGTCCGCGTAATCGTAGGTGATGTACGTGTACACCGGGTGTTTCGTACCGAACACGTATCGCGAGCTCGTCACGTCGCGGTGAAACGTCGACAGCGTGCACCCCTCGATGGTGTACTTGTAATCGAGGAAGCGGTACCCCTTCGGTAGCCGATTGAGGACTTTGGATGGTTCGACGACTTCGAAGCCGTCGCGCTCTAAGGACGCGCGCTCTGCACCTTGTGGGTAGTCGATTTCCGAAAACCACGTGAACATCAAGATCAAAACTAGGATCAACACCAGGACGCGTGTGACCATTACTATACACAAAAAATTAAAATCGCGCTTGTAAGTATATCATCATGGCATCGACTCTCGCGCGCACCGTGGGACTCAATCTCGGCGCCATCTTCATCTTCGCTATCCTGTACCTCGCGCTCGCGCGCATGGGTACCGAGGATTTCGTCGGCATGGACAGAATGTCTTCGCCGCTTGACGCGTTGTACTTGTCCATGACCGTCCAAAGCACGATCGGTTTCGGTGACATCACGCCGAAGACCACGCGCGCGAAGCTGCTCGTCATGATGCAGCAGTTCGTCGTCATCGTCGGCATCGTGAACCTCTTGTCCGGTGGTGGAATCTCGTTGAAGAAGAACAACGCCGCCATGAACACGATCAGCAACACGATCTCTAACGTGCCAGCGCCTGCTTAGAAATGTCCCTGCTCAATCGGAACATGGACTTTGATTTTCCGTTTGCGGTGATTGGTACGCGAAGTCTCGCCGCGACGAATTCGAGCGATTTCTTGACCTCTCTCAAACGTGGGTCGTCAACCGCGGTCATGCCGCGGATGGGCTTTCGACGTTTCGAGATGTACGACTCTCTCATGGCTTCGCAGATCATGCGCGTCGTGTACGATCTCCAGAGCACGCTACCCTTTTTGAAGTCTCGAGCTGTCGCGACATTGAACGGTCTCACACCCAGATCCTTCGCCATCTTCATGAGCGCAGCTTTGGGAACGTACATGCATTGTCGAGAGGTTCTGTAGCGACCTCGAAACAATTTGAAGCGCTCGTCCGCGACGCGTCCCCCGCCGTTCGTGTTCCGGTACGGCTGCGTGAGAGCCCCTTTCGACCCGTACTTGTTATACTTCCTAAACAGTCGCGGGTACACGTCGTTTTGTTTCCCTGGAGCGATGTTCTTCGCGCGCACGGCGCGGTTGTTGCGTCTGATGAGTTCCTGTTCGCGTTTGATTTCGTCGTTCTGACGGTTCCGACGCACTCGACGAATGTCGTTGAAATCGTTGTTGAGACTGCCGAGTACTGTCGCCATGATATTATCACACATAAAAATCAATCATTACAAGACCTGGTTCCTAAAGTAATGGTCGAGTTCGCATCGGATCACGTGCTCACTTTGTTTGTTTTCGTGCGTGTAGAACGGACCCCATATTTCTATTTTTCGCCTCGCTTCGTCGTACCACAGGTAGGATAATTCGAGGAAACGCGTCAGCCAGTACATGCGATGTCCCTTCTTCCCGATGAAATCGTACATCATCTCTGGGTCGTAATCGGACACGTCCATCTCCGAATAATGCGTGTTGAGTGGCGGATCATACGGCGCCATTAGTGTAACATTTCATATTTTCTTTAACTGCATGATTGTGAGTCCGGCGTTTGACGCGCACGCGAAGACCCCCACGCGACACGTGTAGTCGTCCGACAACGCGGTGAGTCTCTTGAGATTGTCGTCGTACGCATCCACGAAATCTTCGTCCACGAACTCGAGGTGGTCGTCCGATCGACACACCGGACAGTTTTGAACCCATCGCTTCAGGCATCGAACACATAACTCATGTCCGCATCTAAACACGACAGATGTTTCGGCTTGTTCGTAGCATACCGGACACGAAGGTACACGATGTAATTCCACAGGACGAACGCACCTATGGTGATTCGCATCAACCTCCTGTGGAGGTTGTGCACGCGCCTCGATTCGCATTCCATTAATTATCGTCACTTATTTTAAATGGAGGCACTGAAAAGATGGGGATGGTATTACTTGGAGAGCAATCACGTCCGATCAGGTGACGCTGTCATGTTCGACATCGACGACACGCTCATTCGCGCGAGGGATGGCATGGTCATGTTTCCCATGCTGGATGTCCTGCTACACGCGAAGTCTCTCGGGTATCACGTGGTCATCATCACCGCGCGTCCTAGATTACAAGAGGTTGTGAACTACACCGTGCAACAGATGCGTGACTTGGATATTCCGTACGACGAGTTGGGTTTCTGTGACGCAGCGGACAAGGGTCGATTAAAGAAACACCTCGGGTACAACTTCGTGTTGTCCGTGGGTGACATGGAGACGGACCTGACGGAAACTCTGCACGGTCTGAACACGATGACGTACGAGCACTTCTAGCCACCGAAAAAAAATATGAGTACATGATACCTATGCCACTTACACTAGAGAACGCTCGGCGCCAACTGCGCGAGGTCATGAAAGAGAAGAAGATTGGCGCACGAAGTGCGTTCAAGAGACTGAGTCTCAAGTATCACCCAAACAAGGGTGGGTCGGTTGCGAATCAGCAAACCTTACAAAAGGCGCTCAACACGATCAACGCCCCGCAGACTCAGAATCGGACGCGATCTGAAACGCGATCTCAGACGCGAACGTACAACCCTGGAAACTACGGTTGGATCAGGGTCGACAGTGAATTTGTCAAGAATCGACCAGTCTCTCGCATCGTCAGAAAGGTGAAGAGTAAGACTGGGAAAACGCGAGTCGTGTCGAGACGATGTAGAGGAGAAGTTGAATGCATCCTTGCGGCTCTTATGAACATTACCAAACTGTATGAAAAACGTCGTACACCCAATTACTACAAGGACACGAAATGTTCCATGAAAAAAGTCCGAGGTGCGAAAACGAAGACTGGGCGTAAGTGTGTGGGTAAAGGACAAACGACCGAGACCCAAATCGCGGCGCGACGTGCGTATGACAAGAAATTCATCCGTTGGTATCGAAAGGGTATGAAGGGTAGCAACCCCGCCAAACAGGCGGCGGCGTACTACGCGGCTACGAAGAAGAAAACGCCCGTGCGAGCCTAACATTTCCAATTCTTCCCACACGTCATGCACGACACGAAAGTCGTCATGGGTTCGTCCGCCGATCTCGTCTGCGCCTGCTGATACGTCGTCTTGTCTGAACCGCACCGACATTTGAAGAATCCACGCTGATTTTTTTGCTCGTTCGCAAACCATTCCTTGCGAAGCTCCCGGTGGAGGCGCTGCTCCATCGCCGTTGCGTACGGTCCATCCGGTTCCGCTTCCCAAGGTTTGAAACCGACCATCTCGGACGACTTGATCGTTTTCTGTTGAATTTTTGTTTTCAAATTCTCATTTCTCAACAGACTGTTTTTCACGGACAAAAATTTACACTTGTAGGCATTCTTGAAGTACTCGTTCTCGAACGACGCGGCGTCTTCGGAGACCTTGTCCACCGCGTGGTTGAGGATGTTCTTTTCGAGATTGACGACGGTTGGGTCTGTCTCGGAAAGATCGAGTATCTCCGCGAACTGTTTGACGACGTACGCTCGCGTGGCGTTCATGGTGTTCTAACGGTCCTCGTTTTTAAGCGATGGGCAACCCCTCGAAGCCCGTGCGACCGCGCTTGCAGTCCTCGAGGTTCTCCGGAGAGCACGTGTCGAAGAAGCCAGCGACACGGCGAGCGATGTTGAAATCAATGCGATCGGTCTTCCAGTCGTCGCGCACGGAGTAGCCCTCGCCTCTCCGCCTGAACCAAACGAACGCGAGAATGAGGACGACGGCGAGGATGACGAGACGACGATTCATCTTATGTGTTACAGTATCCAGCTATTTTATTCTGGTATCCAGGCGTCTCTATTGAGTACGGCGGTCGTATATTTCATAGCGAGTTGAAAGTGAATGTATGCGATCGAGGGAATCTCGACGGAGACACCCAACGGATTTTCATTCATCGTCTTCACGATGTCCGCGTCCGCCCTCCCCCCTGACGTCGCCATCGCCATGTCGCTCGTGAAACGCTTGAGCCACTCGACGTGTTCTTTGTTTTTGCAATCGAACTTCTTGACTAAGTCAGTCATCACTCTTTACAAGTCATGAGATCGTTTTCTATAAGTAATCGCGCACTCGGATCGGTTTGGTGCGTCCATCGAGGTCGCCAGTACTCTCGAATGAGCGAGTCGTTCACTGACCCGTAAAACGACCAAAAAATATCCCTGTAATACGCCTCCTCCTTCGTCCTCGGTTCGTTCTGACCACGACACATGAGGCGGATGTTATCCATCATCGTGTCCGAGATGTTATCTCCCAAATCCCGAAGTCTTCGGACCCACGCCTCGCCGACGGCGTCCGAGAACGCCGCCTTGTTCCTGTACAGAATGATGTCCGGAAGGTACCCGTGGAACGCCTTGCGAAGCACCTCCTTCTCGAGTATCGTGACCTTCGTCTTTTGATTCATCGTCATGCACAACTCGATGAAATCTCGGTCGAGAAACGGAACGACCAGGTCCAGCCCGAACCGCGCCGCGCATCGATCAGCTCGCAGACCGTCGAACTGGTGAATCAGTCGCAATCGTCGCATGTTTTCGAGTGCGAAGTCGTTCACGTTTGGGGCGTATTTGAAATAGTAATACCCGCCCAAAATCTCGTCGCTGCCTTCTCCGCTAAAAATGTAACGCACATCCGTGTTTTCGCTGATGTACTTGCACAGGAGAAAGTTCGGCACGCTCGCCCGTACGGTCGTCGTGTCCCAACTCTCGATGCTTCGGATCACCTCCGGCACGGCTTCGAGTCCTTCCTCGATCGTGTACGTGATTTCCGTGTGATTACTTCCTATGTAATCGGCGACGACCCGAGCGGCTTCGAGATCCGGGCTCCCTTCGAGTCCGATCGAGAATGTTCGTATGGGTCGACTTGACATTCTCTGCGCGATGGCGCATACCAGACTGCTGTCCAATCCCCCAGACAGGAGGAAACCCTTCGGTCGATCGCTCATGTCTAACCTAATCTTCACCGCGTTCTCGAACACTTTTTGCACATCGAGCGCTCTCGAGATCGTCTCCGTGGTGTTGATGCGCCAGTGTCCGGTGTAATAACACACGAAGTCGTCCATGGTCGAATCGTAAAAGTGACCCGGTGGAAACACCGTGATCGGTGTCTCCAGGAAAAGCAACGCCTTCGCCTCGGACGCGAACGCGATGGACCCGTCCGCGTACCTCGTGTAAAAGAGCGGACGCACACCCACTGGATCTCTGGCTGCGATGACGTGATCACCGTCCGTGTACACGAAGGCGAAGTCGCCGCGGACCATCTCCAACGCGTTCTTCACGCCGAGAAGACGAATGACGTGCATGACGGGTTCGCAATCGCTCGAACTCGTCTCTTCGCCCACCTGGAGATCTTTGTAGTTGTAAATCTCTCCGTTGCACGCGAACATGTTCAAACCCTTGTACTCGAACGGTTGCATACCCGACGAAGTCAAGTCGTTGATCGCGAGTCGGTAGTAGTCTATCTGACATTTACCCAACGTCACGGATTTGAAGTCATCAGGTCCTCTGTGTGTCAAGAGATATCTCGGCACATTTCGCTTTTCCCCAAACAAGCACACGATCCCGCACATGAAATGCATGCTCATTTTATTTTTAATCGCATCTCGAGGTGCTGTCTCAGGATTTCCGTGTCTTCCGTGCCGTCGATGTTTTGTCCTCGCACGGACACCGACTCCATGAGACTGGACGGGGAGTACAGGAACGTGTGCACGTAAAAGAAGGACATGCCCGACTTCAAAGCGATCGAGTCGAGGTCGGACTCGTACAGGTCGACGACGTTCATTTGCTGTCGAATGCGTTCTTCGGGTATCGCTTTCTTGGTCTTGTTGCTCCGAATGAACACGTTCTTTTTCGTGAGGTCGAGGACGGGGAACTGTCCGTGCTGAGCTCGAAACCGCGCGAGATAACTCACGTACTTCTCCGCGACTTCCTTATCCTTGAACGTCAGCATACGCGGTTTGTCGTCCGGATCCGTCATCGTGACGAATCCCTTGGTGACCCTGAATTGGATCGCATGAAAGAGGTGCATACCTTTCCTTACTTTTAATATGTCATTTTCTTTTATGTCACATTTCCCACAAACAGCCGGACAATGCAAATATCTTCTCGCGTTGCAATCACCCAAGCCGATCGTCATCGGGGTCGGTCCAGCCGGGTGTGGGAAGACGATGCTCGCGTGTCGCGAGGCGCTGTCGTTCGTCGGCGGCACCAACCGAGGACGCATCGTGATCACGCGACCGATCGTTCCCGCGGACGATCGAGACTTGGGCTATTTACCAGGCGATCTCGAGAAGAAGATGCTTCCGTTCACGATGCCCATGTACGACGTGTTCGACAGCACGTACTCGCGCTCGACGATCGATCGGTTCCTGAGCGTCGAACCGTTGGGATTCATGCGTGGGAGAACGTTCACGAACACGTGGCTCATCGCGGACGAGATGCAAAACGCGACGAAGGAGCAGATGAAGATGCTTCTGACTCGCGTTGGGTATGGGACGAAACTCATCATCACCGGTGATCCAGACCAGAGCGATCTCGGTCCGGAGAACGGGTTGGCGGATTTACTCGACCGCATCGAGGGACTGGACTTGGAACACATCGACGTCGTGCACATGGAGAACGACGACATCCTGCGTCATCCGAGTGTTCAGGAGGTGATAAAAATTTACGAGGTATAAGTAAGATGTCGGACGTAGTGGTCATGGTGTTGTGCCTGGCGAGCTTCGTCGTGGGCGTGTCCGCACCGTTCGGGTACTTGCCCGGCACGGACCTGTATTACATTCGAAAGTACAAGGCGGATCAGTACGTGAAAAAGGTCAAGTATCTCGCCAATGAAATTAACAAGGGACGCATCGTTACCGATGTCGGGTTTGAAAATTTCAGGGAGTTGTTCCAGAACATAGAGAAGGTCATCGACACCGACACCGAGTCGGTGGCGTGGAGGGTCAAGGACTTGGGTCGAAAGGTGACCGTGGCGAAGGTGTTGTTCGATTACACCGAACGCGTCAAGGACGATCGCGATCTCATCATCAGACACTACTCGATCAAGTGAAGCGCATGTTGAACTTCTTCTCCATGAACTTGATCGCCTTGTTCAGGCTGGGCTGACTCCATAGGAGCCATCGAGACCAAAATCCCGCGGTCTTGATGCCTCGTATCCCCCAGATTTCTTTCGCGCTTTTGTCCACACCCAACATACCCGAGTGAATCTTCGACGACTCTGTCTCGTTCTCGAGTTTTTTCGAAATCATCCCGCCGTGACGACGGACGTAGTTGCGCATGCGCGAGCTGTTTTTGTGTGTGGTGTAATCGTCGTACCCTCGAGCACCGAAGTCCACCGTGTCGCCGTCGGGTAACGTGACGCGCCATTTTTTGGTGGAAATCGGACTTGGATTCAGACGAACCACTCGCATTATGTCTTGTAATACCTTACATTTTTTGACAGGCGGAGCAGTACCCGGACACCTTTTGGCGTCGCTCGTTCCACAGGAGACCCGCGCTGACGACACCGGCGGCGATCAGACCGTTCCGACCGATCTTCTCGCGTTGAAAGTACGCGACCGCCAGGATGGCGACGGCGATCATTTGGGTCTGGGAGAGCGGGAACCCAGCGGACGGTGCGGCAGGCATTTGTTCAGGAGCAGGAGACGGTCCGATCATCGCGAGCATGTAGTATAATTTACCCTGAGATTTTAATCAATAGGTCACCATCCCAGGCGGCTCAATGAAAAAAAATCTACATATACATCACAACACAAATCATGCAGAACGAAGATTCTACGAAAATGTTACGTCAGCTGCGACGAAAGTTGGCGTACCAGGCGAAGCGTAACAAGGAAACGAACGCCAACAGGGCTGCCCGCCTCGCGAAGGCGAAAGCCAAGCGTAACGCCAAGCGTAACATGGAAACGAACGCTAACAGGGCTGCCCGCCTCGCGAAGGCGAAAGCCAAGCGTAACGCCAAGCGTATCGGACCGATGACGAAGCAAAACTTCCTCGTGCGAGAAGCTAAGAATGCCCAAAAGGCGGCTAAGAATGCCGAAAAGGCGACCGCCAGATTCCAAAGAATCCTCAACAAGACTGTCAAGCCACCGAAGGCGAAGTACATCAAGGAAAACGCCGCCCTCGCGCGAGAAGCTAAGAATGCCCAAAAGGCGACCGCCAGATTCCAAAGAATCCTCAACAAGACTGTCAAGCCGCCGAAGGCGAAGTACATCAAGGAAAACGCCGCCCTCGCGCGAGAGGCAGCTAAGAATGCCGAAAAGGCGACCGCCAGATTCCAAAGAATCCTCAACAAGACTGTCAAGCCGCCGAAGGCGACCCGCAAGGTCCGCTCCAACAAGGGCAAAACGCGTCCTATGACGCCCGAGCGCCTCAACCGTGAGGCTGCGCGCATCGGACGCTTCCTCAATCAGAAACGTCGTATCCCCAACGTGGGTCGCGTCGAGAAGGCAAAGTACCGCTCCAACAAGGGTATCCTCCGTGGATCGCAAGCCACGATCGAAAAGCGACGACTCCTCGCTGCCGCCAAGGAAGCTCGCAAGGCTGCGAGTGAAAAAAAGAAGCTTGAAAATGCGAAGAAGGCTGCTAACCGTGAAGCCAGACGATTGGAGAAGGTCATGGCTGCGATCAGAATTCGACGAAGCCTCACGAACGACCAGAAGGCTCAAGCCCTGGTGAATCAAGCGACCATGAGCGCGAAGAACCTCAAGGCGAAGTACATCGTCGTGCAAAAGCGCGAAAAGAAGGCGACGAATGCGGTCAAGAACGTCGTCCAGCAAGTTGTCAATGCCGTTGCGTCCGCCGCGCCCAAGAAGGCCGCGCCCAAGAGACGCCGCCGCTCCGCGAACGCTAACATCGCGGCGCAAAATGTTGTCACCACCGGTCGCCGAACCCGATCGAGAAAGTAAGAGAACTCAGTAAGTAAATCAAAACGAATCACATTTTTACAAACACGCATTTGTAAAAATGTGAGAAAAGTGAGGAAACGTGGCAATTGGTTTACGAACCATACAACACGCCGGCGAGACCGTCCTTGATTTTCAGGATGTTCCAGTTGACGGCGTACACGCGGTGTTGGGTGTTGCCGTTGCCGTGAGGGTTGTAGATTTGGAGCTTGGAGTTGTCCAGTCGCGAGTAGTTCAGGCTACCCGACGGACTCGACTTGTTGAGATAGAGAGCGAACGGCCACGTGAACGTCGGGCTGTTGTCCAACGACGCCACGGGCAGGTTCGTGCAGTGCGTGAGTGGCACGGTCGTGTGGTGGAACACGTTCGACGTCTCTTCGAAGAGAGGGGTACCGTTGATGTACAGCGTCGCCTTGTCGAACGAGTATTGCGTGGACCAGTGACCACCCGTGCCCGCGCCGCTGGCGACGTGAAGCGCCATGACAGGGTGATTGAACGTGGACAGGTCGATCTCCGTTTCGGTTTGGCTCGAGAGTTGGTATTGGACTTGTCTGATCAGGAGTTCGTGCACGTTGTTCACGAACCAGCTGCGTTCGTCGGTGTCGAGCGTGGCGTACGTGCAGTAAATCTTCGGCGTCGCGCGCGGGGTGAAACCATCGCGGCACTTGATCTTGAGCTTCACGGAACTGAACTGCATGCACACGAGCGGGAGGCTCTTCGTCCAGTCGTCGCTGAACCAGAACGGAATCGTGTAGCAATCGGCGTAGCCGGACTCCGCACCGTACGCGTTCTCGAGCGTCTCACCCGTGAGCTGCGCACCGGACGCCTTCGCTTGCGTGCCGTTGTAGAGAAGGTTGTGCACACCGTTGATGTACAGGGAGTCGAGCGAGCACACCATCTGACCGCCGACCCAGAGTTCGAACGTCGTCGGGCGCTGACCAGCGTTGGACGAGAACAGACCCGTCGAGTTTTGTCCTGCGGTGCCGATGCGCGGGGCTTCGATGTGAATGTGCGTGAGGAGGTCGCCCTTGACCGGGATTTCACACGTGATGTCCCCCGTCGCCGAGAAGCTACCGATGTAGTCGACACGCTGCGTGTTGACGGCAAAATTCGTGTACTTGCGGTACACTTGGCGCCAGTAAGAAATTTCCGGTCGCGAGGTCAAGTGCACATCCTGTACTCCAGTAGAAATGACGTCGACCAACGCAGCACTCATGTTGATTACTTAATGCTAAGATAAAAAAAAGGGGCGTCATTCTTGCACGCGGAGAATGGTGACCTTCCAAGTCATCGCCTGGGACGACCGGGACGAGGACGACAAGCATCTGATATCGATCTACGGGAAGACAGAGGACGGGAAGTCGGTCTGTGTGACGACGCCGTACACGCCATACTTCTTCGTCAAGTTTCCGAGCGATTGGTCCACGTCCGACGCGCACGTGTTCATTCAAAACCTGGAGTTAAAGTGCAAGGGTGCCCTCGTCGGACATGAGTTCGTCGACCGGAAAGACATGTGGGGATTTCAAAACGGCGAGCTCTCAAAGTTCGTGCGCCTGGATTTTCCCACACTTAAAGCCCGTCGCTTGGTCGATTGGAAAATTCGAGACCAGTTTCCAAAGGTCGAAGCGTTCGAAGCGAATCTCGACCCGGTCCTTCGGTTCATGCACGAAACAAATATTCAGGCGACTGGATGGGTACGTGCTGAGAGAGGAACCAACCCATCGTTCGTGGCGCACGTGGACGTAGATCTTTGGGTGGACGACTGGCGAAATCTGGAATCTGTGGAGCGCGACGACGTCGCACCGTTCGTGATCGCCAGCGTGGACATCGAGGCGTACAGTCAGACACACAAATTTCCGAACGCACAGATTCGGGAAGACGCGTGCTTTCAGATCGGCGTCACGTTGTGTCACATAGGCACGGACACGCCGTACGACGAGGCGATCTTCTGCTACGGACAAACCGACCCTGTGGATGGCGTGCGCACCGAGAGCTTCACCACGGAGGCGGGCATGTTAGCGGCGTTCCGGGATTACATTCACGAGAAAAACGTCGACGTCGTCACGGGGTGGAACATCTTCGGGTTCGATCTCGACTACCTGTACACGAGAGCACTCATGACTAACTGTCAAAAATTCTTCAACCTCGGTCGACGTCGAGGATTTTCGAGCAAAGTCGTGGAGAAGAAGTTGAGCAGCTCAGCCCTCGGGGATAACGTCCTGAAACTTCTCCCGATGCCCGGACGATTCGTGTACGACATGTTCCAGGAAGTCAAGAAGAACTACAAGCTCGACTCGTACTCACTGAACAACGTATCCCTCGTCTACCTCAACGACTCCAAGATCGACATGCCCGCGAGGGAAATGTTCGCCAGGTTCGAACGACAAAATCCGAAAGAAATGTCCGAAGTCGCCGAGTACTGCGTCAAGGACACCGTGCTTCCGCATCGCATTTGCAAGCGATTGTGTTTGGACGTCAACCTGTTGGAGATGGCGAAGGCGTGTTGGGTGCCCCTCTCCTACCTGTGCGAACGAGGTCAGCAAATCAAGGTGTTCAGTCAGGTGTGCAAAAAGGCGAGGGAACTCGGGTTTCTGGTGAAGACGATTCGATCCAAAGACGACCCAGGGTCGTACGTCGGCGCCACCGTACTCGACGCACAAAAAGGGGCGTACTACAAGAACCCGATCACCGCACTCGATTTCGCATCGCTGTATCCGAGCATCATGATGGCTCACAACATCTGCTACAGCACGTTGGTCATGGATCCTCAGTACGATAACATACCCGGTGTGGAGTACGACGAGTTCCACGTCGCCGGGGTCACCCTTCGGTACGCACAGAAAGTGCCCTCGATCTTACCGAGCATTCTGTCAGACCTGAAACAATTCCGAAAGGCGGCAAAGAAACAGATGGCAAACGCCGAGGGATTCATGAAGCAAGTGTTCGACGGCAAACAGTTGGCGATGAAAATCAGTATGAATTCCGTGTACGGCGCGACCGGGACGAGCGTCGGAATCTTACCGTGTGTGTTCAAGGGATGCATGGCGCTCGCGGCGACGGTCACCACCAAAGGGCGATCGATGATCGAAGAGACGAAGAATTACGTCGAGGCGAACTTTCCCGGAGCCGTCGTCAGGTATGGGGACACGGATTCAGTCATGGTGGAGTTCGACTGTCAGGGTCGGACGGGCATGGACGCGATCGAGTACTCGTGGAAGCTGGGCGAACTCGCGTCCTCTGGGGCGACCAAACTGTTCCGCGCCCCGAACGATCTCGAGTTGGAAAAGATTTACCACCCGTTTCTTCTGTACTCGAAAAAGCGGTACGCAGCGAAGATGTACGAGATGGGAAAATCAGGGAATGTGGAATTCAAAAAGGTTGACATCAAAGGTCTTTCTCTCGTTCGTCGAGACACGACGAAACACTGTCGATCCGTGTGTCGAGAACTGTTGGACGTGATCCTGAACTCATCCGATCCCCAACCGGCGATCGACTTGGCTCGCGCGCGCGCGATCAGTCTTCTCACGGGCGAGGTCCCGAACTCCGAACTCATTCTGAGTCAGACGTTGAGTGAAAGTTACAAGGTCAAAGGTGAGCCCGTGTCCGTGACGGACGAGTTGGCGAGTCTGCGCATCAACCAGGCACACGTCGCGGTCATGCGGAAGATGCGCGAGCGCCGACCCGGGTCCGAACCACAGACGGGTGACCGCGTGCCATACCTGATCGTGCGCACGGACGATCCGAAGGCGAAGGCGTTCGAGAAGAGCGAGGACCCCGCGTACGTGGAACAAAACAAACTGCCGGTCGATTACTTTCACTACTTCGAGAACAAGTTTTCGACGCCGGTGTCCGACCTGCTCGAACCCCTCGTCGAAGGCGACGCGAAGCGTGAAATTTTCGGGGAGATACGAGGTCAACACAGACCGAAGACGACTCGCGAGAGGAAGAAGAAGGAGAGCGATCCTACGGAGCGTGAGAAGAACGCGATCTCGACCCTATTTAAAAATTATGCCGCCAGCATGAATAAGTAGAGATGGATGCGGTGCTCAATCAGGTGGCGCAGTTGATTACGGATCAGGTGGACATAAAGGTTGAGAAGAAACTGTCCGTGTACATAGACATGATTTCTCGAAAACACGGCATCTCGAGGTCCGAGCTGTACAAGGACCTGAACGCCATACTCGAGAAGGAACCGCTGTGCCAGGGATTGAAGAAAGACGGAACTCGATGCAAGCACAAGGCGACGTCGAACGGGTACTGTTACAAACACTATGAGCAGAGGCGGTGTACGACCCCGGTCATGCTCCAGAGCGCACATAGCCACAGTCCAGAGATCCCGTTTGACGCCACGTGTCCGGCGTGCGTGGCGGATAAACAGAGACAGACGAGATTTGCCGATTTTCAATTCCCCTTTTAATAGTAATGCACATAGTCCCGATTCGAATCAACGTCACAGACGACACGTCCCCATCGGACATCGACAGGTATTTCACGGAGTCGTGGAAGAGGTGTGGTCGGAACAAAATTAACTTTGTGTTCGACATTCGGGAGTGTCGGAACATCTCCTTGGGAAGGCTGTTGGGTATGCGATCGGTGTTGAATAAGCACAGGGCGAACTCTCGAGAACACATCGATCACAGTACGATCGTCGTGGCGAACAACACGACGAAGAACATCCTTCGCATGGGATTGGCGATCATACGGACGGAGCGTCCGGTGAAGGTGATTAAAGTCTAATTCGCTTTTCGTCGTCTCAGCAGAAACTGCTTGTGATTTTTAGAGTACTTTTGAAGAATTTTAGAGACTTGTGCGTCGGTGAGCACGCGCTTCTTCTCGTTGTTGTTCGCGCGAGTTCGGATGTTGTAAAACAGATTGAGTTCCTCTTTCGTCACGTTTTTGGGTTTGTACCCAGAATAGGTGTTCAGAATGTCGTTCATAATGTCTCCGGCACGCTGTCTCGCCATGTACTTCTGGTTTGCTGCGGTTGTTTGGTTTCGTGGAAGGAGTTGATTGAGTGGAATCTTATTCTTGTTCCACGGACCACTCCTCCTCCAGAAAAATTTTACGTCAATAGGTCTCTTGAGCATTTTCTTGGACGGCAATTTCTTACCCGGGTACTTAATGACGTTCATGAGTACTCGCTCATAATTCGACATATTCGCTACACGGTTCGAATCTGATCGAGACGCGTTTCGGTGTGGACCATTGAACCTCGGGTCCGTTTTCGGGTCGACGCCGAATCGCTCCTTCACTCGATTTTCCAAGAACTGGAGTTCTCGTTCTTTGTATTGGATTCGGTTCATGTTGTTGTTGTAATTGTTGTCGTAGTTGTAGTTGTCATTCCCTTCACCCGGTTCATCCAAGTAGGCGTCGTCGTCCTCAGTGTCGTAATCGGACGGCAATTCGTAGTCGGGATCATTGTTACCGTCGAGGTCACCCGAAAAGTATCTCTTCTCAGCCTTGCTCAGCTTCGTGAAATTCGCGACGGCGTTCTTGTATGCTTTTATGTAATACTTGAGTTCATCGTTTGTGAGACTCTTATACGAATACGGCGCGTTGATGTTCAGTCGACTACGCAATCCATGGAAATTCTTGACGCTGGATTGCAGCTGCTCGTATTTGTTCTTCGCATTCTTAAACTGATTGATCAAGTTGACTGACCCAACCGGTTTCATCGAAGCTAATCGATTCTTCTCGAGTCGATTCAGCTCGTTTAAGATTTCTTGACGCGTCTTCTTCACGTTCTTTCCATTGACCTTCTTGGTCAGAGATATCTTGTTCAGTTTGTTGATCACACCCTCTTGTGCGCGCTGCTTGTTCTCCAATATATTCAAGGTATGCTTTGCTTGCTCGATCGTGTTCAACTTGTTGTTGAGTTGCTCTACGTAATCGTATCGAATATCATTGAAGGTGTTAATGTGCACGAATGGGTAATTCGCACGATTGATCGATTTGTTCCATATCTGGTTCCTGGTTAACGGCTTCTTCGCCGCGGGCTTCTTCGCCACGGGCTTGGGTTTGCTCTTTGCATTCTGAATGTTCTTGAGCAGTTCATCGCGCGTTTTCTTGACACGCTTCCCGTTGACCATCTTCGTGAGAAGCACCTTGGCACTTTTCGCCGCCTTCTTGTTTGCTTCAGTGGGTGCGTTGACCTTGTTCAGCTTCTTCGGGGTGTTGGGGGTGATCGAGAGCTGATTCATTTTCTTCAGGACCGCGGTGACGTTGTTGTTCGGCTTCGTCGCGGTGGCTGCGGGCTTCTTAGTAGCCGACTTCTTCGGAGAGGTGATCGACAGTCGATCCATTTTATTCAGGAACGCGTTGAGCTTGTTCTGTGAAATGTTGAACTTGTTCACCATTCTTCGCTCTCTCAAGTCATAGAAGCCAGTGTTGTTTTGAAGGTTGTTCATGGCGTTACCGATGACGTAAAGCTTAGCGTTGGCTCTGTTCACAAGATCCGACTTCATGACGGCGAATTTTTCAGCCGATTTCGCACTCTTGCCGGCTGCAATTTTTTTGACACGTGCGATGATCTGATCGTACGTTGGATTCTTGTTCATGAATTCGCGAAACCGATTTTGTTCTGACGGCATTTTTATACAATACACAATGAAAATAATTGAAATTTCGATTTTACATGACCCATACGGGGGTCTGCCTGGACCCGAGACGCCACAACGCGACACGCCACGCCAACGCCAATGTGCGACGCCCTCCGAAAGTCCTACGCCGCCACGTCCATGAAGGACCTCGTCTCTCAGACTCAATATCATGCAAGGCAAGAGCTCGCGAAACGCGCGGAGAGCTTGAACGAAAAAATCCGACTCAACAAGAAATGCGACAACGTATTGGCGTGTTTCGTACGTGATCTCCTGGACTTTTGGGACACGGAGTGTGCGTTGTTCGATGAGGAGCTCCGAGAAAGACACGAAGGCGACCCCGAACACGCCAACGCCGTGTACGAGCATAATTTTCACGATTTTCTCAACATACTTCTCGTGTGGCATCCACACGTGAAATGGGCGGTTCGAGAGTTCGTTGATGAGCGCTATTAAAGCTTTAACACACTAGTTTTGTAACATGAGTAAGTCTGACATATTGTTGACGAGCATCAACGACTTTTATTCTCAGCCGACCCATCGAGAGAAACTCCTCTCGATCCTTCACAAGAAGAGTCACATCAGTCTTCGGAACATCGAATGGTTCATCACGACCTACTCGCGTAAAAACCACACCCATTACGAGATCGACGGTAAACCGTTCGTCGTGCACTCGGCGTACAAGTCGAGCCTCGATGGATTCAGTAAGGCGTTCTTCGACCCGTTCGCGCGGAGCAGCAAGATCTCGTACAAGGTGCCCGGTACGGATGAGGAAATCAGTACGACCGTGGCGCAGCTGAACTTTTTGAGATGGGTCATACGCACGAAACTTTTGGATTACATGGAGGACAATCGTTTGGCGCTGTTCAAAAAGTGATCGAGTTTGTTGAGCTTTCTAAGTTTCTCCGGTCCAAGGTTCTTCGGGATGGCGTCGATGGACTTTTCAATGAGGTTCTTGATCACGCCTGTCTCGCGAGTGCCCCTGGCGCCGACGATTTCCATCTTCCCACCCTCGAACAGGAATACCTCAATAGCCGTGTAGTAGAGGTGTAGACTGTACGTGTATTCAGAATTTTCCAAAGTACATTCAATCTTTGTCTTGCTCCCCTGTAGCTTTTCAAAATCCAAGTAACCACTCGGCTGGGCGTTGCCCGGGTACGTCGCGAACGCGTACGTGTACAGATTCCGTATGGGACGGGACAGGTATTTGTGTTTGGGCATGAGCCACTTGTAAAACAGGTGATTCGTGCTCGTCGAGTTCGGCAGGGCGTTGCCTTGAATGTAGAACTTCGCCGTATCCATGATCGGAGCGAAGAACGAGTACACTTCGTCGTAGTTGAGGTTTGATGAAAAGTTGAATCTGTTGTGGATGTAGTATTTCCCCTCTTCCGTCTCTCCCGCCTCCTTCACCAGATTCTCCTGTTCGAACGCGCTGTTCCGGAAGAACCAATGCATGGCTTTCACCGGACCGTTCGGGACGAGCTCGTTCTTCACGAACGGTTTGCCGACCTCCGTCTGCACGACCGGGTGCTTCTTCGCCACGGATGTCACGATCGTCTGACGTCCATTCATGAAATACAGTCGCTCCTCGGGCGTGAGCGTGATCTCTTCGGTGATGATGTTGAACTCGGGCAGTGTGACAACACCCGACGTATCCGTGAAGAACGTCTGGGGGTACCACTCGAACTCGAACTCGATCTTCTGTCTGTGTATGGCACACGTCGGGAAGAATGGACGATTCGGTTCGATCACCGAGTGTTCGTCTCCGGCGTACCGTCGACTGAAGAAGAAGTTCAGGGGCACGATCACCTGCGTCGCGTAGGAGTTGATCTCCGTGTTCAACTCGGAGCTGTCGTACGCGAGCGAACGGTTCAAAAGAAAGCGTGACGCGACCTTCTCGGAAATCTCTTGGTACAGCTCGTCGTAGATGATCGCCCAATCGCTGTGAAAAATCTCCACGATCTGTTCGTCGACGCGCATCGTCACCTTCCGGAACATGTGTCGCCCGATTTGATCGCAGTACTTGCCGTTGGGGAGAGCCGGAAGCTTGAAGCTCACCCACATGTTCGACAGAAGATCGCCCATGTTCTGCGGCTCATATTTCACGACGATGTTCTCCCCGAACGGCCAACTCGGTTGGGCTGTGCCTGGTTTGTTGATGTTCTTCGCTCGGTGATACTTTCGGAACTGCGAGTGCTGCTTACTCGAGTAGTGGAAAAACGATTCCTCGGGTTCGCCGCTCAACAGGAACGTGTCCTGTGCACCGATGGCTTTGAGTGCGATTTTCGCGGCTTCGCCACCACTCATCCTAATGTTACGTTACAAATTTTTAAGATCTGATTTCCACATGTCGATCGGCTCGGTGTTCTCGAGCACGTACAAATCCTTTTTCATTTGCTCGAAGGATTTGAGGAGATCGATCACCGCTTCCTCCGTGCACTGGTTCAGCGTGACCTTGAGTAGGTAGTCGTACGAGTCGTCCACGGTCGGGAACCGATGGTTCTGTAAATCCTGAATGAGCAACGCCTTCTTCCGACCCAACACCTCGATGGTCCGTTGGAGCACCATGGTCATGAAGTGTGATTTCGATTCCAAGATTCTCGATTCTCGACGCATCGTCTTCAACATGTGTTCTTTGCGCAGCTTGTAAAATTTCAGTCGTGTCTTCATGAAATCCACGAGAATGTCCTCGGGTGTCGCGAACTTTTTGATTCCCGTGTCCGGGTGGAACAAGTGCATGTTGCTCACGGCGAAGGATTTGCGCAGACCGAAATCGCCGTAGGGGTCCGACCCGGTGTACCCTTGAATGTCGAAATCCACGTCGTCGGTCGAGCTGTTATTCGTGTATCCACTGATGACCTTGTCCTCGATCATGCTGTCCAGAGTTTCCTTGAACTTTTGTGTCCACACACCCGGTGGAAGTTCCAACACCCGACCGCCATCCCAGATTCCCTCGGTCATCCACGAGTGCTCACCGTTCTTGAACACTCGACCTTTGAACCCTCGAAAAAACGGCACGAGTTCTTGGATGGGTTGACCACTCAGAGCCCGGAGAATGTTATCCTTGATTTGCGACGGATCGAAGGATGGAATGTCACACGAGTACCCGGTCCCAACCCCTCGCGCGCCGTTCACCAACACCATGGGAAGGATTGGGGCGAAGAATTCGGGTTCGACAGCCTTCCCGTCGTCGAACAGTATGGTCAGAACGTCGTCGTCGCGTTTGTCGAAAATCTTTCGAGTCATCGGACTCAGTCGGGTGTAGATGTACCTCGTCTGACTCGCGTCCTTCCCACCCATGAGACGACTTCCAAATTGACCAGAGGGCACCAAGAGGTTGATGTTGTTCGACCCGACGTAATCTTGTGCCATGGACACGATGGTTTCCGCGAGCGACTGTTCCCCGTGGTGATACGCCGTCGCTTCGGATACGTACGCCGCCAACTGCGCCACCTTCATGTCCGAGGAGAGGTTCCGAAGAAAGCACGCGTGAAGCACCTTGCGTTGACTCGGTTTCAGACCGTCCATGAGACTGGGCACGGATCGCTTCAAGTCGGCGATCGAGAAGTTGACGAAATCTCTGTGAATGAATTCGGTGACGTCCACCACGCGCATGTTTCCGTACGGGAGTGGTTTCGGTGGCGTCGCCGTGTTGACCTGGATGAACACTTTCCGCTCGTCCGCGAGTTTCTTGTCGAACGCCAGGGCGAGAGACTCCGACGCATCTTTGTCAAAGTTGAATCTGATGGATAGTCGATCAATCTCTCGAAAGTATTCCTTCGCCTCTTGGGTGGAGGACGTCCCGAGACCTTTGTAGTGCTTGACGTTCCAGTGTCCGGTCTTCGTGCTGTCCCACTCCTGGTACGAGAGTTCGTTGAAAAATGTCAAGACATCCTTCCCCTTGGACGCCTTTTTGATTGGCGTGACCATGCTCCACACGAATCCGAGTTTCAAGAGTGATGGCCAGTAGCACTCGATCATGTTCACTAAGAGGGCTTTGATGTGCGACCCATCGTAATCGGCGTCGGTCAGAATCAGAAGACGACCGTACCTGAGATCTCGAAGATCCGTGTACACTTTCCCCTGCTGCAGACCCAAAATCTTTTTGATGCACGTGAACTCTTCATTCTTCTCGAGCGCGGACACGGCGGCGTCTCTGACGTTCCGAAATTTACCTCGAAGAGGGAACACGCCGTAGTAATCTCGACCGGTCACGGACAACCCCGCGATCGCGAAACTCTTCGCGGAATCACCTTCGGTGAGGATCAGGCAGCACTTGTGCGAATCCTTCGTCCCCGCCCGATTCGCGTCGTCCAGTTTGGGTATGCCCGATATGCGACTCTTCTTCGCCGATCCGTCCGTCTTCTGCAATGCCTTCATCTCCTTGAACCGAGACAGTGCGGTGAGCTCGTCGGCGATCCCAGTCTTGAGGACGTTCTTGAAAAAAGTCTTCGTGGTTGGTTCAAAGCGAGACCCGAAATCAGCCAACTTGCTCGTGCATTCACTCTTGACCTGACTGCTGAAACTTGGATTTTCCAGTGTCGCCCGAACGAACACGTGGAGACAATTCTTGACTTGCGTCGGCTTGAGTTGGATCTTGGTCTTCATCTCTTCCAGAATGCCTTGGGTGATGACGCTCACCACGTGATCGACGTGTGATCCACCGTTCGTCGTGCATATCCCGTTCACGAAACTCACCTGCTGGAACCCGTCCGCGCTCGGACCGACGGCGACCGACCACCTCTCCGTCTCCACGACGCACACGTTTTCCACACCGTACATGGACGCGTACTTTTGCAAGTTGAGTCGTTCGAGTTTTTCTCCTTGCCATTTGATTTTGCAGTTCGCGCTCGTGCACACCGCCGCGTCCCAACATCGTTTGCGAATGATTTTCACAAAGTCGTCTTCGAGACCCGTCATGCCGAATCGTGCCCAGTCGGGTATGAACGTCACTTCGACGGATGACGTCGCGCCGGAGAAACTTCGAATGTTCGGAGGCATACACTGTCGCATGTTCGCGGTCCAGTGCTGATTGTACGTCTTCTTGTTCACGTGATCCTTGATCTTGATGGAGAACTGTCTCGAGTACACGTTGCACAACTTCGCCCCGTATCCGTTCCTCCCACCCACGATGCGTTTGACCGAATCATCGTAATTCGTGCTCGTCATCAGATGTCCGAAAATGAGTTCCGGGTTGTACATGTTGTGTGTGACATGGATCTCGACGGAGAGCCCACCGAGTGGTCCGTTGTTCTCGACCGTGATCGCGCCGGTGGTGTGGTCGACGGACACGGCGATGGTGTTGACCTCCTTCGGGTAGAGCGCGTTGCGATCGATCGCGTTCACGAGGAGTTCGTCGAAGATCTTCAAGAGTGCCGGGCTGTACGTCAAAATCTGTCTGTCGAGGGAGGTGCCCTCGTCGCCAACGACGACCCATGCCTCCTCGGTCACTTTCGACGTCGAGCCGACGTACGTGTCTGGGCGCAGTAGGATGTGTTCGATGTGGTCGATTTTGCGCACGATCTCCTTCATCGTCGTCCGAAGGTGTCCGAGGCTCTGAGGTCGCGAATGAAGCGTTGGCACATGTCGACCCACACTTCGAGTTCATCTCGGGTGTACCCTCGTGGTTGAGGGGGGTGACGTCGACTCACACCGGTCTCGAGGTCTCGTATTATAGCCGGATTACACCTGAACTTGAGTTCGAAACATGAACGACACGTTCGATAGACTCGCCCGCCTAATTTCTTGTAGTGAAGTTTGTTCTCGAGAAATCTCTCTTCACCTGGTACAAAGTCCATACACAACTTCCACATAGCCTCATCTTCGTCGTCGTCGAAATCCACTTCGATGTCCAGAGGACAATCGCATAAATAGCACGTTCTCCGCCACTGCACGTATATCATACATGTACGGCGCGGCACGTGTTTAAAGGGGTGTGAACATGCGAGAGTAAGATCATGAGTCTCCAAACGTTCGCGACATTCCTTCAGCAAAAGAATTACAAACCGTCGACGATCCGGCTCTATGTCAGTCACCTTCGCCGAAGTGGTGTGAACTTGGAAGACAAACGCGCGGTCCGCGCCTTGGTGGATGATCACATCTTCGGTGATCTGAACGGTCACGCGTACAGAAGTCTTCGTCTGTACGATCGATTCGTCAACAACAAACCCATTCGACGCATGGGTCCGACGAAGCCGCATTCGCGTCTGACCGTGCAAGAGGCGTGCTTGAAACTCCAAACCAGATCCGAGGTGCGACAGGCGTGGTGGTTGATGCGTCAACGAGGATACGCGCCGACCACGGCGGTGTTCTACACTCGTTCCGTGGGCAAGCTGGACAAGAACAAGAACGGTCGACGCGCGCGCATCGCACTCCAAGAATACGAACCCATCATGATCGACGACCCGATCGTGTTTAGTCACTACACAAATTTGTCTGTCTAATAGTACAAGCAAGCGACATGTTTCACTACCTGCTCATGATCATATGCGTTGCCTTTCTCATGTCTCAGAACGGACGTCGCAACCGACGCAAGGACATCGAGACCCTGATCAGACAGGCGGCTCGCTACAGCACGGCTGCGCTGCAAGACGAGAGTCCGATCATCGCGCTTCTTCATGCGAACTATAGCGCCGCGTACTTCTACGCGCTCCGAGACATCGCGAGCGAGGACGAGATTCACAACGCCACGGGAATCGACGTGAAGAAATTCAGACGACACATCATGGCGTCCCAAGATTCGGTCACCAAAAAATTACATGAGTTGTGTCCGTCCGTTAAAGGCAAAGTTGACTTATACCTGGCAGCCATAGGGGGAGAGGCATAAAATCATGAACGTCAATTTCGAAGAAATTTTCAACACGTTCTCACAAGAAAACAAAACCAAAACCAAAGACGAGTGCACGAAATACACGAACGCCGTGATTCGATTGAGACAATCGTACGCTCGAATCAAGGCGAGACGTGAACAACGAACGACGAAAAAAATATAATCTTCGCATGTAATACAAATGTTCTTAGATCAAGAGCAACTCCGACCGGTGATCCTCGCGATGGCGATCTACCTCGTCGTCATGACGATCGTTCCGAAGATCGCCAAGAAGCCGACCGGGATCAAGGTGGTCGACGAACTCATCATGTACATCCTCGCCCAACGAGATCAGATGATGTCAGGTGCTATTTTCGTCGGTCTCATCACCTTGGCGACCGAATACGCGCGTAACGAATTGATGTGAGATGTTCTCTTTGGACACCATCTGTTTCGTGTGTGAGTGATCCATGTACGTGAGACGCTTCAGGTAGGCATCTCTCATGAAGGCGCGCAGTTGTTGCGGGTTCGGTTTTCCCCACACCATACCCTTCTGAAACAGAAAGTCGTCGTGTTGGATTTCTTGCTTTTCGCATTCGATCGTGTATGGGGTCTTGATGTACTCCACCGGTGCACCGAAGGCGGTGATGATGACCGGTTTGTCCCTGATAGCCGCCTCGATCGCACCCATTCCGGCGCCTTCGCTATTACTGAAATTCACGTAGCAATGTCCGGAGTCATGAATCAGGTCGAGCTTGCCGTCGCTCAACACACCGTTGATGACTTCGACGTGCTTGTGATTGATGTGGACGTCGTCGTTGCACGTCGCTTTGACGAGAAATCGCGTGTCCGGAAATTCTATGTTCAACTCGATGAATGCCCGAAGGATCTCCAAAAAATTCTTCCGGTGTTCGTCTTTGACGTTTCCTATGTGGTAGAACACGTACGGAGGTTGTGGTATGTGTACGGGTAGGACGTAAAACTCTTTTCCCGGAAACTGTTTCGCCAGGACGTCTCGACAGAATTCGCTCGGAACCGCACATCGGTCGAAGTGCTCGAACATTTTCCCGTACTCCGGGTGCACGGTCTCTGTCTCGCATACCGTGTACAACTCCAGGTGTTTGACTTGGGATTTGCAATACCTGATGATGTTCTCGTAGGGACCAGCAGGTATCAGGAAGAGTAGAGCTCGATCACATTTCGGCAGAGCCATGGATTGCTCACTGTACGAGTAGTACTTGGCATTTGGGAACAGTTCGCAGTATTTGCGACAGTGTTGCCCAATACCCGATCGTAGAGTCGGTCCGATGAACGCGTCGATCATGCTTTGTATTAAATTCTCTCCTTTATACTATACTACAAGATGGACTCCCTCAAGGAAGAACTCGTACAGGAGATGGAACGAAGCCGTGTCGACAAGACCGCCCTTTACAACACTCTCTTGAAGATTGTCGACTTGATCGGCGAAGGATCCGGATCGTCTCAGCCCGGACCGAAGGGACCGAAGGGTGACCCGGGTGTGCCTGGTCCGGCTGGTCCGGCTGGTCCGGCGGGTCCGGCGGGGAAGTGCGAATGCAAATGCGTTTCAACCCAGAGCGGTGCTTCGTCGCCCCCGAAGAAAAGCTCCGCCACCGTCACGAAGAAGACGGTCAAGAAGGCTGAGACGGATGCGTAGATTTTTCCGTCGCATCATCAATATTTTTTTATGTCGTCCAGTAACATCCAAAACAAGGCGATTTGGTACGACATGAAACATGCCAGAGTCACCCCATAATCAAAGTGCCACTCGTGTGTGGCGTTCCACATCGTTTCAAAGAGACCACACCCGACGGGTATCAACAGGTGTTTCTGAAACGGTGACGATTCGATCTCGTCCACGTGCATGGACAATCCCTGAACGTACGCGAGTGCGGTGAACGTCCCGAGCACGGACGACACTGCCGGTTCAGTTCCGAGTGTTGCGTAATACAGACTCAACACCGTCCCTACTCGACCGGTCTTGAGTTTGAGTTTTTGTTTGATGGTGGGATAACTGCTGCATCTCACGAGGAGTGCCATTTGTGTGATGTCCACCGTATACTTTAAGCGGTGACTGGTAGTACTCGACGTCCGAAATTCACCCACGCGATGAACGCGAGAACCATCGCAGCGACGATCGCGTAGAGTGTCGTTGCCGGTCGTTTACCCTTGTGTGTGGGTTTGTCGGGTAGACGCTTCACGTTCGAGTTGAGTTCGTCGATCTTGACGTTCAGACGTTCGAGCGCGTTCAGAATTTGTGCCTCCTTACTCTTCGGTTTTTCCTTGTGGTCGTGTGTGGTGATCTCGAGGATCATGTGGAAGCGAGCGTCTGGCTGAAGGAGACGGTAGTCACCGTCGTCTTGGAACTCGTACACTCTGAATCGTATCTGACGCAACGCGGTGGGCATGAAGAAATTCTGTACGCGTGGATGGGGTTTCCACTGTTTGTCCCGCACGAGGATTCCATTCGATCCGGAGTAGTGTCTCTCGAGTGGCACGCGCATGAATAACATCCCGTTCCGCTTGTCGTGGATCTGTGCCACTGATGGAATGTCGTCTGAAACAACGTCGACGAATTTCGCGACGTCCGTGTTCGATGCCGTGTTCGAGTTATCACCAATCTGTGTGATGTAGAATTCCACACACTTGATGCCGATCACCTCATTGAGATTTTCAACATGGAGTTCGTTGAGGTCGACAGTGAACGTGTTGTTCGTCGGGTAGTACTCCGAATCTATGTTCACATACTGAACACGTCGAGGCACCTCGTCCGGTGAGATCAATCGTTCGACCATTACAATTAAGAGGTCAAAATAATTTTCCAGACATCATCATCGCGGCGATGCAGCTCAAAAAGACGCTCGATGACGACATGAAAGAAATGACGACGGTACCACCGTTGTTGCTAGACTTTGCAGTTTCGGTTGGGACGCCCTGTATCTTTGCATTTTGTGCAGGTCCAGAAGAAGAAGAAGAAGAAGAAGAAGGAGGTGGGGTTCGCGATTTACAAAATGTGGATTCTGGATCAATGTCGCAGTAGTTGTTTTCATAGTCCGTGCGTTCACTTTCTAAGAGAAGAACTCCTGTGGGACCAGTTTTACAGAGTCCTGTAGGTAAAAAGTCCGTCTCTTTCGTGTCCATGAGTTTATGATCGAAGATAAAGCATTGTGTGGAACCATCGGCACATTTACCGAGTGCCTCGCGAAGTAACCCAGGTTTGATACACGTATTTCTACGCTTCTCCTTTTTTTCTTCCGTCGTGAGACTGAAACTCTGCACCATTATTATACATTATTGCAGATAAAAATCTATCTACAAGCTCTAAGGTACACGTTTATCACGTAGATCGCGTGCTCGTTCTTCGTGATCTGCTCACCCCTCTCTATCACGTGAAGGCACTCATGCTCGGAAAACTTACTACTTATCTCCTCAAAAACTGGAGAAATTTTACTCAAGTGCCAACAAAACAACTTGAGGGGGTAATTAGCATTTCGGTTCCACGTCTGTTCACGGGTCGTCGACGTCCCTCGCGGCATGCAAGTTATGTTATGACGCGCGCGTTTTGTATAATATGCATAAATTTGAAATTTCAAGTTTTTCCATAGGGCTACGGGTTGCTGTACGTACACATCCTTAGTATGCGACGCTCATGGTGGGAGGAATGCTTCTCTTTCTGCGAAAGTTTCTGACGATAGACTCAGCAGAGGGACATGCGGAGGAATCGTTCGTGAAAATCATGAACATGCTTAAGCGATAAAGAATATGTAATACCAAAGCAGCAGCGCGCACGCAGAATGTTCACGCCACTCAAGTACCTCACCGACTTTTTTCGAACCCCGTCCCCGCCGATTCCACATAGTGAACACACAGAACTGGTAGAAGCGGTCAACGAGGTTGGAGAAATCATAATACTCGAGATGCCCGTGAGTGAGAGGGAAAAAAGAGTCTCAAGCCCCCTATTTTTAGCACCCGAGTTTTTTTTGTTTGAACCGTAGACACACGTCGACGCACCATGGACAACGTGTTGACCGACTTGGCGAACTTGAACCTCTTGGAAAAGCAGCGACCACCGAAGCTGAAGATCCCCGAGGTGTCGATCCCGTCGTCTTCGTGCACTCCGATGCACGACCCGGAGTATCGACAACGCGCGCTCCGAGAATATGTCTCTCACCTCAACGTGCGCATTCAAAGTCTCCGAGGAAGACTGTTGACGCTTGTCCCGAGGGATCACATCGACCGCGAGTTTGTCACCGAGGCTGTCCTCGAGACTGCGGAGAGATACAGGCTCGAGCACATCCGCGTGCCGCGTGCGGTTGGTTTGGAAGAAGCGGGCGTGCCCGTTGGCAACCGACGAGAATTTTACCAGGAGCGTCTCCGGGAGCATAACGAGAAGATTTTGTACACTCGAGCAGCTATTGAGTTAGAACTCGAGGAGCTTCAAAATGTCCGCGAACAGGTGCTCACGGAAATGTCTTCCTACACCAGATCTCATTGATGTTTCCAAATGGGCTAAATTCAAATAAAAAGTGAATGAGGGCGCCTGTGAAAACCAAAAGCCACTTGGTGCTCACACCGGAATTTAGCTTGTCTAAAGTGTAGTACACTACGGCGTTTATAATCCCCACCACGAGCGCCTCGAACGCGACGGTGCCGACCGGACGTCTCATCTCTGTTTGAAATAGCACACGATTTTTTTGTCTCAGTGTGGACGTCATTCAAAAACGCCCATGCGTGACCTGAACGACTTGCGCGGCGCCGAGAACGAGGGCGTGGTCCACGTGATCTACGACTCGGTGGAGAAGATCAAGTCGCGACTGGACAGCGACACGTACTGTGACCTTATGAACGCGCTGCTCGTCCTTCGCGAGCGTTTGAATGTTTCTCCGGTGTTCATGGGTGAAGATTCTGACGAGGTCCCCGGAGACGAGGCGGTTTCTCCCTTGCCAAATCTGCGTCAAGGACCTATTCGAACGGAGCACGACAGAGAGGAGCGCATTTTAGCAGCGCTTCACCAGAAGCACGAGATCGAACGCGACATGATCGACTTTCGGCGGTCGTATAGGCAGGGTCGAGACGCGCTCATGCAGTCGCATGCGAACGTGATGAAAATCATAGATAGACTTCAAAGACTACCACTCGAACCGGTTAGAGATGAGGGACCAATAGTATTGTAAGGGATATGAAATATGTGGCGTTCGATACCGAAACTACCGGGCGACCTTTGGAATTTGTTTCGCCGACGAAGTACAACCTCCACAACTACGAAGACGCCCGTCTTCTTTCGATTGCCGCCGTCGCATTCGAAGACGGCGAAGAAGTCGATGCCTTGTACAAGGTCGTCCGTCCAGACGGGTTCAAGGTTGGCGCCACAGAGATCCACGGCATCACGGAAGAAGAAGCGCATTCGAGTGGTGAGTCGTTCGCAGACGTGATCCGCGCATTCGTGTCCTTCGTCCGTCGTCACGGCGATGGTCCCATGGTGGCACACAACAGTGTGTTTGATGAGAACATCATCAGCGCGGAGCTCATTCGTCGAGGATACGATGCCGACTTGGTGTGGTTCCGATCGAGGACGTTCTTGTGTACGTTCGACATGTGGAAGAAACGGAATTTCTGTCGCACCGGAAAGTTGGTCAACTGTTACAGGGAATGCTTTGGTGGAGAATTCGACGCGCATCACGCACTGTTCGACGCTCGAGCATGTGGTCAGCTGTATTGGTACATGAGGTCGAACCCGCTCGAGCTCCCTGTGCATGATATCGGCGTGCCGATCGTACACATTAACGCATCGGATGTCGCGACCGCGATCGGGTGTGGTATCAAGGACCCGCAAGAGTTGGTGAAGGAATTGTGGAAGAAGCATTCGCCCCATACATTCACGGACATGACGCGCACCGAGAAGGTGCATGAGATTGCTCAGACACATCCACCCGTACAAAATTTGCTCCGGAAGTTCACGAACCATCGAGCCGTGTCCGTGAGCGACTTGAAGGAGAAGATCGAGGAAGTCACGTCCATGTGTGACACCGAAGAACTGCGACCAGTCAAGGACCATCTCACGAGTGAGTTGAACAAGAATTTCGCCCGCCAGGATGCGAGTCGAATGCCAAGTTTTTACAACAAGACGATTTGTCAGATCGAGGGAACTCGATACCAGCTGGTTGGCGTACCCGGACAGGTTGTCGACGACACGCTCATTCAAAAGAAGAAGCGCACGAAGAAGATGTTCAACCGACTCGTTCCGTACGAGGAGGTACAGTGTCGGGTATACCTGGAACTTCTCAAGGACAGCGTGCACACGTGTTGTCTTGTCGAGCACTTCAACGGTCGACAGTCGACGCAGGTGATCCACCGGGACTCACTCAAGTGGTTTGAGATTCTGTCCGATCTCAAAAATTTTTGTCGATACTTTCACTCTCGTCTCTCAACGTTTAAAAGATGAGTTCGATGTAATGACATGTTGAGCCTATCTATTCGAGCTCCTACTGCGACCGCGGTGAAGATCGGGCGGAATGTCGTGACACACATAGTCACACCTTTAGCCATTTTGTACACCGTCTTGTATGCGTCAGAGTATGTGTACTATTCTCAGAAGTGTTCGAGAATAGACCGTATTGGGACACCCATATGCGAATACAGTCACAAGTTATTCGTCAAGACACGATCCCTCTTATTCACATTTCTTGACAATGGACTTACTACTATAGGGGCTGTGGCGCTAAGTAAGTTCGTGAATCTGTCGCCGAACAAAACAGAATCTCCGGGCAGGACGAGCCCCCCCTCGTTCACCATGCCGACGTCGTCCACAGTTGTTCCCACGGATCCGCTGGGTCTGCCACCGTTCAACATCTCGTGATGAGCGAGTCCGAGGAGTGTGAGTGGTGCGGTGTGTTGATGTGTGATTCGTGTAGGATATTCAGGGACCGGATACCATGCGACAAAGAGGTGGAGCAAGCCATTCGAACGCACAAGTGGAAGTGTTACGGACAAAAGAACATCATGCTGGGTGGCTACAATATCAAACGCAAGTATTACAAGTGCAAGCAGTGCACGTCGTTTGGACTCACTCGACGCGTGTGTCGTGATACGTACCCGAACGCCAAAGTTCGTTGGCACCCCTTAATCGGTTCCGTCCTAGCGCCTTGTAGTAGCAAAAAATAATCAGAGTAACAAGTAGTACATATGAAGAATTCACTCAAAAAAATTATGATTCCCGTCTTAGTTGTCTTGATCGTCGTCTGGGTGTTGATGTCCAGGATACGCGAGAAATACGACCAGAAGGATCTCGCGTCCATCTTAAATTACATAGATGAACAAAACGAAATCAAGCCCATGATGCTTTACACACTCGTGAAGGATGCCGGTATCAAGATTGATATGAAAGAGTTTATGAACACTGTGACGAAACACGATGGTTCGAAAGATTCGGTTAAGAACTACGTCAAGTCACTTTGGAAAAAATAAATCTTAGTCAGAGTATAAGACTCATGTCATGACGGATTATGGGTGGTATGGAGATGAAAATCAGTGTCGGTTGAGGATTGGTACACACGTGGATGGGTGGCACAGAGGAAATGTCGAAAATCTTCCAGCATATCACCAAGATGTTGAATACGTCAAGAAGCCAAATCTAAGTGAGGAGGACAGCGCGAAAGCGGATGAACTTCTTAACCAGATCTCAAAGTTCCGTTATGTTCGTCTCACTCAAACTATACATTCGCCTGCGAACACACCCCTCAATCTTCACGAGGTGCAAGTAGTGGTTAGTGGTCAAGATGTCGCGAGGAATAAATTGGTTAGTGCATCTTCCCAGTATGCGGGTTATGAGGCATCACGTCTCGTAAATGGAAGTGGTAGGAACGGACACGATAGCATGGCACATACGAATAGTGGTACCAATAACCAGTGGTTCGTTATCGACCTCGGAGAGGACTATGAGTTCAAAAAGCTTGATTACGTGAAAATTTTAAATCGAAAAGACTGTTGTAGCGACCGCATAAGGGGTTTGTGCATATATTTGCAAGATGCAAAGGGAGATACAATTTGGGTATCGCCTATAGTTCGGGGCTCTTTGGATGTTCTGTATTACAGGTGGCATTTCACCTTCAGTACCAAAAATAAAATGGGATCAGATACTTATCGAAACTGGTCGATTAAAAAGAAAGTCAGCACGGTTCTTGATGCCAACTATAAAAACAGGCATTTTGACCATTACCGGTTACATGACGGCGGTTTTGATAAGCAAGTGGGTCGCGATCGCCAGTATATCGGGAATGATGACATTGATATCTTGGAGATGAACGGCGATTGTAGTGATGTTCTTTGGATGTATAGCGATCACGGTGTATACAACAGCGGTGGTCTTGTATCAGATCCGGAAGCAGGAACTACGTATGAGAAATTTAGTACAACTGACGGCTCAATTGTTCCAGTAAATAAGGGTTATAACAAGCTCAACAGCTGGGATCATTATCCACAGCACGGTCATTTCTTCAATCAAATCAGTCATGTCTGGGCTAAGCCAGTCCCCAAAGACAAATACCACACTGACATGGAGGTACACGGGCTCATACGATCTGGTCACGCCACAATCGTCCAAGATGGTACAAATCAGACACAAGCACTCTTCGACGACCCAAAATTCATGAAGCAAGACGCTCGTACGACGCTGAGATGTTCAACCAAACATCACCATCCTCACACAGAATGTCCGGATAAGATCGTTGGCGAACCGTGTCCGGGTGGTAAGATGCACTGGGTGCATTCGCAGAAAGTTCGATGTTATTACATCAACGAACAAGAAATCAACACGTTGAAGAGCAACCTAAATGGTGCGCAACCGGGAGATCCTCGAATTAGCATGTACGAAAGAATCAAAAGTGAGTTTTGTGCCGATTCAGAGAACCTTGAGAAGGTTATTGACGGTCAAAAATGCAAGAATTGGGGTAATGCCGATCAGCTGACACGACAGTACTGTTCCGCGAATAATTTTGCAAAGCTGAAAGCCGGTGACTCGGCGTGTACTCGAACTGGTATGCCGAACGAAGACTTGTTTGAAACGATAGCGGGTGAATTCTGTGACGCGAACCCCACTGACTCATGGTGCAAATGCTATAATCAATTACATGACGTGTGTACTACTAACGCGGACGCCGCGGGTTGTGCAGAAGTGAATGCACAGATTTCAGATTTGACGAGCGCGATAAAAAGCGATGACGGCGCCGGTGCCATAGCACGACGAGAAATTGAGAATAGACGTCACTGCTGGGCTCGTGTGTGCTCAAATGACCGTGATGCATTTGTTCCGCGCGAGAGAGGGGATTGTTCCCTGGATATGTGTATTCAGGAATTGCAGACCGGTGGTCACTTGGTGGATAGCGATGTGGAGATGAACTGTGAGATTAATGAAAATAACGACCCAGCGGCTTTTGAAAAGGGGCTAAAAGATGGTGAAAAATCAGGGAAGTTACCAGATTATGGCGGTCGCAGTGGTGACGAAGATAGTGGAGGTGGCTGGGGCGGGAGTAACATTGGTGGTGGCAAAAATTCGACTGTATTTTTGGGTGCTGCCGGTGGATTAGTTTCGTGTTCGTGTATGTGTATGTTAGTGCTTGCAATGACCATGAGTTGATTTTATTTCCATGTCAAAAACCCTGGGTGGAAAATTGTGTCTCAGACCGACCGCGAACTCAAACACATTTTCCCGCCCAAACGACGCCACAACATGACGCACTTCCCCCTGCAAGAGATCATCAACGGCGTCGTCGACGCTATCAAGCCGGAGCTCGACGCTCTCCGAGAGGCGATCAGCGATGCTCGTGCACCCGCTATACGCAAGCGTAAAGAGGGACCGACGTGTAAGGGATTGACTGCGAGCGGAAAGCCGTGCAGTAACGGTTGCGCGGACGGCACCGAGTTCTGTCGCATGCATTCAGTCGAGCGTCAACAGCGAAAGAAGAAGGTGCCGACGCAGGAACCGGCTGTCAAGAAGGAACCGAAAGAGAAGAAGGTCTTGCCGGAGCACTCTCACGCACCGCTTGAGACGGATCCAGACTGCGTGCCCTGCCAAGTACATGGAGACGTCCTCACTGAAAGAGTCGTTGAAAATTTTCAAACCAGCCCTGGTCTCGACGAGCGGTTGAAGGAAATCCTATCGAGCTGCCCCGAACTTACGCAGGAGCCAGTCGACTAAGACGAACGCGTTACCTACCGATGCTATAACTCGAATAGTTTCTTCCCTGTTTTTGAATAACATCTTCTAGTCTATGTGTACAATTCTTTTACGCTGAAAGACGCGAAGGTCCCATGCGAATACTCGAGCTTCTCTACCAACTTCGGTGGCATCACGTGTCCGCGGACCGGAAAGAGACACCGCTTTTCTTCGAATCCGTAATACACAAGTGCGGCGTCGAGCTCCTCCCTGGTCACGGCTCGGCTGAGTTGAATGAGCGCGTGTCCCGTTTGAATGCGCATGTTGCTCACGTAGAAGCCGATCGCCGTCACGTACGAGTCTCCGATGGACGATCCCCACGCGGTGATGAAGAGATCGTCGTAGCTGACGCCTTCTCGCATGATCCACGAGAGGTGCCAGTCGGCGGAGGTGCGCGTAGACTTCAACATGAGTTTAGGAATGACGTCGCGGCGAATCTTTTTTGGCGGGAAAATGGTGTATGAGACCATTTTTTCCTCCGGGGGGCGGAACAGAACAACACATATAAAGGAATTACTGTCATGTACAATACGAACTATGATTTGCCTTCCTGGAAAAATGGTCAATCAGATCGACGAGCGACACCCGCGACTCAAACTGAAACGAGTGGTCCGCAACTTACACTGGGCGTGGATCATTCCGTTTGGTATGATTGAGAATCTCCCGACGCTGTTCGCTGGACTTTTTGATGTCGTCGTGGACACGGTGACGATCGGTCGACAATACCTAGTCGCCGTGAGACACAGCGTGGAGAACATGAACGAATTCCACGCTGTCTATCACCGAGACTCCGACAACGAGGATCTCGACGACGACTTTTCTGAAACCGAGTCGGTGTCCGATAACAGCCTCAAGAGTTCGGCGGGTAGTCGGGTGTCGACGAGATCGTCGACTAAGAAGAACGCGTGAAGCACCACGTCATGAAAGCTCTCGTGTCTCCGAGCACGAAGAGACCGTGCGTGGTGGTCCATGCGACGCGCTTCGCCATGTTATAACAACGACTGATACGTGCCGGCGATGTAATAAACGTTTTTGAATCCGATCGCCCTGAGTTTTTGAGATGCGAATCTCGCGCGCTGACCCGTATTGCAATACACAAGAACTCCATCACGACTGAGACTGAGCATGGACGCCTCTGGGATTCTGTTCACCGGTATGTTGATGGCGCCAGGGAAGTGTCCCATATTGAACTCTGCAGATGTCCTAACGTCTATGATTGTATTCACTTGTCCGCTCATGATGAGCTCTTTAGCTTTTTGCGCACTCACGAGTCCGGCGCCGAGCATGGTATAAAAGTACATTATTATTGCAACAAGGACGACTGACCATACCCAAAACATTTTGTGTGTGTATACTAGTATGCGTACAATTTTACTAGACAAGAAGATTGACGAGTTGTGCGCGCTTCGGGCGAAGCAGCGTGCGCAGCAGCAAGGACAGCAGCCGGCGACGAATGCTGGTCGTCGATCGACTCGACCGACGTTGACTTCGTTTGGGTATGGTGGACCTGCGACCGGTAACAGACCGACGGCGATTCGACTTTTGTCGTCGAGTGTGCGTCGTGAGGCGTTGCTTCGGGCGCATCAGGAAGGTGGGTGGACGTACTCGGAATTGCTTGAGCGTCTTCGTTACATTTACAGTGTGCAACCTTCCACGAGGAGTCGGGTACAGAACGACATACAGTTCATACTTGACAATCCTATGCTATTCGGTCGACAAGTCAGGCGTCGAAGAGGTTGAGGTACACGCGAGCCGTTTCGGGTAGGGCTCTGAGTTTTCGGTCTTGGTCCATGGTGAGTCGACCTTTCACGACCTTGTCCTTTTGCTTACAGAGCCACATGGCAAGATCGAGTCCGTATTCTTCACGCGTTCCGGTCTTGTTTCTCACGGGCAACACGTTGTGGTTGTTTCTGAGGAACGTGACCAGTTTCTGATAATTTTCATTCCACGCATTGGAACGAGGCTTCCATACAAACCCTTGTGACTCGAGTTTGTTAAGATGATCTTGACTTAAAGTGCCCTTGAGATACTCCTTCCGTTGTATGGCGACCCATTCGCCGAGATTCTCACCGGAGTCACACGTGTACGTCGTCGACGGTTCCTCGTCACCATGATTTTGTTTGTACCTTTGATACAAGTCGAACATCATGTCCCAGTGCTCTTGTTTCTTGTACCAGTTGATACCACAGTCTTTCAAAACACTTGTTCGATGTTCTGAAAGATTGCCCGAGCGATGGAGAACGCGTTGATGCTTGATCCACGACCCGACATCTCTGGTCAGACCGTCGTAGGTGTGCGTGGTCATGTCGGGTATGTTGATATCAGTGAGACCGTGGGTTCTCACGTAGTCGACCGCCACGATGAACTGCTGACGCCACGATTCCCTGATGTGTGTATACCCACCTTGCTCCATGGCACGCTGATATGAAAAGCAGTGGTCAAGGGGTGACTTAGACTCAGTATCGTCGATGAATTCGTATTCGGACTCTTCCACAGTGGGCTCCGGCTCGGGCTCGGGCTCTTCTTCCTCCCTTGGTCGTTTGTGTCCGGACAAGAGAAAGTGACCCGTCGGACAGATGACGACGTCATCGATTCGCCCGAGCGCGTCCCCCCTGAGGCGAGGTCCAAGACTCAAGAGAATTTCCCGTATTTTGTTGTTGGATAGCCCATTAATGATGTCTTCCGATGACAGCTGGTTGAGATCGAGGTTCATTTTTGCTGCGTCGCGTTGTGAGGTTACGGGTAGCCGGGACCCACCTCAAGGTGGTCACAAATTGAAATTTCAATTTTGTGTGACGGAGGGGTCGTGTCCCGTAAACCCTGGCGGGTGGTCATTTCGCGACGCATCATGTTGGGTAGCCTGGACTGGAGAGACACGAGACCGGTTGCGATTCAGATGAAAGAATTACACTCTAAGGAGGTCGCGGCGAGGGCAAAGTATCATCGACGATGTGCTGAAATACTGAACGACATTCTCGAAGTCACGAATGTGGACAAAGAATTCGAGGTCTTCCGAAGCGGACATGATGTGGCACGGAGTGAATACGACGAGATCATCACGGCTATAGAGAAATCGAAGACGGACCTCCGCTTGCGCCGAAAAGAAGAGAAGGGCAGACTGTCGAAACCTTGTATGACCCAAGGACCTTAAATTTGTAATCGAGTGTAACATATAGATCACCGTCTAACACCAAGTCCCCTTCGTACGTGTACTTGTCGAGTGCCTGGCATGCGTTTTCGTCGACGGCTTTCGCGTATTTCGTCGCATAGTCCGGGTCGTTGTCTTCACTGAACAAGTAGAGTGCGCGGCAACACAGGTCACCTTTGATCACGGTGTCACCCTTCAGCTTGTACATTACTGATACACTCGAAAAATTTTTGACGCTACACTTGTCGAAGAAGTGTGTGAAGAAATTTCATGAACAATTTCCGTGATCGAGGGGGTGGGGTGACAAAACATGAAAGCATGGATTTTGAACTTCTTTAACAGCAAACATGCTATCGTGAATCACGTAAGGAAAACTAATGGTACCATACCCAACAGATTTCACATGAAACTCGAAAAATTTTTTGACGCTACACTTGTCGAAGAAGTGTGTGAAGAAATTTCATGAACATTTCCATGATCACGAAGGGGTAGGGTGACAAAACATGCGACCATAGATTTTGAATTTCTTTAACAGCAAACATGCTATCGTGAATCACGTAAGGAAAACTAATGGTACCATACCCAACAGATTTCACATGAAACTCGAAAAATTTTTTGACGCTACACTTGTCGAAGAAGTGTGTGAAGAAATTTCATGAACAATTTCCATGATTTTCAAGTGTCATGGTGCCTCTCATATTTTACAAACTTTTGTCCTAAAAAATCTCCACACTTTTTTTGAACATGGTTGCCAAGATTCGCTCGAGTTTTTCGAGGATCGGGTCCCTCACTTGTTGTCGACCGCGGGTCCATGAAGAATGTCGTCAAGTGTTGTGAGTGCGGAGACTTCTACCTCGAAGCTCTGGAGAAAGCTCGTGAAGGTCTGGTGGACCGGTCTCGTCAGATTCTGAAGCTACGTGATGAGGTGGAGAGGTTGACGAGTCGTCTCGCGGAGCATGAGAATGAGCGCGTGAAAGCGTGGAGAGTGTGTCATGACATGGTTAATTTACAGCAGCAAATACTGGACGAGGTGTACGAGAAGATATTAGACTACGAGAAGATGTTGCAAACGACAACAAGTCTAATGACTATTCTGGAGATGACTGACTCGTCGTCTGATTCGGAGTGAATGGAAGTTCTTCTTCTTCGTCTTCGCTGTCCAAGAGGAAACTTTGGTCGTATACGTCGAACGATTCTTCTAGGTTGATAGATCCGATTGTGTGTGATGGTGAATCTAGACCTTGCACTGTTTCTGCGATTGATTCGTCCGATTCCGTGTCGTACACGAAGGACCTTCTTGGTCGAATCGGTGACAAGACGATTACTTCCTTGCCATCTACGATTTCGATCAACGAGTCGTCTTCGTCCATGGTGCGCGTCGGGTTGTGGCGTCTCGGGTTATGATTCTAGACCCCTTGACTCGTCAAAATTTGAAATTTCAATTTTCTGATTACAAAAAGGGTCGTGTCCCCTATCTGATGACGTCACACCATGCCTCGTCGCACGAAGGAGAGTGCTCGTCGGGTACCTAACAAACCCTACGACTTTACCCGTCCGCGTCCGTGTATAATGAGAGCATCGTCGTTTGTGGATGTGAGTGAACGAGCCCAACAAATAGTGTCGATATGCCGTGATCTTTTCGAAGACCTTGGGTCTGGGTGTGACGTGGAGCATTTAGATGAGTATGAGCGGATGAGACACAGGAACACCTGTCGGAGCGTCCGGTGTATTGAAGTGTTCGCTAATAGCATCATTAAAGACTTCTCACCCGTAGATGAAGACCTCGGGAGCATACGGACTTAGTCTATATTGTATTGGGAATTGTAGATTCACATGAATTGCCGGAATAAGAACTCGTCGTTTTACGGTATACACCATGACATGAACCCATAACATTTACAAGACCTTCTAGACGCATGCGAGTTGATCCGTTTTTTTGTTCATTGCTACGTTCGAGGTGGGTGGACCTGTGTTTCTTCTCCTTGTTCTTGTCAACACATCCACTGTAAATCCGGAACATGTACACTGGGTCGGCTGTGGGCTACGGGTGTACATTACGTTAACCACGCACGCATCGGCGCTACAATGGCTAGAAAGAAGCTCCTTTCGACCAGTAAGTATCGAGTGAGAACAAAGTCAAAAGTATGAACGAGAAATCGGAGATTGGTAACCTCCACGTGACCATGTGTCACACCCCTCCCTCCTTTTGCTCGAATGAATTCGACGAAGTCCGAAGAGTTCGACTGTGCCCAGCAGACTCCGCCGAAGACTACGCTTGTTTCGCACTGGGTCACGATAGCCCAATGTAATTTGGAGCAGTCCATGAAACCCCGACTGTGCCCAGCAGACTCCGCCGAACCCTAAACCCTAGCATACCCGACATGTTTCGCACTAGGTCACGTATTGTAGTCAAAATGATAGGCAAAAGTTCGGACATTCGGACAATACTCGGACACAAAAATCCCCAGGACGCACACAAAATTAATTTCTCACATATATTTTGAGTGAAGCTATACCCGACTAAACCCTAAACCCTCCATACTGTTTGCCCACAGAGAAGGGTTTACATGTTTTCCATACTCAAGACCCCGATACCCCCATTAGATTTGGAAGCCTAAATGAGACCAATAAAAAACCAACATTAATGTTGCTCCCGTGGCATGCCACGGGAGCGCAGCGCTAGCGCTGCGGTTTTTTATTG